GTCGCCCTTCGTGAATGGGAAAATCCTCCCAAAAATTGTGACCTTCTCTTCCTCTTCGACCTACCCCCTCCTTCCCTACAACCTCAACTACACCTCGACCTCGACCTACCCCTTGCCCTCTAAAGGGCAGGGGAACCCATGGTTCCCCCCGCACCCCCCTCCTTACCACGCTTATTGCTAATATGACAACAAAACCTAAGAAACGAGTTTTTTTAATGTATTATATAAAAACGTGCCATAAATAAATGGTTTAAAATGATCTTCATCACGAGCGTATTCGATTCCACATATTTCAGTTAGTATTTTTAATATACTTTCTTCATTCGCAGCGTTTTTCTCATCAAACAAAACTACATCTTCAGTTAGAATTATAAATCTTCCATTAATAACATAAATATGCTCTTTTTTCTTTTCAATCAATTGCATTCCGTGTAAGTTAATATATTCCAAACAGCTACAAAGGTCATTTGTTATATTTTCTAAGGCAATATAATCGATTCCGCTTTCAAAAACAGTCAATGGATTCAAATTTGGCGATTTTTTAATATCATCTAAATATGAAGTGAAATTGGAGAAACTGTGTTCTTTTAAAGTTTTTTTAATAACAAATTTTATTGTTGATCCTTCTTTGAAATTATCTAAAATCCCATCCTCTGATTTATTGTTTGTTTTTTCTTCATCTTCATCGATCATTTCAAGACCAAGAGAAAAAAAATAATTTTTATTATAAATGTTTTCTATGTTTGTAGTTTCGCGATTTAACAATGTTATATATATTCGTTTATCATCTTCTTTAATTTCAACCATATATATGGTTATCCCCATATTTTTTCTAGACCGTTTGCGGCATAACCTCCCATAAATGCCCATAGCAATTTAATTTGCGACGCACCATTATAAACAAGCCATCTTATAGCCGAACAATGCGGTGTATCTACAATTATAGGAGACAATAAGAAACCATAAACACTCGGATAAGTACAAAGTTTTACATAAAGATGTGATGCCGAATAATGAAGAGTGCTCCATAAAACACAAACAATAAATGCATTCACAAATGAAGAACGTATAATGTTATACACCCATCCCCTAACCTTTGTATAAAATCCCGGTCTTGATGGATCCATTTTGTATAGATTGATTTATAGTCAAACCATAAATCAATGAAAAAATCAATTTTATTTCCTTAAAATGCTTTTTCCCAGGACCTCATTTTTTCGAGTGAAATCGCAGGCAAATCGACATGTGCTTCCCATAAATATCTACAAAATGCCCATTTATATTTAATTTGAGAAGGATAAAGATTCGAATCATATTTTGATATAAAATCTCTTGTTTTCGAATTCAGTAATCCATGTTGGGTCATCGGTAAAACATAGGCCAATTGCACACTAGGTGAAACCGGAGAATTCTCGGAAAAATTCTCGGAAACGCCAGCGGAAACATAGGTGGTTAAATCTGAAAGAAGTGGTGGATAATGATAATCATATCGCCATTTCCAATCTGGACATTTTGCGGTATAATACTTAAAAACCCACTGTAATCCATCGACATAATTCTTACAAACACCTTTTACAGATACATCATTTTCAAATAGACATTTATAGTATCGCGATTCCCATCCCTTTTCAGAAGGACATATATAACTTTCTTCCGGGCGATAAATAACAGGGACACTTTGAGTAAGAAAATCCAATTCTGCTTCTGTGTCTATAGACCATGGTTTACGATCCCACTTTTCACGAAGAGTATATTCCTGAAGCAAATAATCGTGCTCTCTTTTTGCAAGTTCTTTGATAAACACGGAAACCCATTTCCATTGAATTTTTAGTTCCTTTCCGAATTCCGAAATAAAACTTCTATCTGGGAACTTACCAATATATAATCGATAAATTTCCAACAACATATCAATTCCATGTGTTCGAATATTCAAGCTTGGAAAATGTGGCAAAAAATCATTTCCCAAAAAGAAACACAAAAATATATAATCATATATTCGAGAACGAACATCTACACCACACCGCATTTCTTTAACAATCGAATCGGATAACTTTTTAATATCCATAAAACAACACTCATTATCAGTTTCAGTTTTTATATCCACAGAACTTTTGATGAATTCTGTGGCCTCACGAAAAACATATATGTTATCAAAATATTGACTATGAAATAGTGCCAGCATAATTAAATCCGAATCTAGTCCATAAACGCCACAATTGTCAGTGGGCAACATAGTGGGAGAAGATCTTATGTATTGAAATAGTTTATGTTCACCCTCTCCAGGTTCTTCCGATGTAGAAATAATAATTTTCGCTTGAATTGCCTCATTTTTATATATTTCAAACTTTTTGTTCAACTTCTTGGATAACTTTTTCATGAATTCGGTTCCGGGCGTTATGTTCGAAGTAGACCAGCCACTAGTTTTTCCACCAGAATTTTTATATCTGCGACTACGTTGCTGTTCCATTTTTGCCAAAGGGGCAACTCCATCAAATGCAATATAAGCCGTTTTTTTTGGCTTTATAAGAATCAAATATTCTTCTATTTTATTTAAAACCAATTCGATCAATAACTCTTCCAATTGGTAAATGTTCATATTTTCGGCATCTTCTATTCCACGAAACGCATCATATACAATGGAATTACAATCCATGAACAAATGATGTATATCTTGATTCAAAACATCTTTCAGACTACGTATAATATTAGAATAATTTTTAATAATATACGAGAAATAGCTGGGTATGCCCATTTTATTTGGATATAATATATTCTAACAATATATTTATATCATTTTCATTATCACTTGCTTAACTCTAATATAATATAGCGTTAAAATATAAGGTATATAGATTTTGAATGATAAAAAATAAACCTATAATTTCTGTATCATTGGTCAAAGATGAGTTCTCAAAATCAAACGAACACAATGATAAATTGAAAGATTTTATATTCGAAAAGTCAAAAAAGATTAACTCTATTATTCAAAATGTATTAATTTCTTTGCAAAAACACAAAAAATTAGATATATTTAGTAATAGTGATTTGAATGTATGCAATTTCAACCTAAATGAGATTCACGATAAAAACGAAGACATGATTTTATCCATTGAAATCGACGAGGAACAAGAAACATTAACAAAGTTACAGAATATATTTAATAAAATGTCGACCTTAGTATCAGGTTTTGGAACAAACGACTTGAACGATGTATTATACTTGGTTTTTGGTAAAAATTTTGATATAGCGTTTTCTCATAAATCAAACGAAACTGAACTGTATTTATCAAAATTAAATATTATTAAAAAACACGCATCGTTCATAAGTTATAAATTAGTAAGATCGAAACAAGAAATTGAAAATAACAGTATAGGATGTTGTGATAAACTGAATGAAAATACAATAATTCCGGAATTATGTAACCAATTAGAATGTTTAGAACCCAATACGTTATCCAGATCGATTGATTATTCCATAAATGGATCCAGACTTATAATTCAAAATAAAAAGGAAGAAAAAACAATAATATTATCAGCACTCTTGGATGATATAGATCCACAGCTGTTAACGAATGAACCATTCATTAAATATCAAAAAATGACATATGAAAAAATTAAAGAAACGAATGATGGATCTATCGATATAATCATATTTGACCGTTTAATAAAATCATTAACCCTAAAAGATTATTTAATATATAGCGGTAATGACATTTACAAAAAATATATATCTTTAATTAAAGATGTTGAATATGTAAAAGCGAATAATTTGGAGGTTATCATTAAAAAATTTTTGGAGATGGATACCGTCAACCAACGCAAATTTTTAATACATTTATTAATTTATAGTAAGGAAAGCGATATTCATTACATAGCCTATATTTTATATGATACATTAACACCCGTTAAATCAAATAACAACGAAATAACTATAGATTCGGATAGACAAAATATTATTTATAACTCATTACCTTGGAATATAAAACTTTATTTTAAAGATGCTATGAAATGCACAATGAATTATTCAAGTGATAGCATAAAATACGATACTGGAAAGGTATCATTGGAACAACAAATCTTGTTAATGAAGACGAGCGACATTATTAAACAAAAGGCGATGATAAAATTAAAAGAAGTTCGATGCAAACCGGAAGATCAAGGAAGTAAGGCAAAACAATACCTAGAGGGCTTATTGAAAATACCGTTTGATATTTATAAAAAAGAGCCGGTTTTACATAAAATGACAGATTTGAATACCATGTTTATAAATCTTGGAAACAGTGTGGATAACTTTTATGAAAATTTTTCGGTGAAAAAAAAATATACCTTGTTTGAGATTAAAAATAAAATAGAAGACATAAAGAGAACGGTTTCATTAAACGCGATTCAATTGTGCAATGATGCTATAAATAAAATGAAAATACCAAAAATAAAGGCATGCTTGAAAGAATTAAACATAACCGAACAGAAACCGTTCAATAAAAAAAATGCAATATTATCATTAAAAAATCATGAATCAATATTCAAAAAATTAGACTTGAAACCAGAAAAACTTGTTTTGATAGAAAAGATAGAAGAAAAAATAAAATTTCTTCAATCAGATATGAATGATATCAAAACGTCACTTGAATCATCTATATATGCACACAATTCTGCAAAAACACAAATATTCAAAATAATATCACAATGGATAAACGGTGATCAAAAAGGTTATTGTTTTGGGTTTGAAGGTGCACCCGGGATAGGAAAAACATCTCTTGCGAAAAAAGGAATTTCAAATTGTTTAAAGGATGAAAACGGAATACCGAGACCATTTGCGTTTATAGCTATAGGTGGATCTTCAAATGGTCCTACACTGGAAGGTCATAATTATACTTATGTAAATTCGACATGGGGGAAAATCGTAGACACATTAATGGATGTAAAATGTATGAATCCCATTATATATATTGATGAATTAGACAAAGTGAGTAAGACAGAACAGGGTAAAGAAATTATAGGGATTCTTATGCATTTAATTGATTCTACACAAAACGATGAATTCCAAGATAAATATTTCAACGGAATACCAATAGATCTATCCAAAGTACTATTCATTTTTTCATATAACGATCCAGATCAAATCGACCCTATTTTGCTTGATCGCATACACCGTATTAAATTTGATAATTTATCTCCAAAAGATAAGCATGTGATATGCAAAAAATTTATAATTCCCGAAATAAACGAAAAAATGGGGTTTGAAAACACGGTCGAAATAGAAGACGAAACATTAGATCGAATTATAGAAAATTACACGGTGGAAATAGGAATAAGAAAACTGAAGGAAATAATGTTTGATTTATACGGTGACATAAATATAGAATTATTATCAAATCAAACCGAATCTGACAAAACAAACGTCCCAATAGTAGTAAAAAAAGACGATTTAGGTAAAAAATATTTGAAAAAGTACATTAAAATAAATGAAAAAATGATACATATCAAACCGGAAATGGGAATAATAAACGGACTATGGGCAAATTCACAAGGAAAAGGCGGTATTATTTCAATAGAGTGTAGATTTTTTCCAACATCAACATTCTTGGAATTAAAATTAACAGGAATGCAAGGAGATGTCATGAAAGAAAGTATGAATGTGGCAAAAACTTTAGCCTGGAATCTTACACCACAATCTATTCAAAAAAAATGGATAGAATCGATGGAAGAAACACGTAGTCGAGGGATTCATGTTCACTGCCCTGAGGGAGCCGTATCGAAAGACGGGCCATCCGCGGGAGCAGCAATAACGACAGCTATATATAGTTTATTTACAGATAAGAAAATAAAAAACGATTATGCAATAACAGGAGAAATAACATTAACCGGAGATATAACAGCGATCGGAGGATTAGAATTAAAAATATTAGGTGGAATTCGTGCAGGGGTTAAAACATTTTTATATCCAGAATCCAATCAAAACGATTTCGAGGAATGTAACAAAAAGTACGGGGAAATGTTCATAGAAAAAAAAATATCGTTTATATCGATCAAACATATACAAGATGTGTTATCAATTATATATGAATAGGATAGGGGAACCCAGAATAATTATATGGTTTTTCTGAATTTATTTGTTATTACGGAAACTGGTAAGTAGGGAGAACCACGGGTTCCTCCTAGAATTATCTAATAATATTATAATAACATGGATCTTAATATTATTAATTTGATATATTTATTTTTTCGGTTATCGCCGTTCATAATTGTTAGTTATTTTGCATTACAATCCATATTTAATCAAGATTTCAAAGGGCTTATCTATTTAGTTGGTTTGTTAATGGCAAGTGTAACCACAATAATTGTTGGAAACGTACTACCAAAACAAGATGTTCCCGCTTTAAATCAAGCAAAATGCAATATGTTAACATTAGGTGCGAACGAACCATTATCCAGATTACCCTTGAGTCAAACCGTTTTTGGATACACACTTGCTTATCTATCCTATTTCATTGGTGTGAATAATTTACAATCACAAAATATTGCCACTTTTATAATATTCCCTTTGATTGTAATAGCGGACTTTATGTGGAGTACATCAAATAGCTGTGCTTCACCTGAATATCTATTAACATCATTGATAATAGGTGGACTAATTGGTGTATTATGGGCAATGATAATAGATTCAACAAAAATAGCAGATTTTACATATTTTAGCGGAATAAACAACAAAGATGTTTGTACACAACCAAGTAGAAGTATGTATAGATGTCGTCCAGTTAAAAAGAAACAATAAAATTAAGGATCAAAATAACGAGCGTGGGTTAAGATCCAGGTTTTCATTCGTTGAATCGTTCTTGTTCTATGAAACCCATTCGCGGCCATTTTTTGATTATTTGAACTCTTATCAAAATTATAATAAAAATTATTAATAATATTTGCGGTAATAGCTGTATTATATTTTTCATCTAATTGCTCTCTTGGAAAAATGGGGAGACCTTTTCGCATATTTACAGAATTGTGAAAATTAAATAACATCTCTTTCAACTGCGTCTTTGTTACAATTGCGTCAAAATTTATACCTTGTAAATACCTAGTCGCATGATTCGAACAATCCGGACAAGGCAAGTTATTGCATATCAAAAATATGATATTCAATAGTTCACTTTTTACGATGTTGAATGTTTCCTCTTTTACTTTATGTGCAAGTGTGTGAAATAAAAACCATATAGGTTCACCCCATGCCAATTTTTTAATGGGTCGATCTATAACTACATCAACTTTGCGTGTTTCGGTCTCATGATTCGAATTATACGTTTGGTTTGGTGGATGAGCTATCATTTGAATAGGTGCAATAGTTTTATTGTTTGATGTACCTTTGAATGTTGTATTAAAATTCATTCGAATCATGTTATAGTTAGTATACTATAATAAAAGAATTCTTTTTATCAAACACATTTAAAAATATTTTATAAATGTATACATATGGAAAACAAAGAACAATTAGTGAAAACAATTAAAGAATGGGTTAAAATCGATAACGAAATAAGAGTTTTACAACAACAACAGTTAATAAGAAAAAAAGAAAAAAAAGCTATTTCGGATTCACTCATTGATGTAATGAAGAAAAACGAAATCGATTGTTTTGATATCAATGACGGTCAAATCATATATAACAAAAAAAACGTTAAAAAACCTATCACAAAAAAAATGTTACTAAATGTTTTATCAAATTTTTTCGACAACGACACTGCGAAAGCAACTGAGTTAAATAATTACATTTTAGAAAATAGGGAAGATATTGTTAGAGAAAACATTGTTCGAAAGGTAAACAAATAAACATTACACCAACCCAAATTCAGGTATAGAATAACCAGTTTCAGTTTTCGCATATTTAGCAACGATTTTAGGATTTTCCTTACCTTCCATAATGTCTTCTGTCTTGTATACATTATTGAAATGATCGATGTAATAAACGATCCCCTTGATTTCTTCAGCGAATACTTCCATCTTATGTAAATTGACCTGCTCTGAATTTGGAACAATCACTCCATGAGGTGTTCCCTTAGAATGCGTTCCACAAAATTCACATTCATCTTTTCTACGCCTCGTACACTGCTCTCCATTTGCCCGCTTTGCATTACATCTATTTGAATTCGGAATACAGTTTTTTACCCTCTTTCTCTTTGATAGATCATCTTTTTGAAAAGACAAACGTTCATAATCATATACAAACCCGACAAGATCAGCAGTCTTTGTCTTATCGTCAAAATTCAATTCAATTACATGGTTACGAATTTCATCCTTGAACGTCTTAATATATTCTTCGATCTTGGAATTCAATCGTTTCTCCATGTTTCATTATTATATGAATTACTACAATCCATTTGGATCAATTTTATTATTTATCCATTCTATTGGAATAATTTTTTTTCCTCCATCGTAAGGAACTGCATAATGATTTTCCAACATCCAACCATTTAACCAAATATTATTATAGTAAACATCGGCGAGAAGTCTTCCGTATTTTTCAATCGTAACATTTTTTAGAATTACCAATTTTCCCAATACGATAGAAGACAAAGCATCTCTTGCTTGAACTGCATGCAATTTTTCAATTTCATTCTTCGATTTCATTTCTGCACAATCGATTCCGAGAAGACGAACTGAAAATCTATAAATAGTTTCATCCGAAGAGTTATGAAGCCGGCTTGCAATAGTGATAGTATCACCGTCATATACTTTTATAACTTTTCCACAAATGACGTCGGGAATATAAGGTTTACACTCTTTCCATGAAACGTTTTGTAAATGTTTATATTCACCAACAAAATTATCAAAATCAAAGGTTATATTATGATGAATAGGAATATCTTCTTTTTGCAAAACAGGTGAAAAATGTTGTCTTGGTGTTAAATGAATCCAATGCAAACAACAAGAACAAATTTTATTAACAAATTTTCTTAGTGACATGCTTTATAAATATAAAAAAATGGTTTTATATTTATTTCTTTAATTTTATTGTTACCTATTACTTGAACATATCATAAATACGTCTGAAAAGATCTTGTGCAGCAATAGCTGCCTCCCTCAAATAAAGTTTCACCGAATTTTTATCTGAACTTTTTTCGAATGCAATACGCAACGTGCTATCTGCATTATGGGGGTGGAATTTCTTGAACCCACAGAAGGATAGTGTCTTATCCCCCTGATAATGCTTTTCATAAATGATATATTCAAGAACCTTACCGATGGTATAATCTTCATTTTCCAGGATAACATCGAAACAATAATCCATTGTGGTTTCACTATTGAAAATGGGCATGATATCCGAATCAATAGCCTGGATCATATCAATAAATTTGTTTTGTAAAACAGCACATCCTTTTTTCACCAGATCTTTGTTTTCATAAACTCCTACTGTTTGTAATACATAATCAAAACTATCAGGAACAAAATGCCGCTGTGCATCGAGTAAATAGAAGTTTCTTTTTTGAAATTCTATATCACTCTGTGCGGATCCCTCCGACTTCAGTTTCGACTCTTGTGTTTCCCATGCTTCCATGATCTTTGTCTGATCAGGAGTGTTTCCATAAGAACATTTGGACACTACATTGTACATACTATTTATCTTCGCTGCACTCACACTAAAATTAGCGGTTAAAGCGAGTTCTTCCCCTGGAATGGAATCACTAATCGCAGGACGCAACCTCGCAAAATCAATGAATGAATTGGTAAGTGTATTGGGAGGGAATATTTTACGAGTCTCATCTTTTGTCAAATAATTTCCATTCTCCTTATTCTTTATGCGAAAATGCTCGGTTGTCACATACATGATATTCTCAGTATCATTCTTTACATTGAGTTCCAATATATACTTATTTGGAAAGTCGATCAAATCCGAAGTATGAATGGGAATACAACTCAGACGATGCTTCAAAATTTCGTTATGTAGACGCCCCGTGTTTTTTGTGATTGTGCACTGGTTTGTTTCATGCGTTTCAGTATGAATAACGACACATGGAATATCAGAAAGAATGGTGCGTCTGAGTGCGTTTGCGAAAGAAAGATTTATCCCGGAAAGAGTAAACCCGAGAAGATCTCCATCTTCCGATACCTGAGAAATTGCGGGATTCATAGTTATAGTAAATATATATTACACATTGTATTTTTATACGTTTAAATCAATTTTATGTTAAAAGAAAAGAACAGGTAAATAAAACATCCATTAATAACCCAGAAACACTAAATACAAATAGAACGTATTCCAGGGTTGATTTTTCAGGCAAACTATAAAAATAGTATGTCAATAATAAAAAAAACGGAATAGCAAACAAGTCGCCGATATGGCTAAGATTGTTTATTATCTTATTCATAATAAACAATAATTAGAAATTACATTAAGCATAGGGGGAACCACAGGTTCCCCCTATGACCCCCTCCCGTACTTCGATTATTTTAATTCTTTAACATTTTACCTCAAGTGGTTCTGTAATGAAAAATTGCATGTATTTTTCCTGGGTTCCCGGTGGATAATTCTGATTAAGAATTAATGACCGCCACCGCATCCACACCCACCTTCGGGTTTTACAGTGCGGTTAAACATTGATCTATTTGCAATGGAAATGGGCCTAGTAGACTGTGCCTGAACCGGCTGCTGAGGAGGTGGTGGTGGGGGCACAAAAGGCTGTAATGGAACACCGCGGTTCGAATAAACTAAATTCATTTTGAACATGTATATATCTTGCAAAGAAATTAGGGGGAACTGCCGGTTCCCCCTATGACCCCCTCCCGCCCTTCATTATAACAGTTTCTTACCAGTTTCCGTAATAACAAATAAATTCAAAAAACCCCACATAATTATTATGAGTTCCCGGTGGATACTTCTGAAAGAAACAAGGGAGGGGTCTTGGGGTGTAAGCTTCGCGGAAAGCCGACGGTTCACCTAATTGGAGACAAAAAGAAGTGAAACCAAAATAAACATTAAGATAAACGGAAGAAGAACCAAGAACCAAGATATACCAGGTGCACCAGCACGGCATATTAAATTAAGAACCCAGGTCCAGAATAAAATATAAACCGCCTTGATCAAGAAAATCAAAATGGTACTGGAAACGGTGCAAGTGTAAGATCCTATGCAATATTTATCGACATTACCAATATTTTGGTAAAACATGATAACCATAGCCACAACAGATATTACTAAATAAAGATAAGCGGGCGTGCATAAATTGCGTAATCCGGCAATCGCCATGCTATAGTGTATATTTAGAAAATATACTAAACTAACGCGGAATCAGGCATTCTATTATAGGACAATGTAGGTCCAGTTTCTTGAGGATTGCCTATTATTTTATCAAGCGTGTTTTGAGTTCCCGAACTGGTATTTAATGACTGAACCGCATTATCCTGAAAAGACGCACCAGTTAATAAATCATAATTAAAAATAGAACCTCCTTTTTTTTTCATTTCCATTTTCATTTTCTTTAAGAATTTTTTCGACAATCTTCGCTTTTTTCCACCTACCCAGTTACGTCCGGAAATTTGAGTGGAAGGATCTATTGGATCTCCGGCCAAACCAATATTTTCGTTATAAGGTATAACATTATCAACAGTTGGAAAGTTGGTTCCTCCTTTTAAAACGCGTCGATTCGAACGCTTTGATCTACGTTTGTTTTTTATTCTTAATGTTTTCTTAATCGATTTTTTAGCCATCTATATAGTTACTTGATAAATTATTCAATATCAATATGAGTCAACATATGCCGACGACAACAAACATTAACAAGTTTTAATTGGTCTAAAACTTCTCCTTCGGGCGTTTTATCCATAGTATCTTTGGTCAAATAAATCACTTTTTCTACCTGAAGACCCTTCTGGATCTTCTTCTTTCGAACTTCGTCTTGAAAGAATCTATATTTGTCAGCTAAAACACATCCACATGTGAAACATTTTATGGGAATAATCATTCTATTATAGTTTACCTATATTGTTTCTATGCCATTTTGAATCAATTTTTTTATCCAAATAATATAAATGGAAGTATATAAAATAGTAGTTATCATATTTGGATCTTGGATTTTGATCTGCTCAATAATGAATAAATATCGATTACCTAATTTTTTCTGTTTAGATAAACTCTTTGGATCATTCGTGTCTAATCTAATAAAACTAGGGGTTGTAATTTCAATCGTCTATTTATTAGGTCTCGAAATATGGAGACGCTATATACATAAAAAAGAGGGATTGACACCAGGTGAATCAAACTCTCTTTTACTGAATAACCAACCGGGACAGAATAAAGAACCGGGACAGAATAAAGAACCGGGACAGAATAAAGAACCGGGACAGAATAAAGAATCGGAACCGATTAAGAAACTGGCACCAAGTAGGAAACCGGGACCAAATACGCAACCTGGACCAAATAAACAAAATGAAAATCCTATGGAAAAATTATATCCGGACGTAATTGATATTCCGAAAGATGGAAAAATACCCGATGGATATTACAAAATATCAATAAAAAATCAACCGGGACTACTAAAAATGAGACCTATACCCGATGGTTGTAAACTTAAGATTGATGCTTCAGAATTAATAAAAGGATCAAACGTGGATCCAAAAACGGGAGGAATCGTTCCAATAGCTCCAACAGGAAAGTATTCAGAAGATGAACTAAAGTGTGTAAACGTTATTGATATCTATAAAGAAAAAGGCGAATTCAAACAAAATTCTTTAACATATGACGCTGCCAATATGGACGATTATAAAAATATTAATCCTGAACTTAGAGGTGACAAAAAAGAAGCACAACAGGTAAATTTTGATGTTTCTTTAAATTTGATAGATCCTTATCCCGTTTATTATGAACCCGGTAGTTTTCCTTTTGCATCAACCGGATTTAAACCAACTTATGAAGATAGTATATATTTAAGTAAAACTACAAACTTGTCACAGGCTGCTCCAATAACGAGAGCACCTTATTTGCAGGGAGGATTTTGTACACAGTATGCAAATGATGATCAGACGAGAAATACAAAATGTAACGCTTTGACTGCGGATACCTGTGCATCTACGGAATGTTGTGTTTTGGTGGGTGGTACAAAATGCGTTGCCGGAAATGCTGGCGGACCCACAATTAAATCCGTATTCAGTGATATAACTATACCCAATAGAGATTATTGGTATTATCAGGGAAAGTGTATGGGAAACTGTCCTTAGCAGGGAAACCACGGTTTAAGGGAACCAAGGTTCCCTTAAGATCCCTCCTATTCATTTAAGACTAAAAGGAAGGGGTTTAAGGGGAAACCTTGGTTTCCCCTTAAAAAATTGAACCGCTTTTTGTTCTTTGTATAATTTCAAACAACAATCAAAATGATTACCAAAATCATCAATTTTCCAAATATTGGTGGTCTAAATGTCGAGTATTTCATCGGGAAATCAGCGAAAGAAAACTTTGAAATCATCGACGCAGCAGAACCACATCATATCTGGTTCCACATAGCTGGACAACCTTCCGGTCACGTGATCGCAGCGATACCCGAATTGTTGGATCGAAAAGATCGCGTCTACGTGATAAAACAAGGTGCTGTCCTATGTAAACAACATTCCAGGTTCGTTTCTATGAAGAACGTGCAAATAGTTTACGCTTTTGTAAAAGATTTACAAAAAGGAGATCGACTGGGAAGTGTTATCGTTCAAAACGAGAAAACGGTTACAATATAAATTAGGGGGAACCCCCGGTCTTCAGAATCAGCGAAGCTGATTCCAGCCCCTATGACCCCCTCCCGCCCTTCGGGTAGTTTAGTTCTTTACCAGTTTCGGTAATAACAAATAAATTCAGAAAAATCCACATAATTATTCTGGGTTCCCGGTGGATAATGCTGATATAAATAGGTTTAACGATTGAAAAAACATAAAAGTATTTTTTTTATATTTAAAAATGAGGTTTTGTTTTTTCTGCACTGATACAAGAATTCCTAGCGAAATCGTATTAAACGATTCTATAACAGATATTTCCGAAGAAATAGAAGGAAGTAAGATAGAAGATATTTATAAGGATGACGAAGGGATCGAAACCGATTATGAAAAACATATTTTAACATTGAATCCAAATGACTTTTATGAGAATACAGAAAAACTTACTCTAGTATTTATAACAACCGTTGGATATTCAATCATACTAGCGGTTATTTATAATTTATTCAAAATGTAATAGTATAATTTATAAAAAAAAATAAAATGATATAGGGGTTCCTCCTAAGTTTACTAAACAGTCAAATTCACATACCCCTTCGTGGATTTCTTACGAATAATTTTCTTTTCAGAATTATTAGATGCATGAATATTATCATGACACTTCGAACATACCGTCATCAAATTCGCAGCATGATCTTTATGAAACGTACCAATAAATCCATTTACATCCGCATTTTTCTGTGGATCTAAGTGATGTATTTCTTCACCCAGTTTTTCATTACATAATTCACAGATCCCACGAATCTTATCTTTATTATAAGGTGAAGAAGCGAAAGAAAGTTCCGACTTAGAAAAATACTTTTGTCTGATCTGATATGCATTTTCCAAGAATGCATCATCCAAATGTAGTGATTTACATACCTCTAGACCATACATTCTATTTCCAGGACCATCACATAACCTTCTATCATAAATTAACGCATCCATTTGGCGATCATAAATTACAGACATATGTTTCAAAACTAAGCGATCCAGCTCCTTGATTTCATCATATCCTATAATTTCGTGAAAATGCGTGGCAAATAAGAAGCTGGTTTTCTCTCGATGTAAATGTTGTAAACCGGACACAAAGATACTAAGTGCGGATTCTGTTTCCGTACCAGAACAGAGTTCATCTCCAAGAACTAGACTATTCTGATCGGCCATCTTCAAAATAATACGCAATTCCGACATTTCCACCGCAAAAGTCGAAAGTCCCTTAAACAAATTATCGTTTCCAAGAATACGTGAAAAAATTGCAGTATAGGGTTTGTATACGTATTTAGAACAAGGAACATATAATCCGGCTTGTGCCATGATCACAGAAATGCCTAGAGCTCGAATTAGACTCGTTTTTCCGACCGCATTCGTACCATAGACCAACATTCCATCTTGACCGTCGCAGCCAATATGAATATCATTTGGAACATAGATCTCATTCTGTTGGATATGTTCAATAAGGCAGTGACGAAGTTGTTCGGTCTTAATAAAAGCTTTTTCCGATGATTGGTCTATCACTGGTCTACAGTAATTAAACTCTCTAGCAATGAAAGCTTTACATTGAAGCACATCGAGTTTTGCAATAGTCTGCGATAGAGATTCTATGGTTTGATACCAATCCGACTCAACTCTTTCCAAAATTTCATAATACGTATTGACTAACGCCCTTATGAGACCATCTTTCTGATATAAAATGTCTTGACATGTCTTCTTTAGGAAAGGAAACTCGATTTCATCCGCGGATCCTGATGCGGAAACCAACTTTACATCCTTCGTTTCAATTACAATGGGTGTTCCCGAGATTTTAATGGATTCGCGTTTTGCCAATATGGATTTTAGTACCAGTCCGCGTTTTTTCGTAATTTGAAGGGTTGAACCCGATTTTTCCGTCTCATGAATCTTTACATATTCCGTAGTATCGATATTCTTGGACTCACCTTGAATCAATGTATTGAAATATTGATGAATTTTATTAAAGTTCGATGTGTTTTCTTTATATGACTGATACAGCTGATCCAATACTGTGTTTACTCCTGGTTTTATGAAAGTGTCTTCTATATTTGAAAAAGACGATATATTAGAACACCGATCCATATAAAATTGGCTATCTAGAAACATCAAAAACTCCTGAATTCGAGGAATGTTCATGTCTTTTGTTACATATTTTAAAATCTCGGATAAATCTTGGAAACATATTAGAATTTGTTGTGAAAGATTCACGGATTCATAGAGTTGAAAAATGGTAGAAGGATATATCTTTTTCACGATAATCTGGCGACAAATCTTATCCAAGTCACGGATCTTAGTTAAACTCTTTCGGCAGTTTGGAACCATATCATATTGATCCAGCATAACTGCGGTCATTTTGTATTCTTGATTTAACCATTCAATATCAGTTGTTGGACAAACAATTTGCTGGTGAAAGAGACGGCGGCCCATAGGTGTGGAAGATTTATTCAAAAACGCGGAAACAGACCCTCTTTTCCCAGATGTCGGACTATCCGATAAAATATTGAGCTGTTTCAACGTATGATTCGCCAAAATCATTTGATTCGAGACATGAAAATCGGGAACACCAATCTTTTTCACCAAATTCGGATTATGATCTTGGATAAAGTCAAGTAAATAACAAAAGGATTGTGTCGCAATAGAATACGTTGAGAACTCAGAATACGTTTGTAAAGATTCCTTTCCAAAAAAGGTATCGAGAATATGTTGTGTATATTGTTGCCTTTCACATTTTTTCACCTTTTCGGAAGTTTCCGAATTTACAATATGAAATACAGTTGAACTTAGCCCAGAGAATTGGATAATAGACTCGATTTCCGAGGAAGAAAAAGACGAAATGAGAATCACTTCACTGGGGGAATAAATGGAAACACATCTTTCTAACTCATCAAATGTCGTGGGAACGATTTCATATGGACTTTGGAATTCTGTGATTGCCGATTTTCCGGTGAAAATATTCGCTACGGATAAGCCACAGATCAAAACGTCTTTGGATCCTATCCGTGTTCTCGGTTTAAATCGTTCGAGCCAAATACACATGATATTATTGGACATTTGCGGTAAGCATTCGGTATCATAAGAAATATAAGTCCCGGGGGAATGAACCGCGTCCAAAACCCGCGTAATATTTTTTCCCGATTTATCTTGGACATAAACAACCGCAGTGAAACCATAATCCATAATCTTTTGCAAATATTTATCGAGACTATAATCACGGAACCCGGCCATTATCACTTGTCTCGATTCATATACAATCTTTTTTTCAGATGCATTCAAATTACACATTTGGGTGAATTCTTCGATTCTGCTTTCTTGTATCAAGCCCGTTAACGGACATTTGAATCCATAGACTTCAAAAAACGCACCTACCTGCATAAGTAAAATCGTATTTTCACCATATTGTTTTTGATATGTTTTGGTAAGATCGATATAATCTTTATAAATAGATGTAGATTCGGCCATATAGATATAAATTCTATGAAAAAAAGTTTATATCTATTTAAAAATGAATTGTCTAACGCTTCTTGGTCTTACCATTCTTTTTATTTCTCCGTTTGGATTTGCGTGAACGTTTTTTCATCCCTCCTGATTTAGGAGGAGGAGGGTTACGATAATTCCCTTCGACAACTCCTATAAAGAAAGAAACAAAATCTTCAAAGGTATGCGTTTTTTTTATACTCTCAATTCTATCAAAAATTCCCATCCATTCGTCACTTGTTATTAGTGAATCATCTGATAGTTTTTTGTCGCCATGATAATACATAAAAATGAATTGAAACAAATGACCATCTTCATTGTTAAAATCTAACTCTTTGTTTACAGTGTATATCTCTATCCAATGTCCTATTACAGTCGAAAGTTTTTTATAATATTTAAACGTAATCCCAGTTTTACATGGTTTTAACTTTGTATAATAAGAATTAATCGTCGAGCAAATGTCACCATATATTGAAGTCCAAAACTTTTTAGTAATCACCGTATCGTTATTAGCATAAGGTCTCGCTGAATATTGTCCATTATTTTTATGAATGCGTCTTATAGAATCAAACTTTTCCAAGTTTTTAGTGTCTCCGATATTATCTCTTTCAACATAATAAGAAAAAACACACTGCAAATCTTTTTTTATAAGGTTTTTTTCTTCATTATTAAGAGGAATTGTTTCTACTTCATCGGTGCCGTTTTGTTTTTCACCTGAATGTTTTTCTTTGCCTTGTTCAATTAAAGGTTTCACTGTGTTATCATAAATTACTTGACTAGCAGCACTCACACCCTTAGTGGTAGCACTCACTCCATTAGCAATTGGTGTTGCAATACTGCTCCACATTCCATTTATTACCGAACTCATTTACTAAAATAAACGTAGAAAAAAATGAATAGAAATGTGAACTATACAAATAACTCACTCTAGTCATGAAACCAAGGAATTCCTGACAAATGCAATAGTATTTGCGATTCTAATGTCATGGCAGGTGAGAAGTCATTTCCACAATACATCTCGTTCGGATTTATTATATCCTCGTATTTTGAAACATCATTTTCTTTAAACGATACAATCGACCATAAAAGTGGTCGGAATGGAAAATCATTCGGAATTTCAATCAAATAGTTCAATTCTCGCTTTACGTAAAGATAAGAGTAGATTACATTATTCATATCTCTCGGCAAATTATCGATATAGGTTTGAAGAGGATTCAACTCGCGTTTCTTTTGTGTTATAGTCAGCTTGAAAACATTTGCTAAAGTTGGATCTCTCATCAAAGAGATTTTTCGGATATGATTTTCAGTATCTTTGTATCCATAATATTCATTCATTTTATTGAAATCACATCCACTACGTTTCAAGTAAGCGAGATGTCGATTCAAAGTTCTACGCGATCCGTTGTTCATAATGATTTTTTGAATCGATACGTTCTGGACAATTCAATCAATTTTGTTTCTTCCTAACAAAATTGATACTTTCTTCTGACCAGTTCAAACTAATAAAACCAAATCGTCAAAATGGCTACAACTAAGGAAAACGAGACCTACCAGATTGGTAATATCAAGTATCATGCTAAATTCCCGAAAGGCTGGGCCGAAAATCACCTGGAGGAAACTGGTCCAGAAGAATGTGAAAATTGTGCTTACTACGGTAGTCTATCCGGAGTGTTCATCGGATACTGTGGGAAATGTGCGGACCAGGTTTATGGAGGAACAAGAGGACGTGGACTTTGGGAAGGAGGAATCGAGTGTAACAGTCACTGGGAAAGCATATACGATACCTATTTATTCGGATACATACTAAATATTGATGCGACACGACTGGTGCCCATTAACGACCCGAACGCAATGACCGAAGAACAACTTGATGCCTACATCAAGAAAATAAACGAGGAAGACGATATGTATCAAACCTCAATTGACGATACGGATTTATCGGTAATGAATTGCCACTTCGAGGGAGGATATAATGACATGTAAAATTAATACATAGTAAAAACTATGTAAATTTGTCCTTTGTTTTTTATGCAGAATCTATAACTTCCTTTTCAACTAAATCCATATCAAAATATTTCCGTATCAAATCATTTTCTTTATCATAATTCAAATATTTCACATGATTATCGGTTCCTCTTTCCAAGAATTGTTGTTCATATGTGGAAACCCGTTTTATAATAAATAAACAGCGATCTAAAAAATAATGGTGATCTTCTTGGTCGTCACAGCACATTATATAGACCAACCATTCTTTGCATCCATATTTGTTTTTCATAGTCAATAAACGCAATATTTCATCTTGAACATTGATTCCATGTAAAATTTGGGTTATATAAAACAAAACGCATTCTTGCCACCAATTATCCACTATTTTCAAAAATCGATCGCATCGCTTTTGCATACCATTTCGAACATGAGCATCTTTTAAATTATGATGATGATGAATACAAATCCTAGGCCAAAAATAAATATTATCATGAGGGGCATGATTTTCATCGAAAACCCGCGTGTATGTTTGATTGATTCGCAAAGTGGTCCAAGAAAAGTCATCGTTCATGTATTTTAGTTCTTTTTTCAAAAGTGCTGAATATTCTTCATCGGGCACATTCGTGTTTTTTTTATAGATCAATTGCACACTCTTATTTTGATTATCCATTAAAACGATATCATTACAAAAATCGGAAAAACGTTTTTGAATTATTTGTAAAGCGGACTCAAAATCAACATACATATAGTCAAAAGGAGAACTATATTTCCTTAAATCATATTTTATAGAGAAATCGGTGGAATTACATCGATGTCCGATCGAAAAAAAGTATCGGATTTTGATGGGGGTCATAGAATAATTTTTATGAATAAGAAGGTTTTATGTTTTTTCTGATTAAAAATTGATATTATAAACCAATATTTATGTTAATGATAAATAAAAAAATGTCAGACTTGGGCAAATTAGTGTTATTTGCCATATTTATTGGCATAATAATCACAGCATTGTTTTCCATTCTTTATTGTGGTTATGTGTTTCTGTGTAGAATGAAACGACCGAAACCTTTGGCGAACACCGAAAATCAGGTTTGAATAAAATTGATTTTCGATAAAAACCAATTTAAAAAAAATAAAAACTAATCATTAATAAAATGAGGGCTTCTAGATCGGAGCCCATAATGAAGGCATCGAGATATAATATTGGAAATGGTTATGGTCAATATTGTATTTTAGATGACCCACATAGTAAACCAAAAGTTTCTCCTCGGTCTATCGATAATATAAAGGTAAACATTGTTACTCCCAATTCATCCGACGGTGAATTATCAGAACCAGAATCTCCGAAAAACGATAAAAAAAACAATGATACTACAAGTCGGAACAAAATATTCATTGCGGGAGTTTATTTAACAACAGCGGCCGTTATAGCATTCGAATACTGGTATTGCTTTAAGTGGTGAATAATTCCAATAACGCTTTATCCACATTTTTTCCCACATATTTTGAGTTATAGCAATATTCATAATCAAGTCCGGACCTACAACTATCAGACAAACATCCTGCTCTTCCGCATCCTTGACAGTAAACCGTCTTATGTTCTTGACTGAGATAGTATCTATACTTTCCCTTTTGTGTTGTCATTCTAGACAAATAAATACCCTTTTCATTTTTGATAACTTGATCACCAAGAAAAGCAACTTGATATCTTGAGTTGTACGCGGCGTTTCCACTATATTTACAATAGTAACCATATGTTATTTGTGAAGAATCGGGAATTGTAAACCCAAATGTTTCCTCCGCCATAAAAGGGGGACCTAGAGATTGTGTCATTTTAATATAAAGTTGGTTCAAGTTGAAAAAAACGGAAAAAGCAGATCAATTTTAATCCCTATAATTTCCAACCCGCAACAGGAAGTGTTTTCCCGTGGGACCACAAGTGCCCGTCAATCTTTGTTGAACCGCATTGTCATACGTAATTTCTTTTGTTTTATTATCACTTATAAACCCAAACTTTTTACAATGACCCACTTCATTACTACCTATGTCTTTTGGTAAAAAATATAGACACTTTTCACACTTGGGAATTGCACGAAAAACGGTTTGAAATTTCGACATAGAAAAGGGTTTGAACATCAAGGTAGATGTGGCAAATGTAAATAATATCTCCCACATATTCATTACTCTATATAATGAGTAATATTTATATTTGTTTAAGGTTTGACATCATTCAAAAAGTTATATAGTAAGTTATCCGGGTTATGATTTTGAATCTCACCACAAATTAAAACGGCACTCTCATACATTTTTCTCAAGACGTCATTCGGTGCATCGGACCCGACACGAATAAACCCTTTTTTTGTAAGATATCGTCGAACTTCATCGATCGGGGTCTGTTTTAAAAGATGAGTTTTCGTACTTATTTGATTTCTTATCGTTTTATTCGATATTAACACAGAAATTTGCGGCCTCGTCTTGGACTTTCCAACTTTAAATGTACGTCGAACGGTTCTCTTTTGTTTCGGGTACCGCATTTTTTTAGGTTTCTCTCGCATATTTTCCAGAGTCTGTCGAATCTCACTCTTTTTATAAACATCCCGGTTGAAATCCTCTGGTTTTTTTTCGGAAAAACTAGTAACTTGTGCCGATGACTGATGTGTATCTGCATATCGTTTCTGAGTCTGATTATGATAGGATCGATATGTGGGTAATGCACCACCTTTCAAACAACCATATTTCGGAACAGCATTCACATTCGGTGAAGACAATTGACTTGGAAAAACCGGAACTACCGGACTAGAAACAAAAGTGTTAATAATATTTGGACCCGCTGCGTCTAAATTGAAATTGACATTTGATTTCGGTGATGAATAATTTTTGAGTGTACCGTTTTTATTTTGCGTATTCCCCTTTTCTTTTTCTTCTGACAATGACATCAAATAATTGAGCGATTCATTAAAATCACTGTTGAAATCGGTTGACACAGGTTCTACCGATTTCGTAGACTTATCTGTCTCTAACAACTGTTTCAAATTTTTCTCTTGTTGATCGCGGATGAATTTTAAAACATGGTTTTTTCTTATTGATCTACGCTTTTCTTTTGGTGTTTTTACTCGTATATCATTTGTTGTTTCCGGTTTCTTTTTCCTCGATCCACGGTTCGATGTATTTTTGAATAGCTCTGGATTGATGGTGATTGTTTTATTCATTGTTTTATAAAATATAGATTATAGTAAACATATAAAATCTATATCAAAGACAAACCTACGTATAAAGTCCATACGGTATATTTGGTTTATCTTTTTTATTTTTCGTATTTGATAAAAACGCTTCGTATCCCGCATTCAAATCATCTAAATTTATTTTTTTGCGAAGATCTACTGGTTTTCCATAGATTCTGCGACCATGTGCAATTTTCGTATATGAAAATAACAATTCCATATCTCTTCCAAAATGTTTAAATGCGTCTTTTTTCGATTCAAACCATATATCAAGTGTTTCATCATACTGGATAAAATCCCACTCGTTATCTTTTACCTTTTTCAAAAATATTTTCATAAGTTCATTTGAAGTATAATCATCCAATTTAAATCTCCATATGAATCTCGACTCTAGTCCTTTATTCGCCTTGAAAAAAGTTTCGTTCAATTCTTCTTCATAGCCCGCAATAACAATCATTAAATCTTCTTTATGTTCACTCATGGATTCACATAAAGTATCCAAGCATTCCTTCGAATATGAATCCTCACGATCGGAACTTGCCAAAGAATAAGCTTCATCGATGAATAAACATCCACCCAAACATTCGGTGATCACCTTTTTCGTTTTTATAGCGGTTTGTCCTAAATAACCGGCAATAAGATCACTACGTGTTACCTTTTTGAAAACATTATTTTTAAGTATTCCAAGTTTCGAATACATTTTACCCAAAATAGTGGCTATTTCGGTTTTTCCCGTCCCCGGTGGACCAGACAAAATCATATTCTTGAAATCGGGATCTTTACCGGAATGAAGATTTTGAATGAAATATAATAGTTGGTTTAAGATAGCATCCTTAAATTTCTTGATTCCGATCATAGAATTCAACTGTAATAGCTCCTCTTTAATATTCACCAATGCTTTCAAATCTATATTATATTCAGTATCTTCGCGATATTCATTGGAATTTATGATATTCAAAATATCTTGGAATGTATTCACCGAGCATTCAATATCCTCTTTTCTTATTTTTTGAACGATCTTTTTTTCTTCAGGAGTCATATTAATCACCTCATGTTTTTGCTTCCAATATTCATAATAATCTGGTCTTGGAACTAATGGAATAATAAAAGGATCAGAGTCGAAAAAACTAGGTTCAAACAAGTTATAAAACACGGATCGTTGATTCGAAAAGGGAAATTCACCCATATATTTTTTTTTATGGTAATCATTTTTCACAAAATATGTATGGCTGTTATTAAGAATACGTAAGGCATCGGACTTTTCAAAATCTCTCTTTGGTTTATATTCATCGAGATATTGAATGAATTTGTTATATTTGGAACAACTCATTTCATAGGTTATAGACACTATGTTTATATAACTTTTGAAACGACATAAAAAATTGATTCGAACTATATGTTAAGTTGTTACTGGATAAACGAATGGATTACAATACGGCAAAGATGATGTTTGACGGTCAGATTGCATCTGGTTCATCTATTCAGATATCAGACGTATTTGAAAAAAAGAATCCAGAACTTATGAAAACCATTAAAATAAAGAAGCCAAAGAAGATGGGTTTCGAGGAATCTCTCGTAGATGATCATGTACAAACTCTGAAAGAAATGATACGTATGGAAACTGATAAAGAGGGAGTCGTAAAAGACGATGCGGGTGTTCTTTCCCATCTAGGATCATATACCGAAGAACCGTATGAGATCATAGAATCGTATTTCCGTGGTCAGCACCTCGAACGTTTGGTTCGGCACCAAATTGAATCTTATAATCATTTCATTAACTATCAGATCCAGAGGACGATTCAAATGTTCAATCCGGTAACCATAAGATCGGAACATGATTATATCGAAGAGCATGGTCAATACTTCTTGGAAATTCAGGTATCATTCGAGAATTTCAAGTTGTATCCCCCACAGATTCATGAGAATAATGGTGCAACTAAAATGATGTTTCCACAGGAGGCAAAATTGCGTAATTTCACCTATGCGTCTACGATGACCGTAGATGTGAATATTAAATACATTGTTCGGAATACCGAGTCCATGGATAATCCGAAGATTATTCAACGGGTTCTTCCCAAGATAAATATTGGAAAAATGCCCATCATGATCAAGTCATCCATTTGTGTTCTTAGTCAAAACAAAAACATTCATCCCAAGTTGACCGGAGAATGCAATATGGACTGCGGTGGTTATTTCATTATTAAGGGTTCAGAGAAAACCGTTCTAGGTCAGGAGAGGGCAGCTGAAAACCGTATTTATTGTTTCGATGGAAAGAATACAGCAAAGTGGAACTGGTTTGCCGAGATAAAGTCCGTTCCTGACTACAAGTGTATTTCACCCAAGCAGATTGAAATGATGATTTCGAGTAAGAATAATGGATTTGGTCACGGACTCTATATCAACATCCCGAGAATTAAGCAGCCGATCGAACTCTTCGTCTTATTTCGTGCTCTAGGTGTTCCTTCGGATAAGAAGATCTGTCAATACATACTTTTAGATATTGCGGATGAGAAGCAGGCCGAGATTCTAGATTGTCTACAGGCATCGGTGATCGATGCCAATAAATATCCCACAAAGGAAGATGCATTGAAACATATCACAGCTTACGCGGCATATACTCCAATTAATATGGATAAGGAGAAGGGGTATCTGAAAAAGCAGGAATTCACACGAGATGTCCTCAATTCGGACCTTTTCCCACATTGTTCCACTCTCGAGCAAAAACTCTATTTACTCGGATATATGGCAAAGAAACTAATTCAAACAAGTTTGGGCTGGATTCCTACCGATGATCGTGATTCTTACCTGAATAAGAGAATCGAACTCACTGGAACACTCTTGAATAACTTGTTCCGAAACTATTTCAATAAGTTGGTCAAGGAGATGCAAAAGCAAGTGGTTCGTGAAATTAATAACGGATCTTGGCGTTCCACCGAGGACTATGAAAACATTATCAATATGACCAATATTTATAAGATCATGAAATCCACTACAATTGAGAACGGTATCAATCGAGCCTTATCTACCGGTGATTTCAGTATCAAACAGTCAAATAGTAGTAAGGTGGGTGTGGCTCAGGTTCTTAATCGACTTACTTATATTGCTAGTTTGAGTCATTTACGTAGGATAAATACTCCTCTGGAGAAGAGTGGTGAGCTTATTGCTCCCAGAAAGCTACATAATACGACTTGGGGATTTCTATGCCCAGCGGAAACACCAGAGGGTCAATCGATTGGTGTTGTGAAAAACATTAGCTATATGGGTCATATTACGATTCCAACAAACAGTGCTTCTCTTTACGAATATATTGGTCCATCAATTCTAAAGGTAGATGATACAACTCCCGAAGCCCTACATGGAAAGACGAAGGTATTTATTAACGGATGTTGGGTCGGCGTAAGTGAATCACCCATGGAGCTTTATGAGAACCTGAAGGATAAGAAATATCGCGGAATTATCAACATTTATACATCCGTAGTATTTGATTATAAAATGATGGAAATAAGAGTCTGTAATGATGGTGGTCGACTTACACGTCCAGTTCTAAAAGTCAAGGGCGGAAAAGCTTTACTGACCAAGGATATTGTCAAAAAGGTCGTAGAAAAGGAACTTTCATGGAATGATTTACTTACGAACTGTAAGATCGACGAATCGGTCATCGAATACATAGATCCCGAGGAGCAAAATTTTGCGATGATTGCGATGAAGGCCAAGGAGGATTATCTTATTCCGAAGGGAGCAAAAATGAATTTTACGCATTGTGAGATTCACCCGAGTACAATCTTCGGAATCTTGGGATCTTGTATTCCTTATCCTGATCATAATCAGGCTCCCAGAAATACATACCAATGTTTGGATCCAAACGAAATAGTTCATATGTCCGATGGGTCTAAAAAGAAAATTGGAGAAGTGCAAATCGGTGAAAGCGTTATCACTTTTAATCCGGAAACGTTTGAACAGTCACACAGCAATGTTGTAAACCAATTTGTGCGTGAGAACGAATATCCAATTTATAAAATTATTACTGAAAGTGGTAGAGAAATAACAGCCACAGGAGACCATAAATTCATGACAAATATTGGATGGGCGACAGTTGATCAAATGATGGATGACGCTACAATTAAGATTGGTAGATTTGATGATATTCTTGAAAATGTAAATTTTGAAAAAATAAAATCGCACAAAGGGTGCCCAAATGGATTAATTTCTGACATCGAAGTTGAATCGGAAAATCACAGTTTTATTTCATCGAATGGTTTCCTGAGTAGTAATTGTGCTATGGCTAAGCAGGCAATGGGCGTTTATGCAATGAATTACGATAAACGTATGGATAAGACGTCTTATGTCTTGAGTTACCCGTCAAGGCCGTTGGTAGATACTCGAATCATGAACTTTCTACATCTCAACAAGATCCCTTCGGGTTCACAGATCCATGTGGCTATCATGTCACATACTGGATATAATCAGGAGGATAGTGTTCTTATCAATAAGGGATCTATCGATCGGGGTTTATTCATGACAACGATTTATCACACGGAAAAAGACGAAGACAAAAATATCATTCGTGATGAGATTATTCGTTGTAAGCCAGATCCAGCGAAGACAAAAGGTATCAAGTTCGGCAATTATTCGAAACTCGATCCCAATGGTTTCATTCCGGAGAATTCTCTTGTCGAGAATCGTGATGTTATTATTGCGAAAATTGTTCCGATCAAGGAGAACCGCAATGATCCGACCAAGACGGTAAAATACGAAGATCAAAGTAAGATCTTTCGTACAATGGAGGAGACGTATATTGATAAGAATTATACGGGTAGAAACGGAGATGGCTATAACTTCGCCAAGGTTCGTGTACGTATTTTGAGAAAGCCAGTTCTTGGTGACAAGTGCTCATCGCGTCATGGGCAAAAGGGTACGATGGGAAACATCATTCCAGAGTGCGATATGCCTTTCACAAAGGATGGAATCCGACCGGATATTATTATCAATCCTCATGCCATTCCTTCGCGTATGACCATCGGACAACTAAAGGAGACATTGTTGGGTAAGGTTTTACTGGAACTTGGTCTATTCGGAGATGGAACAAGTTTCGGAAATCTGGAGGTCAAGACGATCGCATCGGAACTACAAAAGGTTGGTTATGAATCCTATGGAAATGAGGTTCTCTATAATGGCCTCACTGGTGAGCAACTAGAATCGAATATCTTCTTTGGACCAGTATTTTACCAGAGACTCAAGCACATGGTCAATGATAAGCAACATAGTCGTGCGATCGGACCCATGGTGAACTTGACAAGACAACCGGCCGAGGGGCGTAGTCGAGATGGTGGTTTCAGAATTGGAGAAATGGAGCGTGATGTCATGTTGGCCCATGGCATGTCTAGATTCTGTCGTGAACGTCTATATGACGCCTCAGATAAATATAGTGTACATGTTTGTAAGCGTTGTGGTCTTGTTGCATCGTATAATGATGGAACACAGAATCGGATGTTTTCAAAGGATGATTTTACGATACATTTATGTAAGACATGTAACAATATGACCGATTTTGCGAGAGTAGAAATTCCTTATTCATATAAACTGATGTCACAGGAGTTACAAGCAATTAATGTGGTTCCTAGAATAATTACCGAATAAAGGGAACCAAGGTTCCCTTTAGAACCCTCCTTAGGCGTTTGTTTTGCATAAAATTTTTTATGAGTAAAAATTAATGAGTGTTCTTCTAAACGCCTCTACGATATCCTCTTCATCCTGAAATATTTCTACGTTGTCCAGTTGATATATTTCCTGTAAATCACGATCGATTAAACATTTTAACTTATAACCCCTCGCATAATTAATCGAACTCGTAAATTTATTCGTATAATATTGAGGATGCGTTTTTTTTGTTATCAATGGTAAAATGCAGTAACACTCACAAAGCTCACGATGAAAATCGATAAAATTCAGATCGGTTTTATAAATCAATTTATCCGAACCATTTTGAAACACATATTCATCTGGGTCTCTTCTTCCCAAAATCTTTATTTTGAACGGATATTCATATTCCACAGATAAAATCCGATTCAAAAGTTCATAGCATCTACGATAAGGAATAAAATTTCCTTGGATCACATAAATAGGAATATCCGTTTTTATCTTATAGTTTTGAAACGGGAAAACATCGGCACACAAAACCTTAGATAAATTCTTGTATAAAGGCGTTAATGACCAAATATTCGATTTATTTTCAAAACATGGATGTATATCATGGGTTATATATTGATGACTATCGTTATTCTCGATTATTCCGAAATGAGAGTAAACCGTACAATCAATAAAATAATCATAAAAACGTGGTTTCAAAATATGAATGTCTGGATAATTGTCCTGGATGTATTGTTGGAAAGAATCATTCGGTAAAAATGTTAAATAAATAGAATCTATGGATTCTTTTGATATACCTAACAACAAATGATATTTTTCAATAACACTCAAAATGATCTCATAATGATAGATTACGGAATTATTTATGTATAAAATTGTCATATTATACATAAATATTTTAATAACACGCGTTGAAATTTATATGATTATCGTTAAAACTAATTAAACTATAAAATTTACTACCCGAGGGTCTATGTAAAATTTTTCTACCGAACTGTGGATTGAAATCGATAAAAGCATCGAATTTTTGTTTTAACGTTTTGAGAGCCGTTTCTCTCTTCTCGGTCTCTGAAATGGAAAATTCATAAATGTAATGTAAATACAGATAAGGTCGCATAATATCCACTAATTTCCCCATAGGAAATTCGTTATCGATATGTAGTCGTTTCGGTCGGTTATAGATTTTAATAAGTAGTAAAACATCTTCATATAAAACATCGGAGCTCGATTTAAATGCATAATCTTTGATATGAAGTTCATTTATGGTGCTTTCGTAATCATATAAAAATTCATCCACATTAAAGTGAGATAGGTAGAAATAATGTAACAGTATGGGAAATTTAAAACTAGAATATTTTATTTTTTCATATATATACATTAATATCGCCTCTGAAAATTCTAAATTTGTGTATGGATTTTTTGGATACAAGGGTTCTGCAAAATGATGACAATGATTTAATAGTGCCTGATCTATAATATTTATCAAATCGGGTATTCGAAAATAATATTTTGCTCCGTCTTGATAAATCACCATTGATGAAGGTTTGGAAATATCAAGTGGGTTCATATATAAATCCATTGTGTTTCGAGTCGGAGATTTTCTAACTCGATATCTACGTAAAAAACGCGAAAATGCCCAGTATGTGCGTTGTGCTTTACAAAAAAATAAAAGCGGGTCTTCTTTATTTACAACGAATGCATTTTCCATAATTTTTATAAGATTCTCGAACTTTATTTTTGCGATATCCGAATAATCTACCAATTCATTATCTAACCGTTTTATATCTCTATAACATTCCGAAATAAACCAATAAAAGTGTATATTTACAAAACGTGTCGTAGTTATTGTTTCACGTTCATTATTAAAAATATGATTCCAATATTCAAATAATCCATTAATCGGAGATACTGATTTTTTTGAGTGCATATGTTTTTGCAAAATGTAATAAAAGGCTTCCATTTCGTTCGTTCGTTCGTTATGCATTTATTTGATCATATATTTATATCTTTATGGAATATAAAATATATGCAAGATTCATCGGATATTAATGATATTCGAACATCCGCTCAATTCAAAGGAGTATCATTTTCAAAATATAAAAAAACAGAGGTGAGAACACAAATGGTAGAAGCCATGTTAAAGGGTAGAATAGAACCGGCATGTAATTGGACAGCTGAGCTTATATGTGCAGGACACTTTGGAGATGTCTGGGAAAATATTTTATACTATATGTCAAAGCATATTCATTTAGGGAATCCAAAAATGGCGATCTATCTAGAAATGAGATACGAAGTTTTCCGAAATATAATGGGACAGGGACATTATTTGAATGAGCTAGAAGTTCGAAACAATGATAAAATAAGGAAATTATTTGCCGAAATCATATGCATTTTGGCGACATCTCCAAGAAAACCCAGTTTCGAATCCGTAAAAATAAATCGCGAAGAAGAGTTCGATATGACCCAAATGACGGATCGATTGAAAGCACCCTTTATAAAATACGCGGAACCTATTTTCAAAAAGGGAGATCCGAAGGAACTTTTTATTGCAATCAATGAGTTTTCCTATTGCATTTCCGGGGAAAATAACAATAATAATATGATTACTGCTTTTTATTGGATCGAGTGGGTGGTCGAATTTGATATATTATGTAAAAAACGGAAACTGCCATGTGTATGTGAAAAACGTACTGAATATCCAATCGAAACAAAATATAGAAAAGATATTATTTGGCTAATTTGGGAATCCATATTGCATTATAGCCAAGGAAAAAACAATCCACTTGTCGATAAAATTATCAATTCGCTGCTGAGACTATTTTGTATAAAATATACCACGGCTGCTTGTAAGAAGCGTCGGTATATGTTATACTATGCGGTGGAGTTATTATGTGAACCCATGAATTCAAATGTCGAAATTATATCCGATAAAACGGTTTTACAGAATGTCACGAATAAGATTAATGAAGTCTATAAACAGATCAAGAAGAATGAACAAGCACCCAAAACGGACTATTTATTTAACGGGTTGGATCGACAACGAGCATTGGATCGGTCTTTGGCACAGATGGAGATCATGGCGAAGATGGACCCCTTTAAAAGGGAACCCAATTAAGGGAACCTACGGTTCCCTTAAGATCCCTCCCTTTGAAAAAAGTTTCGTGAAATATTTGTTAAAAGGAGGGGGTGCGGGGCTGGAATCAGGTTCGCTGATTCTGAAGACCATTGGTTCCCCGCCCCTTAGAAGAAGGATCCAAATGACCCTCCCAACACACTATTCGCCGCCATCGGTCCCGGAGCAGCATAGTCCTGTTGTGAAGTGCCTCTCATCGCCTGATCATATGTCCCGGTGGATTGTTTTGTAGTGACTACAGGTGCCGGTGGGAAAACCTCTGACTGCATTGCCGAGCCATCAAAAAAATCCGCCTGACTCGAAGTATGTCCAGATGTCATCATACTTCCACGACTCTGCTTCTGTGGAACTTTTTCTGGTCCATTCCATAACTCAGAAACTCGATCGACTAAAATATTCACTTTAATGCCCAACTTCGTCTGGATACTGAGAACAATGATTAGAAATGCTAAAATAACATTTGTAAGGGTCAAATTCTCATATTTAAATCCACTATATGTAGGAATATAACTTATCACACGATGAATCACGATAATACCACAGAACATAACGATCAATTGTATGAAAATTTCGACTAAAAGTTCGATTGTTGATTTATCACTATCTGCTTCAGGAACGAATTTCTGAATTAATTTATTCAAGATCACGATAGGAATAACGCCTAAAGTTGCATACTGAACCACATTCAATACTTCGGCTTTCCCTTCTTCTGTGGTGGAAAAAACGTGACCTATAAAAGATTTTCTATTTATGTCTTTTGCCTCTTGTAAAATTTCCATTTTTAAATAGCTTATATAGTTTTCATTAGAAATTAATAGAGATTTGAAAAAATAAAATGAGTTTCAAAATTGTATATCGGGGACACTGAATAATTGTTTGCGTTTTAATAAATAACGTTACTTAACATGATGGAAAAAAGATTTTCTGAATCAAGGGAGGGGGTCGTAGGGTCTGGAATCGGATTCGCCGATTCTGAAGACCGGAGGTTCCCCTACTGCGTTTATAACTATTTAGACATATCAAAGTATAATTTATAACATTGATATGGCAATGTCGGCAACTGCAGCTGCAAAAAGACGACGGGCAGGAGGATTATTATCATCGCCAATGCTACAACCTCCACATGTTCTTCAATCTATTCCTACAAACCGATTAATTTCAACGTTACAAAATATTCAACAAGAGTCACCCGATCAACAAATTAATATTATTAATAATAACAATAATAATAACAATAACAACCTTAATATGCAAAATAATATCGGGAACTCTCAACCAGTGAATAACATTGAAGGAAATAAAGTATTAACCCTTCAACAGGTTATAAAATTTCTAGACACTAGAATAATAAATTTAGAAAAGGCCACAAAACAACAACCCGAAATTCCATACCCATTCCTCCCTCAACCACAGCCGGTTGAAATAAATACAGAAGAAATTTTATCAAAATGCGAGTCGAATGTTAAATCGACTCTAGAATCGTCCATTGACGAAATTATTAATAGAAAAATGGAGGATATTAAAACTTATATGTTAGAGACCTCAGAAGCTTTAGTTTTACAACATATGAATGATTTTAATGACAGATATGAAATTTTAGCAACGGAAATATTAAATGTAAAAAATTTGTTATTAGAATTACAAAACTATACCATGGGTGTGAATAAAATGTTATTGGAGGAAAGAATAAATATTTTTTCAGAAGTCACAACAAACCAATTTAAAACAACAAATGATGAAATTAAATTAGACTCCGACGTCGTTTTATTAAATGAGGTCAATCATGAACAAGAACTTGAAATAGCAAATGAAGAAGCACATATCGATAATAACGTTAATATTGTTCAAGTCGTAGAAAATTTACAAGAAGGTGAACAACTTGTTCTTGAAAACAATGAGGTCATAGACACTGAAACTCCAGTGGATTTAGAACAAGTTAATGTAGAACAAAATGTATATGATGAAGTTACACGGGCAATATTAGACACAACAAATAACATCAATGAAAATGTAGAAGATGGAGATAAGCAAGAAGAATCAAATATAGAGATTAATCAACACGAATTAGAATCGGACAACTCGGAGTTTACTATCGTTTCACTAAAAGGAAAAAAAGGGAAAAACGCAAAGAATCAAAAAAAGAAAAATTCTGTAAACGTTGAACAAGAAATTTCGTTATCGACTTAAAAACATTTCATAAATAAATTTATATAATGTCCATTAAAGAACAAATAAAAGAAAAGCAAACGGAATATTATCTAACGCATTCAAAATCAATCTTATTCAAGATGTCACAAAAAAACTTGTGTGCCGAAGAAATAAATAAACAATTCGATATTTCTGATCTAGTGAAGGCTACAATTTATCAAATTCCGGAAACAAATATAGTGTATTTTGATTATCTGTTGTTTAAAACTTATGTTACACCGACAATTTATGAAGCCGTTATTCAAAACATTTTAGAGTTATTTGCCGAAATAATTAATATTTATGGATCATATCAGGTTCATGCTAATTTGGATACATTTTCGATGAGTGCCGCACATAGATATGGAGATATCATTCGTGACTTTTGTCACAAATGTCTGAGAGCCGAAACTCGATATGCAAACTATATGGAAAAATTTTGCATTTATAATACACCAGCCGTTATGCAAAACATTTCGAAATTATTCAATTCACTCATCAATGAAAATGTAAAAAAGAGGATTCAGCTAATAGATAAGAAAGATTCAGAAGCTAGGTTAAAACAACTATTCGCGTAACCAATCTTCTGCTATATGTTTCGCACCATCACTATAGTAAAACACTAAAAGAGATCGAAGTTCTTTATCATTTGCATCATCAATACGCTCATTGGATAAATCCTGATTACGGCCAGTTATTTTTTCCCAAGAATCTCTAAATTTACGTAGTCTTTTTATTAACTCTTCGCGACTCATTTTAGTCAATGGTTTCGGGGTTGGTTCCCACATGCCTTTATAGTTTGTGATCGGATTATCTTTCTTTTGATTCAATAATTTCTCAACTTCTTTTTGTTCTGCTCTTGGAAGAAATTTGATAATCAATCCTAAATCTTGAGCCGATAGGGCTGATCGTCTTACTCTCCAGAGTCCATTCGCCATTTCTTTCTTTGATCCAGACACTGCAACCTTATACTTCTTTTTCAATTGTTTCAACTTTTCCACAGAGACTTCTTCTGTTTTTTCCGGCAAATTCTTCCGAGTGGTTTGTTTTGGTTTAGATGAATCAGAATTTAATTTAGTCCATCGATGTATTCCACTTTTTGTCACGGAGACGACCCACATATTTCCGTCATTTCCTTTCATCTGAGTGCCGACTGAATGCTCGGTGGCGGAATCGGAGGGGCCTTTTCTTGCTTTTTCGGTTTTTGCCATATATAATAACAAAACAAAATTAGCGTGAAACTTCAATAGATTCATTATCTTGATCGTGAAAACTAAGTTACATGTTAAAAAGGAAGGGGGTGCGGGGGCATAGGCTTCGCTGAAGACCTTGGTTTCCCCGCAATAAAATTGAACCAGAATTTGTTTATATATTGATAAATAAACACATTCAAAAATGAATATCCAAATCACGAATTCCGTAAAAGCCGAGGCGTTCTCCTCCATTTTCCAACATATGAAACTTTTCACGGAAAGTGTCAATGTAATGTTCGAACCTGACCGTATGTTCATTCAAGCCATGGACTCGGCGAGAGTTTCCATCGTCGAAATGTACCTTCCCGCAGATTGGTTCGATAAATATGAGCACAAAAAGAGCGGAACTATCACACTTGGTATTAATACGACGATTATGTTCAAGGTTCTTTCGACGAGAGATAAAATTCAATCTATTCTACTTAATTATGATATGAACCAAAGCGACAAACTCGGTCTAGAATTTACAAGTGAATCCAAGTCTGTTTTCAATAAAAACTTCGAAATCCCACTCATGGACATTGATGAGGAAATGATGGAGATCCCCACTATGGATTATCAGGCGGAATTTTCTCTACCATCGGCGAATTTCGCATCTCTCGTTACACAAATGAAACTATTCGGTGATACACTACAATTTGAGTGTTCCGAGGATAAGATTCAAATGTCCGCCGTGAGTCAGGATGTGGGAAAGATGAATGTAAATATTCCAATTGATGATCTGAACGCATTCTCCATTAATGAAGGTGAAGAATTAAATATATCTTTTAGCATTACACATCTGGGCTCGATTTGTGCATATAGCAAGATTGCAAAGGATATTGATATATGCATTACAAATAACTATCCGATTCGACTTACCTATTTGTTAAATGATAGTGGTGCGAAGTTTGTGTTTTATTTAGCACCAAAGATGAGTGACTAAGCGGGGAGGGGAAACCAAGGTTTCCCCTCAGACCCCTTCCTTTTAAAGGTGGGGTCTCAGTTGGCATTGGATTCGAGTTGAGGGAAGGGGGTGCGGGGGGAACCGTAGGTTCCCCTGCTGCGTTCTTTCATTAATAATCCAAAATAAGCATATCTTATTATGAATATTTTACTCACTATTTTTATTTTTGTTTTTGTCTTGTTCCTCTATATTTATATCAATAATCAATTCAAAAAAAGCGAGGATTTAGAGATATATGAAATGGATTATTATAACAACAAAAATTTACAGGATGTATGTGAAGTCAGACAGCCCGTAATATTTAATTTAATGGAATATGTTCCAGATGTTATTGAGGATTTTTCCTATGATGCCGTCGCAAGTCACACATCATTTGATATTAAAGTAAAAGATACGAATGATTATTATAATATTTTAGAACCAACCGTAGATCCTGTGACAATATCCTTAGAAAGTGGATTAAAACTCATTGAAAATGACAAAAACAAACATTTTTTATCAGAAAACAATGATGAATTTTTAGAAGAATCTGGTCTTGGAAAAAGACTTTCTGCATTCGATGATTTTTTAAAACCAACCTTTACTATTCATTCACAATATGATGTTGTTATAGGATCCCCTGATTTATCGACACCGTTTAAATACCATACCAATTTCCGTAAATTTTTAGTCGTAACCTCTGGTAAAATACACGTAAAGATGACCCCTTGGAAAAGTACAAAATATATGCATGCGATAAAAGATTACGATAATTATGAATTTTATTCTCCGTTGAATCCTAACGAAATCCAACCCCAATATTCCAGGGATCTTCAAAAAATGAAATTCTTAGAGTTCGATGTGTTCCAAGGATACACTTTATTTATTCCTCCATATTGGTGGTATAGTATACATTTTTCAGATTCAAATAAAGATGTCGTATGTAGTATAACGTATACCACTATCATGAATGCAATTTCAAATACACCAGATTTATTCATAAATTGGCTACAACAGCAAAACATTACCCAAAAAGTTTCCAAGACCCCCATTTTGAAAGAAGATGAAAAACCGGTAAAACAAAGCGTAGATGAAAATATGTCTCTCGAAATAAACGAAGACAAAGAAATTCCAGAAGAAGTTATTGTATAATCATTGTATATATGAATTTTATTTTAAAAAAAATCGTATTACCGGCGATCATACTTCTTTCACTAGATTTCATATACATAAGTGCAAATCGAACCGCGTTTGAAAATCAGGTCATTGAAATACAACGTGTTGCATTAAATTTGAAACTATGGCCGGCTATTTTCTGTTATTTCTTTCTTATTTTCGGGTTATATTATTTCATTTTGAGAACGAATCGATCCGTATTCGAAGCATTCTTATTTGGTCTTGTAATTTATGGTGTATACGAAACAACCAATTATGCCATGCTTAAAAAATGGAAACTCAATATAGCTATCATGGATACATTATGGGGCGGTGTTTTGATGGCACTCACTACCGCTATCGTTTATGCTATTTAATGTATCAGAAGTTGCACCAAATATAACACAAAACTCACGTAAACTCACTTGAACCACTGGATTCACATGAGTAATTTTAGAAAGAAGATCTGTATGTTGTTCATCGGGTTCATATCCATACCGATCATAAAACTCTTCTTGGTCATCATCGTTATCGAAAATGATACGTTTTACAACATCATCGATTTTTCCATTATGATCTTCAATACGTTCTTTCCAAATCGGAGAAAATGATGCATAATAGTCCCACTTCATAGTTGATGCATCCAGAATCTCTTTATTCGAAACATCCTTGTGTCCAGTTCCAAATATCTCATTGTATTGTTTTTTCGTAGAGAATCGACATACTTTTCCAAGAATGAAACGTGGCGAATCGCTATCTGATGATTCCACCGTATCATATTGTGTTATGTCATCATTCGACAATTCAATATAAAACTGATGGTCTTTGATTGTCGAATCCATTTTAGGAGAAAGTTGTAGAGCAAATGTATCGACCTGAAATTTCCTACTTTTATCCGACAAATTGCGAATTATTGTTCCCAGAATCCAATGTGTATTGGGATCTTGTTTCCAAGAATCTATCTGTTTTTGGAGAAACCTTTTAAGCCTAGGATTTAACGATTCGAACATTTCTGTAAAAACCGACATCAAATATTCGAATGTCTCTTCTTGGAACCCCGACCAATATAGTTCATATCCCCAAAAGAGAGCTTCGCCGCGATTTTTTTCGAGAATCGCTATGGTGAGAGATATGATGACCTCTTGCTTGATATAGAGATATCTGGTCAAAACAACGTGTAGCTTATCTTGACAAATAACATCGTTTTTAGGGGGAGCCACGATTTTATACTTCATTTTCATTTGTAATTATAACATCGAAACTTTAAAACGTTCAATTTTATGACAAAATAACATGAATACTCTATAAATGAACTGTTTAGTCGTTGGTGCGGGACTTTCTGGGGCAGTAATCGCCGAAAGAATAGTGAATCAATTGAACGGAAAGGTTACCATTATAGAAAAGAGAGATCATATAGGAGGAAATTGTTATGACTATGTCGAAAAAAAAACTGGGATATTAATGAATAAATACGGAGCCCATTTATTCCATACCAATAATGAGAGAGTATGGGATTATGTGAACCGATTTGATAAATGGACAAGATGGGAGCATAAAGTATTAACATACGTGGATGACAAATTCGTATCTATTCCTGTAAATATTACAACCATCAACGAGCTATGTGATGAGAATTTACAGAATGAAGACGATGTAAACAAATGGTTAGAAAAAGTACAGGTGTCATATGACATTATCAATAACAGTGAAGAAATGGCAAAATCTAGGATCGGCTCGACTCTCTATGAGAAACTGATCAAAGATTATACTTTTAAGCAGTGGAATAAATATCCCGAAGGACTTGACAAATCCGTTTTAGCAAGAATACCTATTCGAAATAATTTCGATACACGTTATTTTTCGGATAAGTTTCAAGCCTTACCAAAAGAAGGATATACACATTTTTTTGAAAGACTTCTTGATCATGAGAATATACAGATTTTATTAAACACCGATTACTTTGATCATATAAAAAGGAATGGTCCATATGATATGGTTATTTTCACAGGGCCAGTGGATTCCTATTTTCAAGATTTAGAAAAATTAGAATATAGAAGTATCGATTTTCATATTGAAATTGTTAAAGATATGAACTTTTATCAACCCAATTCGGTTGTAAATTACCCGAGTCCAAATGTTCCTTATACACGAATTGTTGAATATAAACATTTTTTAAACCAAAAATCAAAGGACACTGTTATTGTTAGTGAAACAACAAATGATATTGGAGAGCCATATTATCCTGTTCCTAACAAAAAAAACTTGGACTTGTATGAAGAATATAAAAAACTTGCTATAAAAGAAGAGGCAAATAATGTGTTTTTTGTAGGTCGTTTAGCGAGTTACAAATATTTTAATATGGATGAAGCCATTTTAAATGCGTTACAATTTTTCGACGAAGTCATCGAAAAAAAATATAATAAGATATAGTATACACGATGGCGACTAAGGGAAGACGTTCCATGAAAAAAAGAAAGGCATTACGGAAAAGTATAAAACGTAGACCTATTTCAAAAAATGGTTCCAAGAAATCGCAAATTGTTCATACATTTATCGAAATGTTGAATGTGGTTAAATTATATCACTGGAGAACCAAATCGTTTTCTCGACATAAAGCAACTGATGAACTATATTCGCGATTGAATGAAAATATTGATAAGTTTGTAGAGGTTTTTCTTGGAAAAGATGAATCGCGTATTCAGCAGTGGGATCAAAAAGTGATAGTGCCTCAATATAACAAAGTCAAAGAGTTTAAAGATAAAATTTATGATTTTCGCGAGTTTTTAATTGATTTAACAAATGTGCTTGATACAAAACGCGATTCCGATCTACTCAATATACGCGATGAGATTCTTGGAGATATCAATCAGTTTTTATATTTAATGACATTCCATTAGGGGGAACCAAAGTTCCCCCTAAGACCCCCTCCTTTATAATTTTTGAATAATTTTATTTAACATTGGCATTCAGCGAAGCTTACGCCCCTACAAAAATGCGATGAGACATCCAACTCCTATAAATATATGAAACGCAAAATGACACATCACATGATAATTCGATATCCAGTCCATCGCCGAGTAATAACTACTAAAATAAAACAAGATCAGAGTAGAAATAAACATATTAAAAAACATCATTTTTAAATGAAGCGGACATTCCTTTATAAAAAAAATATACGCGGAGAACAGTATAACAGAGATCCTCCCAAATATTGCATCTATAATATGCATTGTCCCACCATTTATTGCGTCACACCAAAACGCAATAGAAAAACTCAAATTCAATAATAAAAGTGATGCCAAAACAATTTCCATAATATTCGAGAATCTAAGTTGAACCAAAAAATAAATCACCGGAAGTAAGAAAAAACAGCTTGATCCAACTAGAAAAAAATTATTATAATTCATATATATTTTTATCATATATTTTTAGGCATTTTTATACGATAATGTATTACAGGCGTAAAAGTGTTTCCTTTTAGAAAAAATATCTGGACTATATATAGAATGCACGGCGGAAGAACGATGAAACGTAGATCCCTAACCGGAATCAAAGGTCGCGGAAAATACTTGAAGAACTGGTCGAAACAACAGCCTGGTTACCACGAGAGAACCGTGATGATGAAGGAATGCGGGAAAAAATGTTTTTTAGGACCAAATAAAACCTTCCCTATTTGTACACGTAATACTTGTAAAAGAAATCGGAAAGGCGTTTATGCAGCTTATATCCGTGCAAACGAATATAAAACGATTAAAGGTACTGCAAAATACAGACGCATTTCACAGAAGGCAAAACATTTATTGAAACGGTAAACAAATTTATATCCATTATATATATTAACTTCAATATATAAAATGACGCGGCAAGAACCACTTATAGGAATAGCAGAGAAAAAAGACAAAGAAGAAGCGAAAAAACAACCGGTTCAACATTATGTCAAATTTTCATTTGTAATAACCTACATTTTGCTATTAACAACTGGTGTAATTACTTTTATTGAAGCAATGCGTACGAAAGATCCCAAGGTTCGTCACATTTTAAATTTAGAAACAGCTATATCAGTAATTGCCGGATATTTTTACTCCGTTTTTGCGTCCCAAATCGATAAATTTAGTGAAGAATCGAAACCGATTGACTGGGCGGACATTACGAAAACACGTTATATCGATTGGTCTATAACCACCCCACTTATGCTTTTGGCATTATGTTTCGTCCTTGGAAGTCATACAAACGTTCCCGTTCATTTGCACACAATTGGAACTGTGATTATTCTTAATTATGCTATGCTTTATACTGGATATTTAGGAGAGGAAGGTAAACTTACACGTTTGACTGCAATGATCGGCGGATTTATACCCTTCGTTATAATGTTTGCCTTTATTTTCATGGTTTTTGTGAAACCAAAATATGTATTCGCAAATTATATTTTATTTGGAATCTATCTATTCGTTTGGTCAATGTACGGGTTAGTCTATATGTTTACTGAAGATTACAAGAACATAGCAATGAACATTTTGGATTTAACTGCCAAATGTTTTGTTGGATTGGGACTTTGGGCCTATTTTACAAAAATTATAAGTTAATATAGTATAGAATGACTTCTTCTTTCCCTTTGAACAAATTCTCTATGGTTATGGTGTTTTATGCGATTTTGGCATGTGTTCTGATGCCTGTCCTCTTTTACTATCTTTTAGGTAAAACCCTTGTATCCGCAGGTAATGGATTCATGGTTGGAAGCGTAGTAAATATTTTGTTATGGAATTTTGTGGGGTATCACTACATAAAGGGAACCTAAGATTTTCCGCGAAGCTTACGCCTTTAAATCCCTCCTCTCAATAAAACCATCCATTCGAACTAATAAAAATTATTCATTTATTCGTATATAATAAATGAATTCAAAATGCAAACGAACAACTCGTAAGAATAAAAAGAAATGTTTGACGGCTAAAAAACATATTTAAAACAGCTCGATTGTCAGTATCCGCCATGTTTATCTGGTAAAATATATGTTAAATACGTAAAACGATCGAGACTAAAGCGACGTAGGAGCAAAAAAGGGAGGGTCTGAGGACGTAAACTTCGTGTAAAACCTTGGTTCTCTCCATTAAAAGGAGGGGTCTGAGGGCTTAAGCTTCGCGGAAAATCTTGGTTCCCCTATACGTAGAGACTCTGTGCCGTTGTAACATATTTCAAAATATTGCCATCAATTTGAGCTAACTTATGTAACAGTTCAATATGAGAAAACTGTTCCGCAACGTTCGACCATTCCTTCGCTATCGTACTAATCTTCATAACCGCTTTTGTAAAGTCACCGATCGATATCCCCTTATCGTGTAGCCGTGTTTGAATAAACCACTTACATTCTTCTTGCGAATCCGTCTTAATCCATTCCAGCAGTAATTCTGGCATGTCATAATTTAACGCAGTCAAATAATTGATTCCCGTCTTTAATCCATGATCATCCTCCATATTCTCATAAAACAAATACTCCTTAATAACCTTATTGAGACGTGCATTTAGAAAAGGGTCATCGATCTTTATTTGCCAAGATCTTGATTCTTCATCGATCTTTACATCTGTAAAAACTGCCAAAAATCCGATCAATTGATCTATGGAAAAATCTTGAAACCAGTTCCAGACATGAAACAAATCGGCGGTTACAAGCGGATGTATCTCCGCAATTCCTGACGCGATTATACCTTTTTCCGTAAGACAATAAATATCATCCATGATTAGAACAAAGCCTTGCTCCAATAAAACAGTCAATATCTTATTCACTTCACAACCAATATGATTCTCCAATGTCGCTAAATAACTCACTTCATTTTCATAGTCAAGCTTCGCGTTATAAAATGCCATAAGTTGTGATGAATCCGATTTAATAAACCGATACTGAAATTCAATTTCCGAAAGCGTTTTTTCCATTTCCTTACGCTTTTTGTTCACAGCTGTTTTCAAATTTATAGAAGCATGTAAATATCTTTCACAAATATCCATCGGCGTTTGAAGATTCGATGCGGACGTTTCTAAGGTCTTGAACTTTAACTCTGATTCAACAATAGTATGCCTTTGTTTTTCTATAGCATCTGATATTTCACCGCGGACCATACTATGATTCACAAAATCGACAAAATCTTGCATCTTACTCTTACCATTCTTCAGCAAATTCAAGATAAGTGAATAGGAGATCCTGAATTTGGAAACCAATTCTTGTGGCCTTCCACCCAACATATCACAATAATCCGTTTTCGAAGGTAACTGGAACAAATTATTACAATGAACCACATATCCAATCGTATCAATTCCACGTCTTCCCGCCCTACCTGCCATCTGTGTATATTCATGTGACATCAAATATCTCTCTGTATTGCCGTCGAATTTCATGAGTCCGGTGAAAATCGCTGTCTTAATCGGACAGTCTAGTCCAATAGCAAAAGATTCGGTAGCAAAAAGTAACTTGATGTATTTTTTCGAAATCATGAGTTCTACGATTTCACGCAAAACTGGTATCATACCACTATGGTGAATTCCAATACCCTTTTCCAAAAGTGCTACCAATTGGTTATATTCAGGTAGTTCCAAATACTCTTGATAATTCGTGAACTTCCGAATGATCTGTTCACATTCTCTACGAACCGTATAACCGACCTTACTATCATCTTCCAAAAGCGGCACCGTAATCTCTTGTGCACACATTTCCACTTGCTTTCGCGAAAAGACGAATCCAATCGCGGGCAACATGTCTCTATCCCTCAAAAACAAAGCCAAATCGTTGAGAACATGTTTCCGTTTAATATGTTGTTGTCTCTTATCAAAAAGATCGGTTGTATTTTTTAAACTCTTATAACCCGCTTCTAAAAATTCACCCTTATCGTTTTTTAACATAATTAGTTGTTTCGTGGAATCTCGAACGGACTTCTCTAAAGTTTTATCTTTTAGCCCTTTAATGAATCCCTCTGTGGATACCAGATAACCATAATGACTCAGTGGAACTACCCGTTTCGATGTAGATGCCAAATAAACTATTTTTGACGGATCGTCACGCTCACACCATTTCGCAAAACGGTCTGGTGCATCAATTGTAGCGGATAACATCACCATTTGGATATGTCTAGGTAACATTAAAATCGTTTTTTCCCAGGTTTGTCCTCTATCCGCATCATTGATATAATGTACCTCATCGAAAACAACACACGCCAAATCATTATTTATATCGATATTGAACGATAGATGCTTAGTGTTCGATCCACCGTCTGATAATAGAAAAAGAGAATTCATCAAAATCTCGGTAGTCATAATTAGAACATCCGCGTCTGGATTCGTCTTTATATCTCCCGTCATTAGACCAAATGAAATTTCCGGATATTTTCGAGTAAATTCATAATACTTTTGATTCGAAAGAGCTTTAATCGGACTCGTATAAATCACTTTTTTTCCATTTCTTTGAAAATGTTTTATGGCGAACTCTGCTGGCAATGTCTTTCCCGACCCTGTATGTGCGGTCACCAAAACATGATTTCCCTCTACAATCGCCTCTATTGCATATTTTTGGAAATCACTCAATGGATAAGAATACAATTCAAAATAATCTTCATATTTTGAATTGGAAGGATAGGGATCAGAACAAATTTTTACCATACGTCTACTGATTTATATCAAGCGAAATCTTTATGTCATTTTTAATTTAGCAATACTTGCATAAGTAAAAATAACCGATAACGCTTAGAGAAGTTGATTCTGAAGCCCTTGGTTCACACTATCGCGTAGAAATGTTTTTTATATAGTTACTATATAGTTTATAAAATGGAGTATGCGGATTCAACAAAACCAATGTATGGTGTTGTACAAGGAGTTTCATATGGTCAAAACTGCTGGGTTGAAGACTTAAATGATAGAATTTTCGATAGAAATCATTCGGACCAACCGTTACCTCCCAATATTGACAGCCGGCCCGTTCAAACAAAATACGCTCTATTTCCGATGCTTGATAAACGCATGCCAGCAACCGTTCCAATTGAATCAAACTATGATTATTCATTAGAAACTAATTTCACACCTCCAATTATGACAAATGGTCCCGTTTCGGGATACATTAATAATGTGAATACAGAATCTACATTAAGAAACCAATTTTTCGCATTACAAAAAGGTGCCGATCAAAGTGTATATGTTCCATCATCAAACAGTGATTTATATAAAGTTACTGTTGTTTCCAGACCGGAAGAACAACCATACCCTCTTTTATTTGAAAATGGAATAGTAATAGATAAGAGCTTACATCCAAATATCAAAAATAACCCAAATATAGGGAAAGAACTATTTCATAATAACACGCGAACACAATTGAGAAATACGATAAAAAACTAACCTAATAATTTATTGATATATAATAGTATGAATATATTATCTTTTTTAATTTCCAAGAACCCTAAAAAATACTGGTTGAATCTTTTAACTATTCTTGGAATTGTTCTTATTCTTTTTTATTTTTATAAGAAACAAAATCTGGCCCCTTTTTACGAAGGATTCTCTCAAGACTCTAGGTTTGTTTCAAAATTCCAAGATGATAAATATGATGATTTTTATGCAAAAATATATGACACATTAATGGTTCCGAAAAAACGAGCCGAATATGATGCTCTAAAAATCGTTGAAATGACCGAACCCGATAAGAAAAGTGTCTTCTTGGATATAGGAAGTGGAACAGGAGATTTAGTTTATTCTTTGCATTCACGCGGATTCAAAGTACTTGGAATTGATAAATCAAGATCTATGGTTGATCAGGCCTTAACAAAAAATTCCGATATTCAAGTGAAGTGTGGGAATGCGAATGAACCGATGCTTTATGAATCCAATACATTCAGTCATATTTTATGCATGGGAATGACACTATATGAATTCGACAACAAACGCGATTTTTTTAGCAATTGTTATTTCTGGTTAAAATCCGGTGGTTATTTGGTTCTTCATCTCGTGGATCGTAATAAATTTGACACAATAATACCAGGTGGAAAACCTGCTCTGCTTTCCAACCCACAGAACTATTCGGAAAAACGTATCAAAGACACTATTATAGATTTTATCGATTTTGAATATAAAGCCAAATATGATATGAATGATTCCAAGATCACTTTGAAAGAGACATTTACTGATGGACTAACTAAAAATGTGAGGCAAAATGAGTTTTCTTTTTATATGGAAGATACGAAACAGATTTTATCCCTTGCCGCTAGTGTAGGATTTTTAGTAAAGGGTTATGCTACCTATAATGAATTGGGTGATGACAATCAATTTATCTATATCTTGGAACGGCCGACATGATCGTCATATCATTATAAAATTTATACATTAATAAAGTAATGTATGAATACATTTACATCATTATTATTTTTTTAATAATAGGCATTTTCGCATTTATTAAAATCCAATATCCATTTTGGTCAGCACAACCGGTGTTCCATAGTTATGATTTTTGGAGAAGATTGTCATTCACATTCTTTTATATTCAAAATGGATTTCCGGTGAAAACCAAATTTTGCGACCCAAAGCGGTGTTTAACTATTCCTTACGCTGAAATGAACGACGAATCTATAAAAAAAACCGTGGACCTAATTCAATGTTACTATATTCCATCAGATCGTGTCATCGCAATGATGGATATTTCCGGATTGAATGCCATGATGACGGGATATAGTAATCCAAGCTATGTTACATTTTACAACGAAAGTGATTTTTCTATAGAATATGATGCGAGTGGATCAACCAATATCTTAGAAAAACCTTTACCCGTGGGTTGTATTCTATCCAAACCCACACGATTATTTATAAATACGAATGGTAAAATGTTAGAACATGTTATTTATAGTTGGGATTACTTATGCGTGAATCGGGATTATATTAAAAAAAACATTTCGCGGAATTTGATTCAAACTGCTGAATATAATCAACGTATTAAAAATCCAGAGATTCTTGGAACTATATTCAAAAAAGAGGATTCTCTATGTGATGGTGTTGTTCCTCTAGTAGAATTCAAAACATTTGTTTTTTATTTGCGAAATGTGAAACTTCCACCTTTACCACCGAAATTCACAGTTACGCGAATATTGAATGAGAATGTGGGTTTATTTTCGGATTTTTTATATGGAATCACACATCCAAAACGGGTTATAGGCGAAGAAAATGCACAATCACCATTTTTTTTAATGTGTATTCCAGAAATGGGAAACATTATTGCAATGTTACAGACGGAAAATATGTATGCGTATGTCTTACAAAATGCCGAACACATTTATGGACTCTATATTTTCAAAGATGCGAAAACCAATTATGAAGATATTGAAGATGGGAATTTATTGGAATGCGTTTTTTCCGTTTCCAATACAGAAATGGAGGGACTATTTTTTTCAGGATTTTTGAGCTCATTACGCGGCATTTTGAATTTACAAAAGAAATACAAAATGATACTATTTAATAATTTGAGCCACAATTCCAAGATCTTGGAAAAATGGAGGTGGAAATATACACCGGTATTTGAAAACAAAGCGGCATATTATGCGTATAATATGGTTATACCGGGGATGCCGTTTCAAGCGAATAAAGTCGCCATAATATAGTTATAAAAATTGAATTCCACAATGTATTATATTTTGGAAAGAAACTAGAATCATGGAACTGGAATTGACCGATGCGAAAAATAAGATCAAGGATCTTGAGACAAAAATCGCCGATTTGACCAAACAACTTTTGGAAAAACAATGTGAAATTTTATCCATTGAAGAAAATATGGAGACTCAGTATGTAGACGGGTGGACGGTTAAAGACAGTTATGGAGGAAAAGGTGAATTTCATGGTACTATATATTGGATAAAAGGGAAAGGAGTATTATATTACAAAGATAGAACTAGATTTGAAGGTCATTGGGATTCGAGTGGAGAAATAAAAAACGGAGAATTGTCCAACTGCAATGGTGATGTAATTACGAAATGGGAAGATGGAGTAGAATTAGAAGAGGAAGATGAAGAAGATGAAGATGAAGAAGAGGAGGAAGATGAAGAAGAGGATGAAGAGGAGGAGGAAGATGAAGATGAGGAAGATGAAGAGGATGAAGAAGAAGAGGAAGTGTAATAATTGGATATGAAAAATTAAAACTATCAAAATTTAATTTTTCGTAAAGTTAAAAGGAATGAATAATAAAGGGAGGGATTTAAAGGGAACCGTAGGTTCCCTTTATCGGGTATACTTCCCCGCACGAGCAAAAGAGTCCACTATAAAAATAATAAAGACTCCTAAAAACGTATATAAAATAAATTCTTCCATCACATTACTCGTCTTCTCATTATGCTGTTGTTCCAAAAGATGAATCATATAATTGATCTTCTCCATAAATTTATCTGAATTGGCATATTGCTGTGATTGGTTTATTGCGGTTACAGAATAAGGTCTCACTAATTCCCTAGGAGCTTCATAGCTTTTTTGATAACTACTATAAACATTTCCTAAATCGGGTAGATGTGATATGAAATTTGTAGATTCTGATCCTCTCCTTAAAACCGGCGGAGGAATCTGCATCGGATTTGATTGATAAGATAAAGGAACGTCTGCCTGTTTACCATTGACATTTTTATCATTTTCCACATCCGTTTTTTTATTTATAATCGGATTAGGAAGAGGAGTAAAATTCGCAAGTCCTTGTCCGTCATTTTCCTGTGTTAAATTCGTCATTTTATTCAAAATTTGATTTAAACGTTCGTTATGATCATTTTGAAAATTAGGAATTTCTTCTTGATCAACTAATTCTTGGTTATTATATTCATCAATATCACTAGCTGGTTTTACAGTGACCGGTTGTTTTTTAATTGTTTTTCTTAATGATGCGACCCTCTTTTTTGTTGTATTATTTGGATCGTCATCATTTGTCCATATTGATGCATATGAAACTAAAGACATATTGGAATATATAAAATAAAATACTTAGAAAATAGGCAGAAAATTTTTTGGCTAAATAATTTATCACATTAATATAGTCATTTATATATGAAACAAAAAACAATCAAAAGTTTATCACAGATTATAATCATTTTATTAATTTTATTTTGTTTTATGTACCCGGATGAGGTCCTAACATTCAGTTATAGCCATTTAGGTAAGTTTATTGCCATATTACTTATAATTTTTGCAACATGTATCAATGTTTTATATGGAACATTCTTATGTGCACTTTTCGTGTTATATTATCAATCGGATATGGTAGAAGGCATGATTCTATATGAATCGAATGAGACAATTAGACCAAAGACTAAGTCACAAGTTGATACAAAAAACGGCGAATTGGTTTCGAATAATAATGATAATAATGGGTATGAAATTTTAGATTTTATAGTTGACCCACCGGATCCAGATCTCGACATTGAATTCGAAGACACCGGATTAAACGATTCGTTTTCGTATACGGAAAAAGATAAATTTCGCAAACAATATTGCGTAAATGAAGAGCTGATTATAAAATTACAACCCGACCTTTCGTTGAAAACGAAACACGAGTTCGCTGACGCTATTTTTCCCGGTCTAGAATTCAAAAATGAAACTATATGTAATCCATGCGACCCAAACTGTAATTTTTCATTTGATCCAACCCGATTATATAGCAAAGCGTAGAATTATCTATTCATAGTGTATATGAATGCCAAAACAGAATAAATCAAAAAAATGGAAATCCATATTATTCAATAAACATTTTACAGGATTTTTTTCGTTATTTCATGATCAAGTAAAAATAATGAATAACAGTAAATTGTTTGCGGGACTGATGATCATCATTCTTAATGTATCGTCAAAATTCGTTACTATTAAATTAAGTAAAAGTATGGAAGCCTATTTAAAATATACATTTAGCCGTAATATATTGATATTCGCAATTGCATGGATGGGAACGCGTGATATCTATATTGCATTAGCTATAACCATTTTATTTATTGTATTTATGGATTACTTATTTAATGAAGATAGTCCTTACTGTTGCTTACCACATGAATTTACGCATTATCATTTAAATTTGGCCGAATCTATGACAACGAATGAAAAAAAACCCGAAGAGGTTACGCCGCCACCACCACCACAATAAAATCAGCTTTCTAGGTTTGAAGCACAGGATAATTGTATAATGTTTTATCAATCACTCCCGTGATGAAAAATGGTAATAAAATAGAATGCCCAAAAAAACAGGAAAGGGTTTTAGGAGGGACCTCGTTCCCTAATAAAATATGGTTATAATATAACTTGAAATAGATATATTATAAATGCCAATAAATATTGAAACTCTATATATAAACCTAAATTTTAATATTCCGAATTCAGTGAATAGATATTTAACAAGAAACCTTTTTTATTTCCCCTCACCTGATCAAAAAAAAGTAGGAGGAGCTTTATCAAAATATCCTTTTTTTACATTTGATGTAAAATATCCAGTAGATGAATTGAAAAATCTCACACGCGAAAATCTTATATCGGTGTTTTTTGATAAGGACCAATTTTCAAAACTCGTTAGTGGCAAACCTATTTCTTTATCGCCTGGTGAGAAATTTGAAAATGGAAATTATAACATAATGTGTATGCTCGGTTGCATGTTTCCTACTACGTTTCCTGTGCAATCAAATTTGCAAAATTCGTTTGAATTGAAAATAGAAAAAAAAGTGAATATCAATAATGACTTTGATTTTTCGAAAGAGGGTACAGTTTTTTCATATATACAATTAGGTGGTTCTATTTACACGGTTACAAAATCATTATGGATTAATGATATCATAAATAATACCACTTTTCAAAAATTAATAACCGAATTAAATAAATACAATGAACAAGAATCAAAAGATAAGCGTGAACTAATAAAAAAAATCGAACTTCAAAAAAATAAAATGAAGGAGTCTGTAAAATTATTAACAAAGATAGCGATTGATCAGGCATTAAATGAAATCGGTGTGTTTTTAAAACAAGGCCGAAGTGGTTATAGAAATAAAGACATTTTGGAAAATATAAAAGCGTCAAATGCTTTGCCCGTATTAAAAACAGAATTTGATAATTTTTTTTCGAATCAAAACGACATTAATAAATTAATAACTATAACGTTAAAGATAAAAAAAACATTAGACAAAATGTATTCTTATGCGGATTTTATACCCCAAGAATTTTTAACAATTGTAAAATATGCAAAAGTGATTAATTCTGACAATACTATAATATATGTGATTGAACATCCTGAATACATTAAAAAAGTTGGAAAAGAAATGAAAGATGTTCTTAAAAAATATAAAAATATAAATCAAATCGTATCCATACTTTCCGAATTTTCATCTCCAATATTAAACACTAGTAATTCTGAATTACAAAAACTGATCGACGATTTTATTAACAATAAGGACGTTGTAACCAAAAACATAAAAGGGTTTGCATCTTATGTTAAAAATACATATGTCATGAAGACGAAATCATTCGCTTCGTCTTACACAACTGATCTATTGAATGTTGGTGTTTCTTTATCAAAGCTCCCTTTCATGAAAAATGGAAAATTAATAAAATTACAAAACCGCAAACTAGAAGTTCAGGTGCAAATTGATGCATTCAAAGGAATAATAACTAGCGATAAGATTAAATGTATTCATAGAAATGCAGTTCTAGAAAAATTATATGAATCTTTAAAAATGAATGAAGAAAAAGAAACCGTTGAATTGGATAAGCTTCGACCTTATTTAGATTTTGATTCTATTAAACCTATTATCAAACGCGGTGGAAAATCTAGAAGACAAAAAAAAATTAGGGGAAATGTTACGAGAAAGTTAAGATCTAATAATTAAAGTTTAGCTACACCATTCACAAATTTTCCGATTTCATCTCCTACTTCACCGTCCTTATCCACGAGATAAATCTTTCCATTCTTTTGATCCGTTGTGAAATACTTTTTACCACGAATCGTCACTTCGTATACTTCTGTCTCCCCCTCCTCGACCAACGCTTCCTCCTCTTCTTCCTCTTCTACTTCCTCCTCTTCTTCCTCTTCTACTTCCTCCTCTTCTTCCTCTTCTCCCTCTACTTCTTCCTCTACTCCCTCTTCCTCTTCTCCCTCTTCTCTTTCTTCCTCTTCTCCTTCTTCCTCTTCTCCTTCTTCCTCTTCTTGTGATGTCTTTGTTAGTTCTTCCTTCTCGATCAACTCATAAATAATATTTTCTTCCGTTTTTTCGATCTTAATCTTTACCAGAGGTTCTTCAACTTCATCATCGTTCGATAAATCAATTGTAACAGGCTTATCTTTCTTACGCTGAACCTTAGCAACATGAAAATCCTTTATAATCGACATCAAGAGCTTATTCTCCTTTGCAAGCTTGCGATTTTCCTTTCTCAAAGAACGCACCAACGGGGAATTCTGCATATACTCGAAATTCTCACGCATGATATCCATCATTTTATCAAATGACAAGGTTTCCTTCATTCTCAACTAAGTTTAATGATACTTTACATGTTTAATCTTTAATCCGTTTCAATTTTATTTTAGGGGAACCAATGTACCTTTCGTCGCAGATCTGGAATCCGGCTTCAAAAGACATTGGTTCCACCATAAAAATTGATTCTTGTAAAAACACAACTCGATATCCAATCAAAATCAAAAATGACCGAATTCGACGTTGAATATGAAGATGTTTATTCATCAATTCAACGGCCCATTTCATATAATGCAAGAAAGCAAATTTTGGAACAACATATTCTGCAACAAAATTTCCTATGTAAAATCGTAAAACATACTGGTGAATGTTTTACCATTTCAAATTCTCCCTATGATTCTCTCGCCGATTTATATTCAAAGGTCGAGAAAAACATTACGGTTGGATTTTCATTCGGACTCATGACCGAATATTCTGTAGAATCAAAATCCGATATTGTTGGAAATGTGGATGACAAAGTCCACTGTTTATTCGTCCAGAATAAAAAGATGAATTCCATAAAATCCATTCCAAGAACAGACAAAATAAGAGTATTCGATTATATTCATCAAAATGCCGAATATTTTATTCCTGATGAATCTCTTAACATCTTTAAAACATATACTGTTTATCTTGCCGACAATGCCGCCATGGAATATGCCAAATCATTGGAACCCGAAAAAACATACTGGGAACTATTACGTGAAATTATTTATCGACATGTTTCTTGTTTGAATCATAACCATCCAAAAACGAAGTAATTAAACTACTGTTGTGTTAGACCAAATTTATCCCTCATAATACTCGACTTCGTTGGCCCCTGTTGTTTTTCACTCTGTCGCTTCACCTTATATACACCTCCAGCCTGTGTAGCAGATCCTTTACTTCCTCCATATACACCCATAATAAAATCATCGGTATCTTCGTGGAGCTCCGGTAAAATTCGTGTAAGTGGTTTATCGATTACCAAAAGCATATGTTCCGTCTTCAATAATTTACGATATTCTTGAATCGTCATATTGCCATAGAACTTGTCCAATAAAAAATAAGGATTCGGTGCAGGCTTGATATTCTTCTTGAAATGATAAACCTTACTATAGATCTGATTCAGTAAATGATATCGTTCGAACTTCGTCGAGTCGTCAATATTCTCCTTCATCAAATATGCCACCGCACATTCCGGACGGCAAAATGAACCATATCCATAAAGTTGCCCATCCATTTCATATTTTGGAATATAACATGTTTCATTATCGAAATCATATGTACACCAAAAACAGGCGGACTTTTTATCGTTCATCGCATTCTTATAAAGATTGATTTTGAGACGCTTCAATTTCTGATTCAATTCTTTGACATTTACGTCATCTGTTTCATCGGGTGTTTTTTCTTCAACCGATGCAGAACACTTTGAGCAACACTGTGTATTCGAACTAGATACGTCTTTTCTTGAAATTAACGGTTCGGAATACGCATAATCTACTGTATTTTTTTTATCGGGATCTTGATAAACCGAATAGCTATTTTGCGTTTCATTATTATATGTCATAATTTCTGGCGGAACATCGGGATTATAATTGAGCGGATTTGTCACCAGCTTATTCATTGTTGTGGTATAGGAATCCAAATCTTTGGATGAGCATTTCAAATGCAAAATCACATTTACTACAGGAGTGGGCTTATTTGAATCGTCGACGTTCTTGGAAATGAGCTTTCCCCCTTTCGGTTTTCGTCCACGTTTCTTTAATGCGGCGTCTTCTTCTGCGACTTTTTCTTTTAATATAGATTCTGGTTCTTTTTCTTCTATTACGATACTGATATTTTCTTTAGGTAATAGCAGATCTCCTGTGTCTACTCCACTCTTTTTTTTGCTAGGACGTTTTTTAGTTGAAGGCTCCATACTTAATTTGTATTCAGGAATACACAAATTAAGTGATCGTTTTTAAGTAGTTTAAGAAATGTTAAAGGGAACCTACGGTTCCCTTTAGATCCCTCCCTTCAGATCTCTCTCTTTATTTTCGATTGCTTTTTTCGTTTTTCTTTTGTTTGCCTTTTTGCGAAGAGTGCGTTTTTTTCCTCCTTTCGCCGATTTCCTTGTGCTTGAACGATTCATCCAAGAAAAAAACCAATGCTGTGGCTTTTTGTCTTCAGACGCAAATTGTTTGATGTTATCGTCACCTCTGCGTTTATCTTCTCGTATCGTTAGCTTTCTTCCATTTCCCAAATCTATTTTTCTTTTTTCAGTCATAAAATTAGTTATATAAAACAAAGATAAAAATTTATAATTAAATGGATTGTATGTTAATGTTTCACCGTTAAACGGTCTCCCTATTATAGCACCCCCTACACAACGACACATAATTATCCGATCCTATCACCACCTGCCCCTCTTCATTCGAGACCCTATGTGAAAACAACGCAACCTTCCCGTTCTTACACATCGAACATAATGCATGCAACTTCTCCACTCGATCGCATCTTGGAATCAAATCCAACATCTGACCAAACTTCTCACGCTTAAAGTCACCATCCAAGCCAAACACATAAACTGTCTTCAAGTCCCCATCCACCATCTTCAAAACAACTTCCGCTAAATCATCGAAGAACTGCCCCTCATTGATCAAGACCACATCCGCTTCTTTGACATCATCATTTTCTGTATAAACTGTTCGAAGTGTCTTCGTCTGAATACAAGGAATCATCACCTTATCATGAGTCGATAACATTGTATCATGATATCTCATGTCATCCGCAAAATTAATAACTGCTACACGTTTACCAATATACGTATATTTTTTATAGGTTTGGATGAGGTATGTTGTTTTCCCGGAAAACATTGGACCCAATGCGAGCTCCAGATACCCATCGTTTACTGAATTCATTGTGCGTTTATTTCAAGGCAATAAAAATTGATCTTTTATAGGATCAATTTTTATATCTGAATCAGTTTAGAAAAATGTCCGGATTATGTATAATGTTCCCTTTTACGAAGGTCGAAACCTCCGAAGAAAAAATCGTTGAATTAAGCCCGCCTAGATCTGATAGCATGGATAGAAGCGAGCATCCGCATATAACTGTTGACGAGGTGCAAGTGAATATTAATCCCATTGACTACGATTCCGACGATGAAGTCGACGACGAAGTATCTGAAATAAATGGTCTATTTGAACCCAAGCCTTTGATGGAAGAGCAAGAGACAGTTTCTTCATTAGAAGTAGAAAAGGAATCGAAAGAAACGAATGACATTGAATTAGAAATTACGGTTGAAGAGGAATCCTTTGTAACTATCTTATGTAACCTTTTATCAAAGTGTTTCAAGAAATAAATTCTACTAACCCTTAATGTTTATTTTATAAAATAAAATAAACATATTGTTTTCTTGCATCTATAACAAGAATGGAAAAATCAACAGAATCGATACCTTGGGTCGAAAAATATAGACCTACCCATTTCGATGACATTGTACTCGATCCCGTAAACCGCAAATTCTTCGAAAATATACTCGAAAAAAAGTATTTTCCAAACCTACTTTTTTATGGTCCCCCGGGAACGGGTAAAACGACAAGTATTATTAATTTAATCAACGAATTCCAAAAACGCCATAATCGTCCAAACAAAAGTAATATTATTCATTTGAATGCGTCCGATGAACGCGGTATTGATATTATTAGAAATCAGATATATACTTTCGTAAAATCTCTGAATATGTTCGAATCCGGAATCAAATTCGTAGTCTTGGACGAAGTTGATTATATGACGAAAAACGCACAACAAGCTCTAAAACATTTACTACAGACATCATCGAATAATGTACGTTACTGTCTTATCTGTAACTATATCAGTAAGATCGATGAATCTTTGAAAAATGAATTCATATGTATTCGTTTCAATCAATTACCGAAGCAAGACATATATCAATTCATTAAAAATATTGCCAAAAATGAAAACCTGAATATTAACCAAGAGATCATAGAAATTATTCAATCCATATATAACTCCGATGTGCGAAGTATGATTAATTTCATACAATTAAATCAAAACTTACAAGAAAGTGATTGGAAAACCAATGTAATGAATAATAAACTTTTGGAAACATTGCATGGGCAGTTGTTAAAACCGAAAACCGAGACTTCCACAATAGAATTAATAAAATTCATGCATAAAATTAGTATTCAATACAATGTTGATAAAAAACATATCATTCAATCTTATTTTAATTTTATTATACGTAATCATAAAGATTTGATAACGTTGGAACTACTTTCGTTTATGGAGGAAATTGTACACAACCCAGATGCAAGTTTGGATACACTTTTACATTATTTTTATTTGAAATTGAATGAGTTTTACGCCAGATCCTAATATTTATTCAAACGAATTTTCAAAGAATTGATGAAGAAAGTCGTATTTGGTGATGATGATATAATTTGGTCGAATCCATATGCATAATCCAACGAATTACTAGGTGAACACGGATTTTTTGTTTTTTTGGGTATTTCTCTTTTTTTAGGGAGCTCTATTTTCAAAGGGGGAACCTCAGGTTCCCCCTTTAACCCCCTCCTATCATTTTGTATCAGATAAATTCTGTCTTGTGAACAATAGTGCATATAATAAGATATAGATTAAATTAGGGGAAACCAAGGTTTGCTTCGCTTATCCCCTAAGAACCAATCCTTTAATAAAAATTTTGTTACACCTTTTGTAATTCAAAAAGCCCACTTTGACGTTTCTTTAATACATTGGAAACGCAAAATGGTGTAAAAGGATGGGGTCTTAGGGGATAAGCGAAGCAAAGGTGGTTTCCCCTAATAAAATTGAAACTATATAAAGAAAGTAAGGTTTCTTTAAATAGAAAATGTCAAACATTGATGATGAATGGAAACAATTCTTATGTGATCAATATTCATCGGTTCCGTCAAAAACTGTCACCATTAAAAAACCTGTAGTAAAAAATATAGGAGCAGTTGTTCCTAAATGTGAAGACCTGATCATATCCACAAAAACAAAGGTTCTCTTTCTCAATAGAGCGGTTGATATTCACAATCTATTTTGGAATATTCCCATTGTTGAATATTGGAAGCCTTTACGAGGTGTAGTAAAAAAACAGATGAAGATCGTGTCAAAAACACCAGAGGAATATGAAGAGTACAAAGCCAAACTTTCAGACATACCCTATTATGTTGAAAATGTACTAAAGCAAATTCATAACCCGGAAGCCCGACGTATAAAATTCAAGGATGAACGTAAGTTGACAGTGGGAATGTCCAAAAAAGATATTATGAATTGCCGAGGCAAAGTGAAAAACGCTTTCTATAACTGCTTTGCCATGATCCTCCGTTTCCAACAACGTGACCCTATAACGTTATCTAATGATTTCAAAGAGGTCCATGTAAAAATATTCAATACCGGAAAAATGGAAATCCCCGGAATCGTAAACAAGCAATTACTAGAAGATGTCAAAATTATGATATTGGAAATATTACGTACATACTCCGAGGCAAATGATGATATGGACGAAATCGATTTCTTGGAAAATGAAAAGGAGGACAGTGTTCTAATTAATTCGAATTTCAACTGTGGATTTTACATTAATCGCGAGAAGCTACATTCCATTTTAAGAAGTGAAAAATACAAGATCGAGTCAGCGTTTGATCCATGTAGCTATCCCGGCGTGAAATGCAAGTTTTATTTCAATCACGAAATTGGATACGATACAAAATTACAGACTGGAGTAGTTTCGAGAGAAGATCGAGTTCAAAAAATGAGCGAACTAAATGATAACAAACGGTATACCGAAGTTTCGTTCATGATTTTCCGCACAGGAAGTTGTCTTATTGTGGGGAATTGCTCTGAATCCATATTGAATTTCATTTATGATTTCATAAAGACCATGTTATATAATGAATATGCTGAAATTCAGGCACCCAATGAAAGTAGTTTTGTAAAGATGAAAAAGACAAAGGTTCGAACCAAACAAATTTTAATGACACAAGACTATTGGAAAACAGCAAGTGTCCGATAATAGGGGGAACCACCGGTCTTCAGAATCAGCGAAGCTGATTCCAGCCCCTATAACCCCCTCCCGTCATACGATAATTTTATTCCTTACCATTTTACCTATCATGATTCTTTAATGAAAATACATGTAATTTTTCATTAAACCCCTGAAGATGAGAATAACCACTTGATAAATGCCTTGAATTTTTTTTCTTTTTTACACTCAATAAACAATTTATCAAATTTATCCATTTGTGAATAGTGTTTATTCAAATAAATATTATTTGTATCAGACTCTGTTAAAACGTCGTTCTTTTTTCTTATTACAAAAAAATAATAATCTGTTAAAAAACACGAATATTCATCAAATGATAATGTCTTTTCAAAATTAAGTTTTTCTATTAAAAATTCCAAGGCATAAATGTATTGGATTTTTTCATCATTATTAAATAATAATAAATAAGATTGCAAAAGTAGATTACATATAGCCTTACGGTTTTCTATATTGAACGAATTGTTATGCCACATCATTAATGTATCCATTATTTTGATGATTCTATCTAAAAATTCACCCGGAATATCGATTGATGTTTCTTTATTTACCAATTCTGGAACATCGAATGCTTTACGATAAATAAAATTAAAAGTATTCACGAAATCAATATTATCCGCATCTTCTGTTATTATCTGCTCCATATATTCAATGTAGATAGACCCCGATTTTTTCATTATGGTATATGTATCTTTTATCGTCCTCTGCATATATCGAGTCTTTTTAAATAGATGTATTAATATTTTCCAACCCAAATGAAATAAATGGTTTCGATTATCACATTTAGATAAATTTTCGGACTCACATGCCGATGTTATATACTCTTGATTTAGGAGAATGAACAATTCTACATATTTATCCGGAGTTTCAATTGTGTTATCCATGTGGTATATATTCTAAAGGTCAATTATTTAGGCGAACTATTGAATCTATTTTTTAGGAATAAGTATTTAAAGTAAATTCTTTTTTATAATTTATATTATTGATATAAATGAGCAAGCCTTCCGCCTCCGTTACTGCTGCCTCTGTTAGTGCCCCTGTAGTTCCCCCCAATCCACCTGCTCCTACTGCTAACGCTTTACCCGGTGGATACCGGTTACCTGAGAATACAACTCTTCAACATGCCGCCAAGTTATCCATTGTTGAGGATAAGCCCATTATGTTGGATTATTGGACCGCCTCACTCGATAAGTCCGTCTTAATTGGTGTCAAGGAGACCAATGAAAAGTTATTGGTGAAATCGGAAGAGGAATATACCAGCCCTATTGGTAAGATCTATAAGGTGGGTAAGGAGTATATCATTATTACCGAGAACTCGATCTATTTGGTCGATGTGGAGATTCCTACGAAGCGGATCTCCGCTTAGGGGAACCGTAGGATTCAGCGAAGCTTATGACCCTAAAACCCCTCCTTTATTTTAGTGTTTTTGTTACCATTCATCGTAACAAAAACACGTTTTAATGTTTTTTTATTGTTCTTCTTTTATAATATTTCGATTTTTTGGGTTGTTTTTTTGTTGATTTTAATTTACGTTTATTCGACGTTTGTTTTTGGGTTTTAATTGATGAACCACCGTGTGTCAAAAACGTCTTAGGATCTAATTTTTTATATTCGCCATATGTCAAAATAGTTTCAGGATCTAATGATTGAATTTCAGTGCTACGTTGATCAACACGTTGTCTTTCTAATTTACCAGTTTCTTCATTTTTTATGATTTTGTAAACAGTGTTTTGATATAAAACATATTTGCTTTGAATTTTAAGGTCGGATGCAGCCGTATCATTCCATTCTTGTATCTTTTCTGATAATAACTTGATTGGGATTTCAGACGATGGATCAATGTCTTTTATCTCGGTTATATCGTTTTTTATTAAAACTCTAACTTGGTTTTCTTTTTCGTCGTAGATTGGTAAAAAATCGTCAACTTTTTTAACTGTTCCTAACACATATCCCTTAAGATTATGATAGAAAGTATCTGTTATCGGAACATTGTTCTTACGAGATCTAGAATTTGTAATTTTCCATTTTATTTCTACCTTACGACAACGAGTATCATTCAGTTGTTGTTTCAATAATTTCGCTTTTGCAGCTTCTTCCAACAATTCAGTTTCTTTTTTAATAAATTGGTCTATTTTTTCTTTTTCTGTACTTGTCCCAAAAATTTTCGAAAATAATGACATATCCAATATAATTATATTATACCCACATTTTATTCCCAATTTACCACCGGTGGTTCGGACCATTCACTATATGCAACCGCTTTTGTCGTTGGTCTATCTAAAGCCAGCAAAGTCTCCAACGCTTTTTTTCGTCTTTCTAAAGGGTTCATTTTCATGGGTAACTTTCTTGATAACTGTTTCCATCGCCATTCAAATTGTAAAGCGGCGGACCAATCTGGAAAACCCGCCACATGACAAACTCTTCTCCATGTCTGTCCTGCGGCAACTTTAGCACTTGTCGCATGTGCTCCTCCCTTAATCTCCTTGTTATGTTGCCGAAGCCTATGATCCAAATCCACTGTTGCTCCCACATAGGTAGATCCATCGGTCGACTCCAATAAATAAACGAAAAAATGTTTTTCTACTTCCATTATATACCAGACCGCATATAATAAAAGATGAAGAATAATGCAACAAGAAAAGCTTTCCCCCAACGTCTTTATAAATACTCCAATCCAAGACAAGCCCAAAAAATGGCCTATAAATATCTTGGAAAAACCGCAAAACTCTATCCTGCACATAATCCTCAAAAGAAATACAGTGTATTCGATCCCAAAAATAAAAAATGGGTTAGTTTCGGACTTCTTGGATATGAAGATTTTACGAAACATAAAGATTTGAAACGCAGAAAAAACTATTTAACAAGAAGTAGTCGAATCAAAGGCGACTGGAAGGATAATAAATACTCACCAAATAATTTGAGTATACACGTGCTCTGGTGAGGGGGAACTACGTTCCCCCTCTGACCCCCTCCTTCAGTCAACAACCGACACCGTTAGCGTAAATAACATACACCAAGAATAACCCAAAGAAGTTCTTAGAAAATAGATCCAGAATATTGAACATCGTATTTTTAACATAATATGGCAAAAACGCAGCTACGCCATATAGTGCCCAGAATCCAACAAAATATGCAAATATCTGCCATCCTAAATTATCCATACTCACAAAATTCGCAAAAATAAGATAATAATAAATAACAAATGGGATGAATCCTAAAAGAACACTCGTTATAATGGGTAACACTTTGAGTTCACCCAGATAGCCAAACAATAACATAAGCCAGTTCAATGACAAAATGGTCATTATAGTCGTTGAATTCTCATAAAACAACTGGAAAAAATCCAATTTATCTCCCGTTTCAGAATCTTTATTATTCAAATACATGAGATACATGATTAACGTTAGTAACATAGTCGGTGTAGTTATAAACCAATCGATGTATCGGTTCGGTGTAATATTTGAGATCGAATTAAAATTCCGGAATAACCATACATAAAATGACCCTTCAACCACTTGAACCCCAAGTTCTAATACTAAAAGTTGTTTTATAATATGAAGTGCACTCGGTATATTTAGTGTCAATGCATATATGTCTAATACACCAGTCAATACCTGTATTATAATTGAAAATAATAAAGAAGAATATAAAATCGATTTGTTCATATATATTATAAGAACAAATATTGTAGGGAGATGCAAAAAGAGACGAAGTCTAAAATTGTTAGAAGAAAGAAATGCCAAGGTGGTCTTCCCACTTGTAAAAACTATGTAGGCGACTATAAAGACGTCGAAGATGTAGGTTGCTGTGAGCAATGCGATAAATACGTCGATGAAAATCCATATGATCCTTATTGGGAACAAATGGAACAACACTTTGAAGATTCTCCCGAATATGCAGAACTTGAAAAGAACAACCGAGTAGAAGACACCGATGCCTATGAAAAAGCGTTTGAACAATTTCAAGCTACATATGAAGACTGGCCAACAATGCGGAGACGCATGGCAAATAAACACAATGGTTAACATTATAAAATTTGAGGATAGAGTCTGGGTCTGGAATCAGAGAACTGATTCTGAAGCGACGTTGTCCACCGGGGAACCAAGGAAAATTACTTGCATTTTTCATTAAATAATCACGTCTGGCAAAATGGTAAGGAATTAATTCGCCCGAAGGACGGGAGGGGGCATAGGGGGAACCCCTATTACAATGAATAAATGAAATAAGGTACCAAATAAATCGCCAAAATTAATACTATAATATTAATATTCAAACTTGACGATGCCAATAAAGATCCTAGAATAGCCGTTCCAGAAATCATCAACGCGTCCGCGATTAAAATTAACCCTCCCATCTCTTTTCCATAATCTTTGAATGTATCCATAATCATACTTCTACCTCTTGGAATTGCATTCATCATCTGAGCAAACGAAAGATCATGTATTAACTGTACTATAACAGCTAAACCAACAAAAGCCACAATCGAAAATTTGGAAAACACCAAATAATAAATAGCTCTAACAATAATAACACCGATTACTAAAATCAAAACATCACCAAGAACCGCGGCCAATCCATACTTATGATACCACTCTTTCAGAGTTACGGATTTGATTGCTCCGGAAATAACCAAAGCGATAACAATTAGATCTGTGACTAACGCACCGTTCAAAATCGGTAAATAATCCGAGACATTTGCGAATCGAGAAATGTCTTGGAATTGCATCTATATAAATAAATGATATTAAAATAAAAAGGAGGGATCTTAAGGCGTAAGCTTCGCGGAAAACCATAGGTTCCCTTAATTATATAATATCACCTATAAGTTTTATCTGTTCTGAAGTTAAAGAATCCGGAAATACCACATCAAATTCTATCACCAAATTTCCATAAGTTCCATCGCGATTCATACCTAGTCCCGCGATAGTTTTTTTATAATTCGGTTTTACTATGGTTGGATTTGTTTTATTATTCAAATTTAATGTTTTTCCATTGATATGATGTATCTCGAATGAAAATCCACATAACGCTTCCTTCAATGAAATCGCCTTTTTAATAACTAGATCGAGACCTTGTCGCTTGAACATGGTTTCATTTTTCACTTGAATAATGATCTTAATATCTCCACGACACTTCTCGTTTACACTATGACCTTGATCTTTCATCAAAATAATTTCATTATCATCGATCCCCGCTGGAATATTAATATACATGGTTTCTTCTTCTTGAACTTTTAGTTCTCCGATCATATTCCATCTATCAATTTCAACCGGCAATGTACATCCACGATATGCCTGTTCCAATGTTAAATGCACATATTCAACGATGGGCTCGGGTTTCTTTAGAAAGGGAAACCCCTGTCCTGGAAATCCTTGTCCCGGAAATCCTTGTCCGGGAAACCCCTGTCCATGAAACACTCGAATCTCTGGACCCATATTCATATTACCCATATTCATTCTGACTCCGGGCATTCCCATAGGTCCCATCCCTTGTCCAAATAACATACTAAACAAATCACCTACATCTCCCATCTCTTCATTCATACTATCCATTCGTGTGAATGGCATCCCCATTCCTTTTAAAAAAGGATTATTCTGCTCCATATCATATTGCCTTCGTTTCATAGGATCACTCAGCACCTCATATGCTTCATTTATCTGACCCATCTTTTCTTGAGCATCACTCGATGAATTACGATCTGGATGATATTTTAAAGATAATGTACGATAGGCTTTCTTAATTTCTATTTCACTCGCTTTATTGGAAACTCCAAGAATTTGATATAAATTTTCAGACATAAATCAATATATATCCACCCAATAATTTTTTATATTTGATTCTACGAAAAACATAATAAATATACTAAACCATGAATATATAATGAATTCAAACAATACAACTCAATCATCGTTTATCTATAAATACAAACCCTATTTCATCGATGATTTTACTATAGATCCAAAGCTTAAATCCATGATCCGCACTCTAAAAGAAATTGATGATATGAATCTATTGATCCTAGGGAATTCCGGATCTGGTAAAACTTCAATGTTATATGCATTAATACGTGAATATTATGGATTACATAAAACACAGGGGTTCCCAGAGAACAATATCTTATTCATCAATAATCTGAAAGAACAAGGAATAAGTTATTATCGTACGGAAATGAAAACATTTTGTCAATCACATAGCTCCATTTACGGTAAGAAAAAGATGATCATTGTCGATGATATTGATATGATAAATGAACAATGTCAACAGGTATTCCGAAACTATATTGATAAACACAAAAACAATGTTATTTTTATAGCTGCGTGTTCGAATATTCAAAAGGTGATTGAAAGCATTCAATCTAGAATAAACATTATTCGAATCCATAAACCAAGCGACGATGATATGAAATATATCGTTGATAAAATAATAATCCATGAAAAAATAAATATATCTGACGCCACGCGAGATTATATTATCCATTTTTCGAATCATTCCATACGTGAAACCATTAATCACTTAGAGAAAATTTATATACTGTGCGAAAATGGATCCAATGAAATTACGCTGGATCAAGCCAAAAAAATTTGTAGTACCATTTCATTTCAACAATTCGAGTACTATATCCAGTATATTAAAACAAATAATATGTTAAACGCGATTGAATGTCTATATGAAATTCATGATTACGGATATTCGGTTATCGATATTTTAGACTATTTTTTTACGTTCATTAAAACAACGTGTTTGTTAACCGAGGATGAAAAGTATAAAATCATACCCGTTTTGTGTAAATACATAACGATTTTTCATAGCATACATGAAGATATCATTGAATTATCTCTAATGACAAAAGATCTGATTTTATTATTTTTTCGAGAGATATAGTAGTATATGTTGAAACAAATTTTTAAGGAGAATATTCCATCAAAAACTCTCTTTGATTTATTAGAGAAAATATGTTTGAAAACGGATAAATATTATCTCGTCGATCAGAACGCATTCAAAAAAATGTTATTTTTGGGTTTAAGTGAAGGATTTTTACAAGAAATATTACCAAATTACCATGTATCCAAACAGTTTTATGTGACACGCAAATTCAATTATAACTCTTTCACAAACATTTTAAGACAGATCTGTAAATCCAATAGTGTAATGTTTCACTCTATGATAAAGTATAACGAATCATCTTATACAATTGATTATTTCATCTACTATTAGGGGAAACCAAGGTGTTCAGCGAAGCTTATGCCCCTAAGACCCCATCCTTTATCTTGAACAGCAGTATACACCGGGAACACAGGAAAAAATAAAAGGGAGGGATCTTAAGGGAACCGTAGGTTCCCTTAATCCCTTAAAAAAATCTGGTGGGCTATTATATACGAAATAATTGATGTTGACATTGAATAATACTTATAAATACATTTTCACCATAAGCATCATATTATTAGCAAGTTATTTCGGAAGTCATATAAAATCCGCATTTACCGATGATAATGATGAACACGAGCTCATTAAAAAATATTTACTACATGATTCACCTTTATATGGACAAGAACGTCCCAAAATGTGGATCCATTCCAAATATGAAATCAACGCAAGAAAATGGAAAAGTTTTCAATCCAGAAACACAACCGATCTCAATCAACCCTATATTCATCTCACTGTAAAATCCATTATTAATCATTGTGGTGATGATTTTAATATTTGTCTCATCGATGATGAAACATTTAGTAAATTAATACCAGGATGGGACATTGATATTTCCAAGATCGCCGAACCAATGAAATCACGATATCGCGAATTGGGTATGGTTGAACTCATCTACATTTACGGTGGAATGACCATTCCCAACTCTTTTGTATGTATGAAAAATTTGATAGATCTATATGAAATGGGAACCCAGAATGATAAACCTTTTATATGCGAAAACGTAAATCGTTATACAAATGTTTTGATGGATAAACATAAAAGATCTTTTACACCAGATGCACAGATCATGGGGGCGAAAAAAAAGTCTCCTGAAATCAGATTGATGGCGGACTATTTAAAAATAAGAAATCAAAATCCTCACTTTTCAAGCGACGTTGAATTTATGGGGTTTACATCCGAATGGTGCATTGGTCAAATAAAAACCGGAAAAATGAACTTGATTGGTGGAGAGTACATTGGAACAAAAACCACAGATGGAAAACCAATAGTAGTAGAGGATCTCATGGAAGAAGCCCCTTTACAAATTTGCCCAATGCGAAATTTCGGCATTTTAATTCCAAGAGAAGAGGTCCTGAATCGTGTGCATTATCAATGGTTTGCTACCATGTCCTCTTCGGAATTATTGACCACTAGTCCAATTGTTGTAAAATATATATTAGCCTCTATGCGATCTGTCATTGGACAGAGTGAGGAAAAAGTTGTAAAAAAACAAGGGGCGATCATGATATAGTATTTTATTTGCGAATAAATGTAGCAAATAAAATATTTACTGTTTTTATTATAACTTGTTATGGATTCTACACCGATCAACACTGAATATAAGGAAGGCGACGTCCTAATTTATATAGAGATCGAACGTTTTAGTAATCAAAAATACGAAATAAATAAAACCACTGGAACATTGGAACTTGATCGAGTTCTTGAATATCCCTATTTTTACCCATATGCTTACGGGTTTATACCGGGAACTTTAGCCGCGGATGGAGATGATTTGGATGCACTTATAATCACCGAAAAACTTATACGTAAGGACAATTTATATAATGTTTATATCGTAGGCGTTTTAGTTATGGAAGATGAAAAAGGTATGGATGAAAAATTATTATGCGTCTTGGAGGAAGACAATAATGAGATATGTGACATTTCAGACGTTTCGAATGAAGTTCTCGAAAATATAAAATGGTTTTTTGAGAATTATAAAAGCAAAACTCCTGGAAAATGGTCCAAGGTTATTGGATATGAGAATCGTGACTATGCGATAAAATTATATAAAAATTGTTTATTACATATATAATTTTTCAATGGTTAAAAAGAACCACCTGAATTCAGAATATATGTTTTTGTTATTTTGAAATCTGTTACAGAAACTGGAAAAGAACTAAACTAAAAAGCAGCCCCTAAAATAACCATAATTAACACTAATAATGGTATGATTAAAGATTAAGATAAAAATCTCTCTACTCTAAATTCAAAAACGTAGTCGGGATTTATTACATTTACTATATCAGTGTTAAATAAGTCTTTACACATGTAAACTTCATCAAACAATTCCAAATATAAAAAAAGTGTTGATATTAAAAAACTATCATAAAAAATAAGCACTACGTGGTTAGGTTCTGATTTATTTTTTTTATGAATTATGTAGTTTGAAACGACACTCCAATTAAATGGTGTTCCAATTACAGAAAAGTTCAATGACTTTAGTTCATTATCTTCTATTTTTAAAAAATTTAAATCATGTTCATGAGTTATTAGTTTGGAAGGATATAAATTTATTAGATCATTCGAATAATAGTAAAAGTCGGTTTTGTCATACAACTGTTGATCTCCAATATTGAACCACCAAGTTAAATCACCATAGCCTTCAATTTCGCATAAATTATCTACATGTCTCACTTCAATTGTAATTATTTTTTCAATTAAATTCAATTTAAATATAGAGTTTATTTTTTTAACAAATTCGTAATAAATTTGAACCGTTCCTTTCAAATTCATATGGGAATCTGTTTTATAAAACGTTTCTATGTCATCTCCAATAATTTCATAACCATCAAATAAATAATTTCCGAATTTGTTTTTATACGTTTCAATGTGAGGTCTATATTTTATATCATAACCGTCAGGCATTTGAGATTTACAAACATAGGATTTATCTGGAAACACTACAATGAAAAATTTATTTAAAACTGTGTCATATCTATTTAATGATTCTATTTGGATAATTGATTCCTCGTTTACATGCCGCTGAATTTCATTGGATGAATCGTTTATTAAAAATAAATAACCATTCTTTCCTATTAACGTTTTATTGCAGGACATATAACGTATATGATATATATTTATATATTTATATAAGCATAAAAATTATATATTATCCTTTTGATTCCAGACCGCTATATTTTGGGTAATTCCTAAATTTGGTAATTCTATGAAATTGTAATTTAAGTTTTTTGCTATAATAACTTCCCAATCCGTTTTATAATATTCATCACTGTTTTTAATATAATTATACATATTATTAATAACATTACAATAATTATTAAAATTCATTCCGGATATTTTATAAAAAGATGTATAATAATAGTTTCTATCGGTTACATTAGAATTTTTTTTAAATATGTTAAAATGGTTGTCGTAATCTGAATAATTAAAAGTTTCATTTATCACATACCTACCACTTATTTTAAAAAATTGTTTAATTTTTAAATAATTCATATTCGTTTTTATGTGGTTTAATGCTGCATATGTTTGTGCTAGCTCTCCGTATGCTTTTGTGGTTTTTACATTTGTGTAATCATTTATTATTGGATCGGTTTGAGAGTTTATAAATAAATCTACACTACTATTCAGTGCATTAAGTTCTTCTGGTAAAAATTCCGAGTTATCAAATAATATAATAAAATTATTAGGCATAAATGTTCTAATGGAAACAATTGTGTCCAACGTCTGTTGAAAACGTTCTAATGGAGAATAAATGGAACGTGTTTCTGAATAGGTAAAACTGACATTAGACGTGTATATTTTTGATGATATAAAAACAATATTTTTTTCCATTGGTTCTAATGGTAAAACCATTGAGTTTCTGAAATAATTATCCCAAAAATTTCCATAATAAATAATGGGTTCGATCTTATAAAAATAATTTTGTTTTAATGAACATAATAATTCATACGATAAATTATCAATATTATCGAAACTAACTGCCTTAGAATATTTTGACAATCGACTTTCAATGACAGACGGATAATTTTTTTTTTGATATAAAATTGGCAATTGCGTTATCATCATCTGTGTCAATGTATAAGAATAAGTTTCTGGCCACATTGATGTTTCTAACCAAAAATTTGGTTTGTGTTCTTCAAGTAGTCTATTAAATTCGTAAATATTATTATATTTGTATTGATAAGGATAATTTGAATCCAAACTGTCGCCAAATATTACTACTTTAACGTTTAATACATTTGAAAATTTTTCTATAAATTTTTTCAAAATAATGTATCCTTTAATGTAATAAATGTTTCCATTTACGCCTATAACAATATTTTGATTATTTGTTAATGTTTTTGAAAGTGCTTTTTTATAATCAGGCAATTCGGAAACTACTATCTCGTGTTGATCGTTCAAATGTTTTCCATAAATCGCAAGATTTTTTTCATTCTGTGTCACACAGCAATTTATTCGATTTAGGTTTAATATAGAATCTGAATGTGTTTTATCAACTTGTTCATGATAGTACATTTGATATTCACGGTAAACATTGGAGTGATCATGTGTAATAATTGTCGTGTGTTTATTTAAATTCAAAATACTATCAATTGTTCTTTTAATATGTCCAACCGTAGAATTTATAAATATTTTGTAAATTTTAAATGACCATATTCTCATAATGTTATCAAATTCATCATCGGAAAAGCCTCGTTCTAACAATATATCATCATTTATAAAAAAATATAGTTGACCATTATACCTTCTACATATTAAAAACGTAGTTTCGTCTTTATATTTGGAAATTATCGTGTTCAAGAATACAGTCGTTCCTCCACCGATAATCGGGAAATCTACAACAAAAATAAAATTATGATAGTTATGCAAAATTTCCAGTGTTGATTTTGAGACACTTTCACAAAATTTATTCATTTCGCAATTTGTATAATAAATATCATTCGAATGTTTAAAACTATAATTTGTTGTTGAATAATAATGAACGTTAATATTATACATTTCGTTGCAAAATTTCATATTTAAAAAATCGTTATAACATAATAAATTATAAATGCTTTGATTAAATACTCGGTTTTCATTAATGCCAAAATTTAACCAATGATTTACAGCTTCTTCAATCGAATGTATGTGTGCATTTAAATCGGGGTTGGATTTTATGTATTCTGCGTATGTAAATTTTCCAAACAAAAATTTATTTAAATAATCAATTGTTTTTTGTAAACTATACGAATTGTTTATTGATAAGTCGTTAATAAAATGAAAAAAATTTTCTATAAGTTTGTTTACAGTAAAATTTTTAAAAGAATTAGCAAACATTATTTTTTTATTTTTTTTTATTACATTTGGAATAACAATTCTCTCAAATGCGTGTTCTATCATGTAATCTCTAACCTTATTTTTTTCGTTTATGTTCATATTAATATAGTTCGTATTTCCAAACAAATTTTTATTTTTAAAATTTGAATAAACATTTATTAATGATCCGTCTAGAGAATAGAAAGCTTTTACCCAACTATAATCAAAACTTTCCTCGTTATTTAATGAATTAAATATTTTCAAATCACCAAATAAATCATTTGCGATATCTTTGCTTAATATATAAACATTTCCTTCTACAAATAAAAAAGAAGAGGGTAAATTAAAATAACTCGAAAATTCTTCTACTAAATTTGAATTTAATCCGTAATTAAAATCGTTTGCGTTTTCAAATAACATTGCTTCTGTTAAAAAATTTTTTCCGTAATGTAATATGTTTGGACAAACACAACCTATCTTTTTGTCTACATTCAATATATTTATTATCTTATGCATATTCGATAAAAAAGGCTCTACATATCCATTTCTTTTTGCTTTATCGGATTTTGAATGGATAAAAAAAAGGTGGTCATAATCAATGTTCAAATCATTCAAATATCTTACAGCGACAAATTTCCCCCCAATGTCCATTCCAATGTTTTGAGTAATTATAAACGTGTAATTGTATTTATTTAATACGTCAAAATTGTCAATGCAATATGTTACTATAATATCAAAATGCAGACTTATTGATTCTAGATAAGAATTGAAATATGCTTCAAAAAAATTTAGATCAAAGCAATGAATCGCACAAATTAATTTTTTTGTTATTGATGTTTGTTTTGATGGTTTATATTGAATTGGTGCATTTGGATTTTTTAAAAATAGTAAATATTTATGAAATAAATAGGGGTATTTATTGAACGCTTCCCAATCTTCATTTGTATAACTTTCTTTTATTTTTTTTTCCATTAATTTATCATAAAAAAGATTTTTAATTTCAGTTTTATAATTTCTATACATGTACAAATACTCGTTGTATTCATTTAAATTTATTATGGTTTTTCGATTTTCTGATTTGCCATGCTTAATGTAATGATCTAGTGCCAATTCGCGTGTTGTTAAATTTGCATAAAACAAATCTGGATTTAATAAAATATAATGAACCCAATTAAATGCATCATTCTTAAAAATTGTTGATTCATCTTTATCTATAAAAATTTCTTCTTTTTTTGTTATTTTACTTGATGTCTTATTTTTAAAAACTATTGAAGAGTTAATGTGTTCACTTGAACCATTATACTGAATGTCTATTGACATTTGATTATTTAAATTAATAGCGGGACGATACCTCCCATTTGATCGTTTTCCCAATAACATATAACTATTAAATTATGTATACAAATTTTTTACATCGCGTTTCACTAATTCGGAACACAGGTTTCTAAGGTTTGCCCGTTTTAATGAACCATTTATATTAAAATTGTTATCATTATTAATAATATATCTTGGATCTCCACCTGCGTTTTCACAGTAATGAGAGGTTAAAGGAAAAAAACGTTTTTTTTCTTTATAAACCTCATTTATCCAATCATCACAATACCAATTGATTATTTCTTCCGGGAAATAATATCCAAATGTCTCCATATGTCTACGTGAAACAAACGTCTGTGTTAAAATATGTGGATTATTATTTATGGGACCCGTCATTCCTAAACCATTTGCCAATAAAATCGTTTTAATACATTCGTTCACCCATCCTTTTGTTCTAAAACAAATATCGTCGCCACATTGAAAAAAATAATCACAATTTTCCGCATATGCTTTTTCGAATAACCGATTCCACATTTTTGTTAGATGTCCTTTTTCTATTCCATCCATATAAATAAAATCAATTCTAACATTTTTCATAATAGACACAAATCTATGAAAATTATCATGTTGTGTTTTATTATCATATATAACATCACCTCTATCCACACCTATGTAAAACACATATTCGTGTTCCTGATCATATGTTAATAAAAAAGTTTTCAGAGTTAAATTGTATAAATAACTATCCAAATAGGTTGACCATGTTCTACCCTTTGATGTGGAAGGAATAAGTATCCCCACTTTCATTCTGAATTAATATACACAATTGCTTATATTTATTTGATTTTGAAAATAAATATAAATAGAAATATGCGTTTTATCTATAATCATGAATCTCTTAAAGCACGTTTTTGTTATAAATCTTGACTCAAGAACCGATCGATTCGATCATGTTTCTTCTGAATTCGATAAAATTGGTCATGGATTTGAAAGATTTTCTGCTATTTTGCATTATGATGGTGCCATCGGTTGCACTTCAAGTCACATAAGATGTTTAGAATTAGCGATTGAACGTAACTATGACTATGTTACGATATGTGAAGATGACATTACGTTTACCAACCCCGATGTGTTTATAAAAAGTCTACGTAAGTTTGAAAATTCTCCTCCTGAAAAATGGGATATTCTGTTATTGGGCGGCGTAGTTTATTCCGATAAAGGTGACTCTTATGAAATGATTCGACCATTTTATGCCCGCGTATATGAATCTCAGACAACAACTGGTTATGTAGTTCCGCGTCATTATATGCCCATTCTTTTGGAAAATTTCAGATCTGGTCTTACACAGTTTTTAGAAACCGGAAATCGATGGACCTATGCTATAGATTCGCATTGGAAACAATTACAACGCCGAGATTTATGGTTTTTTCTTACCCCTCCCACAATTATACAGTATGCAAATTGGAGTAATATTGAAAATTCACATACGAATTATGGTGTAGGGATGCTGAGATTACAAAATATAGATGTTATAATGGAAACCGATGAATGAATTTACACCGATGAACATTTAAGTTCGCACACGAAGTGTGCGTCTTAATTGATTTATCGGTAACGTTGCCTTTGAACACTATCCGCACTTTGTGCGGATTACAATGTTCAAAGGTGTAAATCTTCATCGGTTTAAAAATTGATTAAGATGCCGAGAAAGATGAAAAATAATATCTATACACAATATATCCAAAAATGCCCATTGTAATATGTTTCGATACCGAAACTACAGGAAAACCACCACCATCAACCAACCCAAAATTTAAAACCGAAGGGTTTTTCAACGATAAACGTGTTCCGGCTGAATCGTGGCCGAGAATTGTTCAACTCAGTTTTATTCAATATGATACGGATAGAGAAGTGGTTGTGCAACACTACGATCAAATTATTAAAATGAAACCCGGTGTAAAAATTCCCAAGTCATCTACCAATGTACATGGAATCACAGATCAAATGTCAAAAACCAAAGGCATAGATATTCGACAGGCTATGATGGATTTCATGAAAGCTTATTATGATAGCGAAGTTACTATTGGACACAATATACAATTTGATTTGAATGTAGTTTGTGCAGAACTAACCATTTTGATGCGTGATCCGACAACCAGTCCCGAACAAAAGAAGAGTTTTGATTATTTGATTAGCTCTCTCATGGGAAAAAAAAGACCCAAATTCTGTACTATGCGTGAATCAAAAGAAGTGTGTCAGCTACCTAAACATCAATATAATCCTGTATCTGATGAAATTATGATCGATGAAAAAGGCTATTTCAAAATCGACGAATCCTTAGACGAAATGGGAAAACAAAAGACTAGGCATTCAAATTTAGAAAATGCACATAAGATTTTATTTCATGAAAAACCCAACGGTCAATTACATAATGCTTTGGTTGATGTTGCAGTTTGCCTACGTGTATATATGAAATTATATAAAAACGTAGATATTTGTGATGCTTATCATAAGAGAACGAATGGTTTAATCTATGATTTAATCAAACCTGTCCGGATTTTATCGAATGAACTTCCAGCCAGAATAGGTGATAAACCTGAAGTTTTCGAAATACGACGAATGAATGATTTCACCTTCAATAAAAAATTCAAGACGGATGAAGAATTGGACCATCAAGAATCTAAAAGTACAACTAGAATGTCACGATCTAAAACTAGGTCGTATCGAAGGAGAAATACAAAATCCGCTTCACCCTTGAAAAGAAAAAGCAATAAGACAAAAAGGGAGCGGAACTCCTATTAAAGGGAACCTACGGTTCCCTTTAAATCCCTCCCTTCTAATCTCTCATTATTAAACAGAACATTAAGTTCCCTTTAAGGGAGGGATCTTAAGGCGTAAGCTTCGCGGAATACCGTAGGTTCCCTTAATCCCCTACTCACTCCCGAAAAACGCCCCCTTCCCGATTCTAAAATCACCCAATCGAGTAATAGCATCGTTTTTATCCTTCAACACTTCACGAATGACATCTTTCACCGAAATCAAGCCAACACACTCATTCGACTTATCATCCACAACAACCATATGCCGAATTCCCTTGAACATCATCTTTTGCATACAAGTATCCAAACTATCGCTAGCTTTGGCAACAATAAGACTTGGACCGTAAGTCGCAATGTCCTTCACCTTGATTTCAGCATCATTTTTTCCAAGAGCGGCGACCTTATGAATATAATCACGACCCGACAAAACGCCAATTACCTTGTTTTCATTATTCGTAACAGCCAAACACCCAACATTGAAAGCTGTAAACCGGGCAACGGCTTCTCTCGCCACCTTTTCCTCATTGATCTTGAAATCGAGATTAAAATAGCAACTCTTTTCGAAAAGCTGAAGAGCATTAGCGACAGTTGGTCGTGGAATTGAAGAAAATGTTCGTCGTAACATTTTTATAAAACATATAAATTATTTATTTTTATATGTTTTTAGTATATAATTCATGGAACACCCAATTTATAACATACCTATCAAAAAACGTAAAACCATAAAAAAACAAAAATCACCGAAGTCGGAATCACTTTCGATTCGATTAAACGAAAAATTCATCGATATTCTCGGTCAACTAGAGACCATCCTATCGAAACAAGGTGAACCATTCAAATCCCGTGCCTATCATAACGCACAAGAGACGATTATGGTTCTAACCGAAGATCTTACGGTAGAAAACTATAAAACGGTGTTAAAAGGAAAACCCGGAATCGGTTCCACGATTGTTGAAAAACTACAAGAATTCGTGGAAACTGGAACGCTCCGGCTCCTGGAACGCGAGAAAACGAATCCACTCAATGTTTTGACGGATGTTTATGGAATTGGTCCAAAAAAAGCAAAAGATCTCATTGCTTCTGGTATAACTTCTATTGCAGGGTTAAGAGAAAAACAAAACGATGTATTAAATGATATTCAGAAAGTAGGACTAAAATATTATGAAGATATTTTGGAACGTATTCCAAGATCGGAAATCGATGAGTTTCACAGCATTTTTCAACGCGTTTTCCAAGACGTGGTAAAAGGAAAGCCCGAATCCGAAAAAAACGCTTTCGAAATCGTGGGTAGTTATCGCCGTGGTGCTTTACAATCTGGAGATATTGATGTTATCATTACCGGAAAAACGGGAGACAATTTCCGGCTTTTTATTGATAAATTAAAGGAGATGGGTATAATCTTGGAAATATTATCCAGGGGGTCATCCAAATGTTTGGTCATAGGAAAGTTATCCGACCCTTCGGGTAAAAAGGCTCGCCGCATTGATTTCCTTTTTACTACACCTGAAGAATATCCTTTTTCCGTATTATATTTCACTGGGAGTAAAATATTTAATACTGTTATGCGTGGACATGCATTAACCATGGGATATTCTTTGAATGAACACGGACTACATAAAATGAATAAAACCGAAAAAAAAGCCGTAAAAGGAGAAAAGGTTTCACATATCTTCTTGGACGAACGATCTATTTTCGATTTTTTAAATATGGAATACAAATCACCCGAACAGAGGATTGATGGAAGATCGGTTATTATTAAAGGAAAAGAAAAAAACATATCTTCTGTCTTGGAAAACACAACAATTTCTTTATTATTAAAACAGCCTGCATCGAGTGAGTTACCACATTCTATAGAACCAATTATTTCAAATGAAAAGAAAAGTCCAAAACGGGTTACTATTAAAAAAAAGAAGGGCACGAGTTTTAATGTGGACAAAAAAAAAGAGAATGTGCCTGTACTCTTGGAAAAATTGAAAGAAGATATAAAGGAACCTAAAAAGAAACGAACTTATAAAAAAAGAGAGCCGGGTATGTCAAAATCTCGCAGTAAAAAAAATGGATGCTTGAAAAATGAGGTTATCTTAGATTCAAAAACGATCGGTCTAGAACATTTCAAGACCAATGGGGTTTCTTCACTTGAACCTTTAACCGAGGACGCATTGAGTTCATTGATTAAAACCGCCAATGATAACTATTATAATCTGGAACCGGGACAAACCACAATTCTCACAGATAATGAGTATGACGTTTTGAAAGAATTCATTGAGCGTAAATTTCCCAACAATACAGCAATACAAGAAGTTGGTGCTCCTATCGAGAAAAACAAAGTTGTTCTACCATACAATATGCCTTCCATGGATAAAATCAAACCCGATACAGGTGTTCTGGAAGCATGGTCCAAGAAATACACGGGTCCATACGTTCTATCTTGTAAACTCGATGGTGTAAGTGGAATGTATAGTGCCGAGTCCTCCGGTGAAAAACTTTATACTCGAGGAAATGGAAAAGTGGGACAAGATGTGAGTTATTTGATTAAATTCTTAAAGCTACCAAAAATTAAAGATATTGTTGTTCGCGGTGAATTTATCATGCCCAAAAATGTCTTCTTGGATAAATACCAAACCAAATTTGCGAATCCTCGTAACTTGGTCGCAGGAATCGTAAATAGTATCTCTACCGATGAAAAGACGAAAGATCTCCATTTTGTCGCATATGAAGTGATAAAACCCCTTTTAAAACCGAGTGAACAAATGGCCTTCTTGAAAAAATCGGGATTCGAAGTCGTACAAAACGCGGAAGAATCGGCCTTGACGAATAAGAAGCTATCGGATGTATTAGTCGACTGGCGATCAAACTATGAATATGAGATCGATGGAGTTATTGTCACCAATGATGCATTATATCCAAGAATAACCGGAAACCCCGATCATGCATTTGCTTTCAAAATGGTTTTATCTGATCAAATGGCGGAAGTGAAAGTCGTCGATGTGATCTGGAATGCTTCCAAGGATGGATACTTGAAACCTCGTGTTCAATTGGAACCGGTTCGTCTAGGTGGTGTTACAATCGAATTTGCTACAGGCTTCAATGCGGCATTCATAGAAAATAATATGATCGGGGTTGGAGCCATTGTAAAACTCATCCGTAGTGGAGATGTCATTCCTTATATTAAAGAGGTCGTTGTTCCTGCGACTATTGCAAAAATGCCTACAGTTTCCTACAAATGGAATGAAAGCCATGTTGATATTATCTTGGAAAATCCGGAGGACAATTCTTCAGTTCTTGAGAAAAATATTACCGGATTCTTTCGGGGAATTGAGGTAGATGGTCTAAGCGGGGGAAATGTTTCCAAGCTTGTGAAAGCTGGATTCGATAGTATTCCGAAGATTATTGCTATGTCCAAAGACGATTTCTTGACCGTGGATGGATTCAAAGAAAAGACTGCCACAAAATTACATACGGGGATAAAGGATCGGTTATCGGCTTCATCTATTGGAACCATCATGTCCGCGTCGAATCTATTTGGTCGTGGATTTAGTGATAAAAAGATTGATCTTATTTTAGCGGAAGTTGGAATGGGGGTCCTTACATCGACAGAATCCGTCGCAGATAAAAAGAAACGTATTGCTGCGATTAAAGGAATGGCTGTTAAAACCTCCGACTTATTTGTAGAGTCTATTCCTCGATTCCTAATATTCTTGGATGAATGTGGACTACGTGGGAAACTTGTAATAAAAAAAGCTGAAGAAAAATCTGAGAAAAAAGACGAATCGCATCCTCTTTATAAAAAATCCATTGTTATGACCGGATCCAGAGATAAGATCCTGGAAAAAAAATTGGTAGAAATCGGTGCTGTTATAGGATCGAGTGTTTCAAAGAATACGTTCGCTGTTATTACGGATGATTTAGAATCGGATAGTTCCAAGGTACAAAACGCGAAGAAACTTGGTGTTCCTTTATTTATTGTGCAAGGGTTTAAAGATAGATACCACATTTAAGGGGAAACCCATGGGTTTCCCCTAAAGGATTTAAAGATATCTAACGCATTTAGGTATAGATGCAGATCTTCCGTTATCTCCTTTTCACTTTTTTTTCCGCTGTTCTCGCTTCAACCGAAGTTTGCACCACTGTTCCTAATTCGTGTGTGACTTTTTCGGTGAGTTCAGGCACTGGATGTGCATGGATGTGCAATTACTGTGCCAGTCAACTTGGAACCAATAATTACTATTTTGTCGATGGGATTTGTTCTTATCAGGAGGGAGGCTGTGTGGGAAATCCCGTAGCGGGTAAGTCGTACACGTGCTGTGCCGTTTAAGGGAACCTAATGTATTCATCGAAGCTTACGCCCCTAAGACCCCCTCCCGCCCTTCGGGAATAATATGGACTCAACTTGAACAATACTCATGCGGTGCCATGTAAGTTGATACTATATAATTCCTTTTCAAAAGAAAAATAGAAAAAGGGAGGGTTCGGAAGGCGTAAGCTTCGCGGAAAACCGTAGGTTCCCTTGCAAAGGATATAAAATTTATTTATTTTATAGATTTTATATATCAAATGAAAACCTATATTTGTGGTTGTGCAAAATCATGTGAAACCTATATTGACGCAGTTTTCAAAAATATTGACGAAATAATACCTTTATTTGAAGATTATAAAATAGTAATCGCCTATGACAAATCCGAGGATAAAACTCTTCGCAAATTATGCGATATGAAAAAAAAATATAACATGGATATACTTATAAACCCTAATCCATGTAAACAGATTCGTGTTGAGAACATATGTAATGCTCGAAATCAATTATTACAATATATGAGGAAAGAAAACACCCCTAACTTCGAATTTTTTATAATGATGGATTTTGATGATGTCTGTTCAGAACCAATGAATGTTTCAGTTTTAAAAAATGGACTTTATAGAACAGACTGGGACACACTATCATTTAATAGACGAGATTATTATGATATTTGGGCACTATCGGCTAGACCATATGTGTATAGTTGTTGGCATTTTCCAAATGGTCATGAAGTAGTTAAAATAATAAAACAATTTATAAAAAAAGAGCTCGATGAATGTCCACATGGAGAATTATATGAATGTATTTCTGCATTCAATGGATTCGCTATTTATAGAACGTCCGCATTTAAAGACGTTTCTTATGAATGGAACATTAAAAAAAATAATGAAATCATGCCTCAAGAATGGATTATGCAAACCGCAAGAGCTATTGGAAGACCTATTTTACAACGTCCAGCAGATGACGATTGTGAACATCGGTATTTTCACATGAAGGCAACACAGATAAATGGAGCGAGAATAAGGATCAGTCCGGAGTGTTTGTTTTAAGGGGCGGGGGAACCAAGGTTTTCCGCGAAGCTTACGCCCCCGCACCCCCTCCTTTTGATCTGATCATTTCATATTAAATATTAAATTTAGACTGTAATATTTAAAAATAAACTCCTCAAAAGGAGGGGGGTGCGGGGTCTGGAAATCCTTCGGATTTCTGAAGACCTTGGTTCCCCTGCCCCTTAAGCTTTAACCTTACCCACAGTTCGGCTAGATCTAGAACGATTCTTCTTCGTATCACGTTTCACAAAACCGAATTTTCCTTTCTCGGCAAAATACCCTGCTTTCTCTAAACGTTTCTCTTTTTTGGCCGTCTTATGCTTCGCGGCAGAAACAATACGTCCCCATTTATTCATAACCAAATTGGATTTTGTTAATCCACCTGACGTTTTAAAAGCGGTCCCATTCCAAACTTGCTGGCGAGATCCGAATAATTCCTTATAGGATTTTCCACTAACGTTATACATTCCAGTATCAGGATTACGAACGGGACGTTTCATTATATATATTAAAAAGATATTTATGACCTAAATTGATAGACATTTACATTGCGATACGTTTCTCGACGAATAGATATTTTGCCCCCTAAATATTGGATTAGTACACGGAAACGCAGAAAACTTTGTACTGAGTATGTTATTCGTTGTGGTTGAAATGCTATTCACTAAAGGCGTGGGACTATTATTATTATTATTATTATTATTATTATTATTTGACATGCTGGCAAATTTTGCTAAAACAGATGCGGGGCAGTTTTGTATTCCATTTTGAACATTATAATCGAACGTTTTACATGTATTGGATTCAGAATCAAGAGAGCTTCTTGATCTTGAATAATTTTGTATCCGTTGAGAGTATTTCATTTTTGAACTCATGTGTGGATTATTTCCACCTGTGGCCAATTTATTATATCTTATCAGGTTTTCACAGTTTTTTTTATCACAAAATTTTACAATATCATTCATTTTTTATATATGATATTGACACATTTACGGGGGAAACCAATGGTTTCCCCCGAACCCCCTTCCTTCATGAGTCATTAATAATGTTAACTATAATTTACACCAAACATTCCTAAAGCATGCCTGTTTCGCCGCTACCGTCGTTTGTAAATTTATCGGAGAATTCGGATAATCCGGATTCACGTACTTCTTACTGGCAAAAGTATAAAAACCAGGCTGTGTTCTTATATACTCAGCATAACGCATCTTTTGTGGCTTGTATTGATTATTTGAACCATTTCGTTTAATAACTTGTTTATGCTCTTGGGGAGTGAAATCATTATAACACAAAATCAAGTTTGAACAGGTATAATAATTGTAAGAATTCGACATGACTATATAAAACACCAATATAAAAAGGTTCACATCCAGTTAAAGGGAGGGATCTTAAGGGAACCGTAGGTTCCCTTAATAAAATTGAATCCAAATAAAGATTATATTCGATATCAAAATATAGTTCACCATGTCTCTCGCCACCCAATATCAACGTAAAACCGATAAACAACACATCCTCGATAACCCCGATACCTATATCGGATCCGTCGAAAATGTCGACGCCGATATGTGGGTTTACGATCCGGACTCCAAACGCATCGTTTTGAAAACTATCGAATACGTTCCCGGTTTGTACAAGCTTTTCGACGAGGGTATCGTGAATGCTCGTGACCATGTAGTTCGTATGATCCAGTCTCCAATCCTAGATAAGCAATTCGTCAGTTATATCAAGACCACGATTGCTGACGATGGAACCATTACCATGACCAACGATGGAAACGGCATTGATATCGCCAAACATCCCGAGTATGACATTTGGATTCCCGAGATGATTTTCGGTCATCTTCGTACTTCCACGAATTATAACAAGGATGAGCAAAAGATCGTCGGTGGTAAGAACGGTTTCGGATTCAAGCTGGTTCTCATCTGGTCGACTTATGGTAAGGTTGAAACCGTAGATCACACACGTGGTCTAAAGTATGTCCAGGAGTTCCACCAAAATCTCAACACCATCGGCACACCGGTAATCACCAAAGTCAAGTCTGCAAAGCCTTATACTACGGTTACTTTTAAGCCCGATTATCAGCGACTCGGTCTTCCCGGTTTGACCGAAGATATGGTGGCTCTTTTGCGGAAACGCGTAATGGACATTGGTGCAGTTACAGATCACTCGATCAAGAAGGTCAAGATCTCCTACAATGACGAAGTGATTCCCGTAAAGAACTTTCAACATTACATAGACATGTATATCGGAGATAAGACCGAGGCCAAGCGTGTCTATGAGCAACCAGATGAACGTTGGGAATATGCAGTGGCTCTCGCACCGAACCATGAGTTCACACAAGTCTCCTTCGTGAATGGAATCTGTACGTTCAAGGGTGGAAAGCATGTCGAGTATATCATGGGTCAAATCACAAAGAAACTCGTGGAATATATCGAGAAGAAGAAGAAAGTCAAGGTGAACGCGGCTTCGATCAAAGAGCAGCTCATTCTCTTCTTGAGATGTGATGTCGTGAACCCTTCTTTCGATAGTCAAACCAAGGATTTCATGAACACCCCTCCGGCCAAGTTCGGATCATCATGTGTGGTATCCGATTCCTTTATTGAGAAGGTCGCAAAAATGGGTGTCATGGATTTGGCCTGTTCGTTAACAGAGGCCAAGGAAAACAAGGCGGCCAAGAAGACAGATGGGCAAAAGACCAAGACGATTCGTGGTATTGCCAACTTCATCGATGCAAACAATAGTGGAACTGCTTCATCGAAAGACTGTATCCTCATCTTATGTGAGGGACTTTCGGCTCTTTCGGGTATTGTTTCCGGTTTGTCGAGCGAGGATCGTAACACGATTGGTATTTATCCACTCAAGGGTAAGTTACTGAATGTTCGTGGTCAAACCGTAAAGAAGGTCGCAGAAAACAAGGAGATCACGGATATCAAGAAGATCTTGGGCTTGGAGGCCGGACGCAAATATTTCAACATGGATGATGTTTATCAACATCTCCGTTATGGTAAGGTCATGATTATGACGGATCAGGATCTCGATGGATCTCATATCAAGGGTCTTTGTATCAATCTGTTTCATAGTGAGTGGGCATCACTTCTCAAGATTCCCGGATTCCTTTCATTTATGAACACGCCGATTCTACGTGCGAAGAAGGGCCAACAAATTGTTTTGTTCTATAATGACGGTGAATATTTGGCTTGGAAAGAATCTTTGGGTCCTTCGGGTACATCGGGTTGGAATATCAAGTATTTCAAGGGTCTTGGCACTTCGACTTCAGCCGAGTTCAAAGAGTATTTTGCAAATAAAAAGATTGTGGATTTCGTCCATGCGGGAGACACATGCGATAACACAATCGATAAGGTCTTCAACAAGGATCGTGCGGATGATCGTAAGACTTGGCTAGAAGCCTATGATAAGAAGGCATATTTGGACACTGGAAACAAGACGGTTCAATTCAATAAGTTCATCGATAACGAGCTCATTCATTTCAGTAAGTATGATTGTGATCGTTCAATTCCGAACATGGTGGACGGCCTGAAGACTTCGTTACGTAAGATCCTGTTTTCGGCTTTCAAGAGAAAACTTACATCGGAAATCAAGGTCGCACAGTTTTCGGGTTATGTTTCTGAGCATTCCTCTTATCACCATGGTGAGGCATCACTCAATGGTGCAATTGTCAACATGGCACAAAACTTCGTCGGATCCAACAATGTGAATTTATTGGAGCCAAATGGTCAGTTTGGTACGAGATTACAGGGTGGCGATGATTCGGCTTCGGAGAGATATATCTTCACCCAACTGAACCCGCTCACTCGTGCAATCTTCCCGGAGGCGGATGATGCTGTCTTGACCTATTTGGATGATGATGGTACTATGGTGGAGCCCGAGTTTTATTGTCCGATTATTCCATTTGCCCTCATGAATGGCATTTCGGGAATCGGTACGGGATTCTCATGTAGTATTCCGGCATTCAATCCCAAGACTGTGATTCAATATCTTACGAACCGGCTCACCGATGTTCCAAACGAGGGCTTAGATTTCGTTCCCTTTTATGAGGGATTCAAGGGTGAGATCCGGAGAATCGCGGAACAAAAGTTCTTGATTCGTGGAGTCTATGAAAAAATTGCGGAGGATAAGATCCGGATTACGGAACTTCCTGTTGGAACCTGGACCATGCCTTATATCACGGTTCTCGAGGGACTGGTCGATGGATCCACAGATAAGGCCGGAAAAAAGATTCCACCGGTGATCAAGGATTTCACAAATGTTTCGACAGAGGTCTCGATCGATATTACAGTGGTCTTACCAAAGGGTAAGTTGGCTGAGTTGGAGGCCGTAAAAGATTCAGCGACTGGTGTCAATGGTCTCGAGAAGCTACTCAAGCTTTCGACCACAGTTTCAACCACGAATATGCATCTGTTCGATGCGGACTGCAAACTACATAAGTACGCGAAGGTCGAGGAACTCATCGATGACTTCTATGAAACTCGACTTTCGATGTATGGAAAACGAAAGGCGAATTTGGTGAAGGAGATGGAGAAGAAACTGGTGAAGCTTTCGAATCGTGCTCGTTACATCCTGGCCACACTAGATGGTTCTGTGGATCTGAGGAAGAAGACTGCGGATCAAGTTACAGTATTGTTGGAGTCCATGAACTTCGCGAAGATCGATGATGACTTTAAATACTTGATCAAGATGCCGATGGACTCCGTGACACAAGAGAATGTGGCAAACATTCTGAAGGAGAAGGCAGATACGGAGTCGGAACTTGCGGCACTAAAGGCCACTACTTTGGAACAAATGTGGCTTTCCGAACTGACGAATTTGGATAAGGAGTATACGGTGTATAAGTTGAAGAGGGAGAAGATTCAAGCGGGAGGGGAGAAGAAAAAGATTGCTGTTAAAAACATTGCGATCAAAAAGAAATGAATTAAGGGAAACCAAGGTTTCCCTTAAGATCCCATCCTATTTGGTAGGGGGAACCCCCGGTTCCCCCTATGACCCCCTCCCATCCTTCGATTATTTTAATTCCTTACCATTTTGCATGACGTGATTCTTTAATGAAAAATACATGTATTTTTCCTGGGTTCCCGGTGGATAGTGCTGCTATTTGGGTAATTTAGTTCTTTATCAGTTATGTAAAGGAATTTAAATTCAGAAAAAATTATACAATTGATCTGGGTTTCATGTAGATAATTCTAAAATGAAAGGGAGGGATCTTACCCGAAGGGAAGAACCTTAGCGAAGCAAAAGGTTCCCTTAAAAAATTGATTCTGATATAAACGAATTTTTATATCAAACAACCATGTCACAAGTACTAAAAATCAAATTCCCCGCGGATATCCATAATGTCATCAAATTATACACCGGTGAAGCATGTTGGAGAAGCGGAAAATTCATTCATATACATCGCATACCCAAAAACGATCCCCGATATATCATGTTAAAAAAACGACCAAAGATAAAACAAATTCGTAATGACCATACGGACGCCGCTTTAAAAGGGGCCGTTTGGTTCAAGTCGTCCACAGGAAAATTCATATTTATTACAGTTCGTTATGGATATTCTTTTACAAATTTAGGTTACATAAAAACCCATGTTTGGGAAATGGACTATGATCAAAAGAAAAATGCCTTATTTATCTAGTTCAGCAGTATCCACTGGGAACCCAGAATAATTATGTGATTTTTCTGAATTTATCTGGTCTTACGGAAACTGGTAAGGAAGTAAACTACCCGAAGGGCGGGAAGGGGTTTTAGGGGCTTGAATCAGCGAAGCTGATTCTGAAGACCAGGGGTTCCCCCTAATCTAGTTGAACATGTTATTAAACTCTACACCAAAAATTCTATATTTCAACCTTGGATTTGTAAATCTTAATTCACTATATTTTTTCACTTTTGATAAATCCACGGTTTCATTATACTCAATGAAATGAACAATTCGCACTGCCTTGGAAAACACTTTCTGTCCCACCGTTTCTTCGAAGTCTCCATTATATCTATTTTCACCCACATATTTTATGATTAGGTTCAAAACACGTTCCAGAATGGGATGTTTTTCTTCAAACATCATAATGTCATTACAATACATTCCTGAACTTTCCGATGCTGTAAGTATACCAGAATCATTTTCCGAAATAAAATCATCCAGTTTCATTTTTGTTGTCTTGGAAATATCTAAATAAATACCACCATATTCATATAAAACCAAATATTTGAAAAATTCCATCTTGGAATATATGTCATCTAATTTATGATAACAATTCATTAACATATCGTTACCCTTCTCTTGTATGAACGCAATCATTTGGTCTTCATGTGTTATAAATACGTGTTCGTAAAACGGATTTTCTTGAAAAAAACGATGAAATTTGTCCTGTAACAAATAATGCTTTCGATCGTCGAATCCAATGAAAATCTGGAACACCGTTTTCGGAATCATCAATGATGAAAATTAATATATATAATACAAGATATAAAAATAGAATCCTATATAAAAATAACGCATATGACAAAGGTGGCATTTATTACCGGAATTACAGGACAGGATGGGTCTTATTTGAGTGAACTCCTCTTGGAAAAGGGGTATTTTGTTCATGGGTTAATTCGACGCTGTTCTTTAATCAACACCGATCGCATTGAACATATTTTTTCCAATAAAAAGTTGAAGCTTCATTATGGTGATATGACAGACGGTGCGTGTTTATATTCATGCCTCGCACAAATAAAGACGTTGTACGCGGATATGTCTGTATTGGAAATATATAACTTGGCTGCACAAAGTCATGTAAAGGTTTCATTCGAAATGCCAGAATATACTGCCGACACCGACGCATTTGGTGTTTTAAAAATGTTGGAAGCCATCCGTAATAACGGTTTATCTGATATTACCAAATTTTATCAAGCATCTACGAGTGAACTTTATGGATTAGTTCAAGAAACTCCTCAAAGTGAGACTACACCTTTTTATCCAAGATCACCCTATGGAGTTGCGAAATTGTATGCTTATTGGATCGTAAAGAATTACCGTGAAGCCTATGGATTATTTGCATGTAATGGCATTTTATTCAACCATGAATCCGAGAGACGTGCTCATAATTTTGTAACCCGTAAAATTACGATTGGGTTGGGTAAGATTTTAAGAGGAGAAACAGACCGTCTTGTTATGGGAAATATTGATTCTCTACGTGATTGGGGACATGCACGTGATTATGTGGAAGGGATGTGGCGAATTTTACAACAGGATGTCGCTGAAGATTTCGTTTTGGCCACCGGTGAAATGCATACGGTTCGTGAGTTTATTGAGAAAGCGTTTGCATTGAGAGGTTTCAATATTGGGTGGAAGGGTGAAGGAGTCAATGAAATCGGATATGATTCGAATTCGGGACGCGAACTCGTATTTATTGATGCCAAATATTTCCGACCCACTGAGGTGGATTTATTATTAGGAAATCCTACAAAAGCAAATAAAATTTTGGGGTGGAAACCATCGATCAGTTTTGATGAATTGGTACGCCTGATGGTGGAAAATGATGCATAAAATTGATTACCATAAATTGTTTTTATAATTTTTAAAAACAATTCTTTAACACCAACTTTGAAACGCGTATCTATATACCACGTTTTGTTTCAAACAAAACCACAAAAATGAAAAAACCAGAACCCACTATTCGTTCGATCGACCAGTTAGAACCAGGTATGTTCGAAGTTATCTATGACAATAATACATCGTATAAAGGAGGATTTGTTGATGGAAAACGCGAAGGTGAAGGACAAATGCATTATATCGACGGTGATATTTACGAGGGCGATTTTCATAACAATCTTCGACACGGAAAAGGAAAATACGAATGGCCAGATGGTAGTATCCAATCTGGGAACTGGGTAAACAATTTGATGCAAGGTGAAGGTGAATTCTTCGATGCAGAAACTGGCGACTATTATTCTGGGGAATTCGTTGACGATAATTATGAAGGAAAGGGAACAATGATTTATGGAGATAAAAGCAAATATGAAGGTGAATGGTTCAATGATAAAAGGCATGGAAAAGGTAAGTTCACTGACACAAAGAAAAATACATACGACGGATATTGGCAAAATAATAAGAAACATGGCCAGGGCATTTTCATATGGGCCGATCAAAAAGAATACTATGACGGAGAATGGCAAAAGGGGAATATGTCGGGATATGGAATCTATCATTATGCATGTGGAAACCATTATGAAGGTGACATATTGAACAATGAGGAACATGGTCAAGGGTATATGAAGTATACCAATGGAAACGAATTTCGTGGAGAATTCCGACTAGGATCCGCCAAAAAAGGAATCATGTCTTATGATAATGGTGATATTTATGAAGGTGAACTTGGTGAACATCATCTTAAAGATGAAGATGTCCCCCATGGGAAAGGACAAATGGATTATTGGGCGGAAAATGCCACATATAAAGGAGAGTGGTCAAACGGAAAATGTCATGGACAAGGCACGTTGTATATCATGTATGACAATTATGATGATTATGGAAACCGCATTCAACCGAAAGCTTATAGTGGAGAATGGCAAGATAATATGTACTATGAACCCATTCGCCAACTGATTTATCAAGTGAATCGACAAATGATTTATGAGACAGGAGGGCGTCTACCAATTCGTTAAGGGGAGATCTATTGAAACGATGTAAAACACTTACCGTTTCAGCTAACAAATTCTATTTATGAAAACCTAACATAATTTCTTATACCACCCTATTTTTTTATAAGCATTATATAGAATGACACAACAAGGAGGAAGTATATTCGCTAGTGCCGTATTTAGAAAAATATTAAGTATAGGATATGAATTTGAATCACATGATCTCGCAAAAATGTCATTATCTAGAGATAAAAAAGCCTTGATCAATTCAGATTTAACACTTCGAACGGTTGAAGGGAAAATGGCCGAAGATGATATACGCAAATTCGGTAACAATTATTTGACCGTCCATGTTCCCAAAGCCAACCGCGGAATTTCATCACAACGTGAACCGAAAACGCCCGAACAAATTCCGGAAGAAAAAATAAAAGAAAATAACGTACATGAAAACGAAGATGACGAACTCGCAAAAGAATACGCAGAAGAATTTGGCGAAGAAGAAGTGAATGAAGAAGAAATAGACGAAGAGTTAGAAGCATTTTTGGAATTCGTCGAGGAGCAGGAAAAGGAAGAACAATTCAAAGAAAAAGAAAAAAATTCTTATTTAGAATATTTTTTTGAGGGTAGAGAAAAAGACACGCCACATGATAAAGAAAATACGAAATTTCAGCTCACGAATGATAACTCTGAAATTTATTTCAGTAAGCTATTAGAGAAAAGATGCAAAGATCTAGCCAAAAAGGGTATTCAAAAAAACAAAATGTATTTATTTAAAACCAGAAAGGGAAAAACATATCGCATACAATTTACGGATAATTCGTCTGAATATTGTGGATCGTTCTCTGGTCTAGAAGTGGTTATCACTTACTATAAGCCGAAAATAGAACGTCAATATGTTATAAAATCCGAAAACCCCAATATCATTTTGGATACATTCGTGGATGCTGTCAGTAGAATCGTGGACCATTTTGCGAATCTGAAAAAATTGCGTGGAACATTCCATGTCGCGGATGATCGAATTCACTATTCACCATTGGGGAGTTATGATAACAGAAGGGAACTTTACTATAAACCCGGAACAAATTTGTTTTATATGGCTACATATGACGAATTGGAATTAATGAAAACAAAAAACCTATCTGCTATGTCGTTTGCACCACAGATGACATTCCGATGCAATGCTTATGATTCAATCGAAATTATAAAAGAAATTGTATCAGCAGATCCTTCTTTCAAATTGGGAGAAAAATTAATAAAAGAACATAAATATGAAAAAAAAACCATCCTTGTGGTTGAACGAGCGATTGACAAATTAATTACAAAACACAACGAGGATTACAAAGACCATGTTATTCAAATCAATTCGAATTCCGAGAAGAATTTTCGTGCCTATTTCTTTTTTATTTATTATAAGATTTACTGTTATATTTTAGGCCATTCCGAAATTTTAAAGAAGCCCGAAGAGTTGGAAGCGGGTGAAAATCAAACGTATTTGAAAGATTACCTAAGTTTTGCATCACGTCATAGTAATTCTACATTATATGAAAGAGTCAAAGAATTAGCGAAAGAGCTTTACGGAATAACAGACAAAAAAGAATTAAAGGACCTATTTTTTGATGTAAAAATTTGCGATACTCTTTACAAAATGGATAAAAACGATTTTGATGAAGATGGAAATTATAAATATACTGATCCTACGAAAACACATTTAAAAAAAGGTGAAGAGCACTATGGTGATCCCATGTATTCACTCTCGTCTTATTTTGATTATATCGAAAATGCAGTAGAAGACGACGAAGACGACTGGTTCGTGGAGTCAAAATTGGACATTTATTCCACTACCTTTGATTTGACAGATGATAAAATATTATTGGAAAACCGTTATTTTGCCAAAGAGTTTATATTATTCGCCAAGAATGTATTGAGTCCAAAATATTCGGGAAATTCTATCACATTAAACGATATGGTAAAAATGGTAAATAAATATTATGAACCTTCAAAAATAGAAAAAATGATCAATGTAGAATATAACCCAGTAAAAAGAAAAATGGTAAAGAAATGTAAACCCGGATTAGTGAGATCTCATTTGTTCAAATGTATGGTTCCTGGGTCAAACCCGAAAAAAAGCAGGAGAAAATCCAAAACCAAAAAAACGAGAAAATCGAAGAGATCCATAAAATCAGCAAGTAGACGTCATTCGAAAACTAGAAAAATAAAACGCAGAAATTGAGTTGAATGCGTATTATTACAACGATCAAATAACTTTTCATATGTTATCTCAATACCTTATGAAAAAAGTATATGCTTCTGGATCTTGTCGTTTACTCGAATCTCTCGGAAATGGCCGCGGTAGACTGGACCCGATACATTCCAAATTTTATCACCTACATGGATTCAACTTTTTAGGAAAATTACATAATGTAAAACAACACATTCAAATGATACAGTTTTTCCGCGGGGAACTTGATATTCCCCTACCCATTTTACAATCTTTTTTGACTGCTTATAATGAAACTGAGTTTTTACCCCGGATTTCACCCCTTTCGGAAATACCGGATAAACTTATAAGACTGAAACAACAGTTTGACCTATGTGATGTCTATATGTTCGAGATTTGTTCTTTGAAATTATATGAACGTGATGGATTTCAGGTACAATATGAACTCACAAAAGACTATTCTATGCGAATACAAACCAAAGAGGATCTTTTTTATGATATTCAAACTCTTATTCAGATGATCCCGGAAGGAAAACCCATCCTATTTCAATCCCACTTTCGACCACAGATTATTTACGGGGATCCTTCAAAAACTATTGATTCTCGTGAAATCATTTACGATACATTGGTCCAAATCCAAAATTTTTACCCGGATCGGATTATTATTTACGACCCTTCCGAAATTATAAAGTCGAATCATGCATTAGTTTATGATGATATGCATTTTAGTGAATGGGGTTTAGATGTGAATTTTAACTATCTGCAGGGGAACCTACGGTTCCGCGGGGAAACCAAGGTTTCCCCCGCACCCCCTTCCTTTAACCGGTAGGATTTAGATTAGAGAGTTTCAATTAAAGGAAGGGGTCTGAGGGGAAACCTTGGTTTCCCCTCTTTATTTCTCATGATAGAATAGCTTTATCATGAAATCTATAACCGAATCCAGTGAAGACGAAATACTAGAATTTTATAACAAAAAAACAAGCATTCGAGAAAAAGAAAAAAACGAGCTCGGTGAAGTATTTACACCAATAGGGTTAATTGACGAATTATTAGATGCTTTACCAAAATCAGTTTGGACCAATCCTGATTTAAAATGGTTAGATCCGGCTGCAGGACTCGGTCAATTCTCCGCTGTTATATACATGCGACTTTTGAAATCTTTAGAAAAAAAGATACCCGATTTGATTGGTCGAAAGACCCATATTATTAAAAACATGTTATTCATGGTCGAACTCAATAAAAAAAGCATTACTGATTTAAAACGAATCTTTGGACCATCGGCTAATATTGTAAATGCCGACTTTTTAGATGTAAAAGAAACATGGAAGAATGACCTAGGGGTCGAAACATTCGATATTGTCATCGGTAATCCACCCTTTCAAAGCCCAAAAAAATCAGACTATAAGGGTGGTGCGGGGAAAAATATACTCTGGGATAAATTCGTCATCTCTGTGTTATCATCTACTATTCTTAATCGTGGTGGACATCTAGCCTTTATTACACCGGCGGCTTGGCGAAGACCCGAATCCGAGCTCTATGAACTCATGACACGTAAAAATAAACTATTATTTTTACATATTTACTCGAAACAAGATGGAATTCAGTTATTCGGGATCAAATCTAGATTCGATCTCTATATAATAGAAAAAAATGTTGACGAATCAGAACTTCATTATAACACGAACATTCTCATTGATGAAACCGGGTCTTATCATAAATCATTTCCTGTATCCAGTTGGCCATTTATTCCCAACTATGCATTTGAATCCATTCGAAAAATAATGGTCCCTTTGGGAAAAGGAATACCCATAATATTCGATTCGTCCTACTATTATTATACCCATCCGCTTTCGAAAAAACGGTCTGAAAAAAACAGTATTCCGGTTGTTCATGGAATTGTTAAAGATGGCCTCATTATAAAATATTCGGATGCAAAAAATCCAGAACATATCGGTATTAAAAAAATATTATTGAATTTCAATGAAAAACAATATCCATATGTCGACTATGAAGGAAAATATGGCATGTCACAGCTTACGTTTGGAATCCCCATTTCTTCCAAGATACAAGGACAACAAATAAAAGCCGTTATTTTATCACCCAGATTTCAAGAAATATTGGATGCCACAAAATGGGGGGCTTTTCAAACGGACTATCGCATGTTTAAATATTTTGATCCTCTGTTTTATACTAAAATGGCAAAAAAGAAAACAGTGAAACAAAAAACAGTTGAAAGAAGAACACGCAAAAATAGGTGAACCCTAGACATCTAATTTTTTATAAGTATCTGAAAATTTACAACTTAATCCAAGACGTTTCATTTCAAATAGTCTACACTCCGATTTACGAATATACTCGGCAAATTGTGTCTCAGGCACTTCCAAATGTGGATCATATTCGAAATCTTTTAAATATTTACACCTTATGGCAAATAACCCCAATACACAATCATTTTCCATAAATTCTTCAGTAAAAACATTGAAAAATTTTATAAAAGCATCGTGTGATTCCATATGTTCAATCACCGTTTGAAAAAATGAACTATCTATTAATTTATATCGTCCTGTTATTTTTATCACAATATCGTCATCTTGTATGTTATATGCCGATATCGCCGATTTAATATCCATGAGTTCATTTATACCTTTGTGTTTAAAAGATTCTTTATTGTTTTCAGTATAGTGTACATCTATACCAAATTCATCTAAAAATGTTTGTCGCTTACCGTTATTCTCAATTATAATTGGTTTTATGTTATCCGAAAGATAAGAGATGTTATTTTTTATATTTTCTTTATATTCTATGACACGATCCGTATCATTCAATTCTCTAAGCTGTTTTTTATCAACGGATTCAGGAGTTAGTGGTTTTGGGTTGGGTTCAATCGAACTGATTATATTATGAACATTTCCAAATCTTATTTGAATTGCGGGATTACGTCGTCTTTTCCCATTTGAAAAAAACACATGATTATTTTGAGTAATCGTTTCATTTTTTTTTGGTGTTAATGCATTTGAATATACTTCAATTAATTTATCCAGTTGAATATAATTGTTATTGATCGATGTAGTGATTAAGAGATAGATCATTTATATATTACTTATTTTTTTTAACCAGTATTTTAGCTGTATTTTTTCTAAATTTGTTTCATTGAATCGATCCTTCAATTCCATTCGTGCTTTCAACATAGAGAGCTCATTCACTTGATTCCAGTCTTTTACTATCCATACAGGTAATCCTTCAAATAAGCTATCAAGTGGAGAAGTTTTTATAATCGGTATTGTTCCCAATGCTATCGCTTCCCATGTTCGATGACAATCTAGACCATTACCATGAGGCGAAATAACGAAAGCATATTCTGATTGTGTCTTCCATGTTTCCAGTCGCTTTACTTTCGTGGGTTCATAGAATACACATGATTTCGGTATTTTATTTATGGCGTCTTTTCTGTCATACGCGTATTTCGTATTCATTAGGAATTGAAAATTTGCATATGCTTTCACTATGCGTTGCTCCAACGGCTTTGCCGATTGTTTTATTGTGAATAAAATACGTTCTTGATCGAAAGGGGATGTTTTCGGTCCCCATTCATGATCTCTTGTGGACATTGTATGATAGTCCATTCCGATAGGAATTTGCGTAAGTTTCGGGTGTTTTCCTATACAATTTTGCGAATACCAATGTATTATTTTATCTGATTCGATGAATCGTATGAACTCTTCTTGAGACCGAAAGAGTTCATTCGGACAACTTTCATCACAATCTCCGGTTACTAATATAAATCGTTGTTGGAGGGTTGGAAAAATCGTAGAAATAAAATTCGGTATTGCCGAACTACATATATAAACCGTCTGCCCATTTTTTAGTCTAGAAAAATCATAACCTGTAACTTGCCGAACGGACGACATGGGGGTTGAACTATAAATGTCACATGATTTCATGATCCCTCTTGACGAAACCGTTTGACAATCGGCTTCTGACATTTTATATTTTTGAACTAAAAAGTTTTATATTATTTTACGGCAAAAGTTTTGACAATTATATTAAGGGAACCAAGGTTCCCTTAAGATCCCTCCTTTTCTTTCATCCCTCCTTTCTTTCATCCAGCAGTATCCACCGGGAACCCAAAATAATTATGTGGTTTTTCTAAATTTATTAGTTGTTACGGAACTGGTAAGGAACTAAACAACCCGAAGGGCGGGAAGGGGTTTTAGGGGCTGGAATCAGCGAAGCTGATTCTGAAGACCGGGGGTTCCTCCTACTTTCATCCCTCCTTTTAATCAATATTTCGGCAAAAGTGTTGACAATTATAAGTATACAAATTCATTTTACCATCTTGTTTATCCATCATACTTTTTATAAATTCCTTGATATCTTTTTGTTTTATTTTTTTTAGAACCTGATCACTTATTTGTTTTGATTTTTCCGAGTCTTGAATATCAAATACATCGGGAGATTTTGCAATTTGACCATCATCGGTTATGTTACGTATGAACCGTAATCGCGTTTCAGCTGGAACCGTTTGTCCGAATAAAAGCTTTGCCCGTGTCATAAGAATGGTTTCATTTGGTTTTATAATTGGACTATAATCTAATACATAAACATTCGAAGTATTATTTGGATCAGATATGATGATTGCATGATGCTTTCCAAAGAAGGGGGTCGATGTGAATAGTGGTGTTTTCAAAATGCGAATATTGAATATAGAGTTCGTAGGGTGAATTAAAAACGGTAAAAAAATCATAAAGAGTTTTGTTAAATTCATTATGATTGGTCTATACATTATTAGGGGAAACCAAGGTTTCCCCTAAGACCCCTTCCTTTTGTGCCAATTGAATAGGAGGGATCTTAAGGGAACCTTGGTTCCCTTAAAACCATGGCTTCAGTTCCAATTGTTTATAATTCCTATCATGATGCTGCGGTAACGTCAAAGGAACCACTAAAGAACTTTGATCCTGTAAATACTTCATATACCCCATCGTCTCTCCATAAACCGAAGGAACCGCATAGTCAAGCACATGTTGATTCAAATCCTCCACTTGTTTCGTCACATTATCCTCATAATGTTTGGCATATTGTAAATAAATCGATCGCATAATCGTTTTCAGAGTATCCATGCCCTGAGGTGGTATAACAAACTGCTCATTCGACATTTTGTATACACCCGCACGGAGGCCATTCTGAATGATCTGGGCATTCTGTGGTGAGAAAAACACTTGTGCTAAAACATTGTTTTCCCATTCGCCTGTTAATACCTCGCGATATTCCGTGGCCTTATTTTTTATAGCAATCCGTTCTGCCATTTGGAATCTGACATTCGGATTTTCTGGTTCTAAAATATTCACACGACCATTGTATTTTCCTACATTCAATATATTTCCACTTCTGTAAGCATCACTTACAGTTAAACTCGAATTCAATTGCATTTCTTACTATATAATAGTATAGAATATAAAAAGGGTCTGGAATCAGATTCTCTGATTCTGAAGAACCAAGGTCTTCAGCGAAGCCTATGCCCCTTAGCAACCACACGTTCCATTATAATTCGTTACTCCATCCCATTTGATTCCATTATCTGTCGCCCAACATTTTTTCGTACATACATTCGTCCATGCATTATCCTTAAAGTTGATATATTGACCACTTGCTACATTTTTATCTTCTAGTAATGCTTTTGTATCAGGCGTGAATTTCTTAGCTCCACTATTTGGTTTTCCTTGAAGCGGAACATTACATCCTTTTCCATCGGCACGAACTTCCCAATAATCGGGACAATCTCCCATTGTCGGTGGATATACGGTTGATGCGTTTTGTTTACTCATCACCACACCTATAAATGTAAGAACTAATACTAAAACTACTACAGCGATGGATAAAACAATTACTTGGAATGAATTCATTATATATAGTTTGCAGAAATAAAGGGAACCCTTTTGCTTCGCTAAGGTTCCCTTTAGATCCCTCCCTTGCGGGGAAACCAAGGTTCTTCAGAATCAGCAAAGCTGATTCCAGCCCCGCACCCCTTCCTTTACTTATAGAGTATGACCCTCTAATAATTTTAATTGGAAAGAAGAGGAGGGGGTCGCAGGGGGAACCTAAGGTTCCCCCGCTCCCCTAATGAATTTCACCACTCTTGGTTCCTCACCATACTTAAAATCCATCTTATTCAATGCCAGTTCTCTTTGAAACAATTTGGAAGTATTGTTATCCTCATCTATATCCACTTCCATCACTTCATATTGATTCATTCTTTTATGTTTGATCGCTGGAATCAAATCCCTTTTATACGTATGTAACGCACTCATCAAGGTTTTACGGTTTTTCGTCTGTTCGTATTCCTTAATCTGTGTTTTGATATTCGCCAAAATCTCATAAATCTCCTGGGTCTTCTTTTCAATGACCAAAGCCTTTTCCGGATTCTCGTGTAAATCTTTATACCGGTCCATCAAATCTTTATATGTCCTACTATCTTTATTATAATCATCCAATGCCTTTTTGAATTCCGAGACAGATTGATCCTCCGAAACATAATTAAAAAGTGTATCCATTTTCTGTTTTATAATATCCTCTTTTGTCTTCTCCATATCTTCTTTATAAAGCGTAAGTAAAGTCTCATTATTGAAATAGGTACCGCTAAATAGTTGAATATTTAGTTTGCATGGATTCACTTTGTCGCCACATGTAGCTAAATAACGACCATTTTTTCTATCAAATATGGAGCCAACCGGTCGTTTACATGATATACAAGGCGGGTTCACGGTTTTCTTGAACCCTTTTTTCGCATTCTGCATCCGCTCATATGCAGACTTTTGTAGCTGCTTCTTCTTTTCCTCATATTTTCGTTTGAGTTCAAAATATTCATTCATACTTTCTAAATAGTCCAGACGTTTTTCCGATTTCGCCTTATCTTCTGGGTCTATATCTCTGCTTATTTCCACGAATGGGTTATTCTCCATTTCGAAATCCGTAAGTGTGGTCGGTGGATTCGCGACTACCAAAAGCTGATTATTCGAACAATGCAAAGACCGGAGATTATGTAATCCAGCTAACTCCAACTTTATTAACTGATTATTTTCACATTCGATTTCTTCGATCGATTCAGGTAGATGGTCCAATGTTTCCAACTCGTTATCTGATACTCTTAGGATTTTTAGGAATTTAAGAGATTTTGTATCAAGTTTCTTTATATAGTTACCTGTTACATCGAGCTCTTCTAATACCTCCGGTAAGTCATGTAGTTCAGTTAACATTTGCTTTCGACATTCGATCTTTTTTATAGAATCGGGAATATTCTGAATCGATGTGACATCACCTTCATTATTGAAAACGATTGCGGTAACGTGTTTGAAATCTCGGTCTTTTAATAACGAAAAATCTAAATCTCCATGCATTGGTTCATCGAAACGGATCTCATCTGCATGTGTTTTATCTAATCTGTCTAAAAGAGAAACGAAAGTGGCCTGTGCCGTATTCGTTTCTCTTTTAATTTCTTCTTTTTTTTCTTCGGTGGTATTCATTATATATTTCTACCTTGACATTAATTCCTTTGAAAAGTCCTCCGATAGTTTTAATTTTTCCGTCTGATAGTGCCTTATTTTAGACAAAATATAATCTTGATCCTTTAACATTTTCTGTTTCAATTCATAAGGCGTCGGTTTCTTCTTATAACAATAATACAATGTTACAAAAGTTATTGTAATAAATAAAATAAACACTCCCACATTCAGAGCAATCGAATATATTTTCACTCGATTTGTATGGCACATTTGCAAAGTATCATACATGTAATTTGTCACCCTCGCATCTATTAATTTTGGATACTCCATTTTATATATTGTTATACAAGTAAATAATAGAGAAAACCCAGGTTTCCCTTAAAATCTGTCTCTATTATAAATATATTACACTAAATTAGAATGGCCTTCGAACGTGTGGAAAATATAGACAAAAATGTTTCCGAATTACTTCATCCGACTGGAAAAATATCCCTATCCCAAGTCTGGCTCGTGCTTTTTATCATTGTCATTGTTTTTCCAGTTCCTCTAGCACTCATTTATAGCTTCTGTTTCTATAAAAAAACGTTTTGGTATCGGGGTCTCATCCTATTTGCACTGGTTACCGCATTGGGGTATATCGCAAATTTATTGTTTTATAGGACAATGATCATGAAAGATAAAGAGGCTAAAATTGATAAAATGAGTAGAAAAGATGCTCTTTATGTATTTTGGAATACATTAGCCGCATTCGTTATTGTAGCTATTACCATGTTTGGTATAGGAACCAATCCCAATTTAATAACCGTATTCGAGAACACTTTGGGTTATCAATATATACAATTATGGGGTTTAACAAGCCTAATGAATGATATTGTTCAAAGTAATTTGTTTGAAAAGATTGATTCCAATCAATTTAGTTATAACTTTTTGATTACACAGATAAGCGTCGAGAATGTAGATGATATCATTAAAATGTCCGACTCAAAAGATGGCTCCACCGGACCAAGTGATAAATTTCCTCTTGATTTCCGTATTGTGTTTGATAATGACAAAAATGTGAAACTAAGTCAACAAGAAAAACTACGTAATTTAGTAGCGACAAAAAACACTTTCGGGCATTTCATGTGGATTTATTTATCGTCGATTGTGGCCATGTTGGTTGCGATATTAGCTTGTGTGATAAACTCTTAAGGGAACCACCTTTGCTTCGCTTATCCCCTATAATCCCTCCCTTAATTTAATGCATATCGATCCATTTTATCGATATGTATCTACCAAAACCATCCGCTTGTTTTTTTCGCATGTCTTCGTTTTGCCGTTTTTCTGTAACGTTTTCCGCCCCATGCGTTTTTTACTTTCGGTAAACTAGAAGGACGTGTTGATTTACCTACACCTGTCTCCTTTTCAAATTTTTCTTGCAATCCTTTCATTTCTGCCAAAGTCATAGGTTCTTTTTCGTGCGAACCTGATTTTCTTGATTCTCTAGACCTTTTCTGTGTTTTCACCATACTATATAGTTATATACGTTATAACTATATATTTATTCATGTGCAAGTGAGATACCATAGCACAAACAAATACGACAGAATAGCTAGAACGATCGCCACTCCCCATATCGGAATCACCGTCTTATTTTTATACCCCACCCCGAATTGCCTAAATTCGCCTTCATCACCATATGAAAAACTCGGTTTGAAATAATGGACTATGGAAAAAAGGACCAGGAAAAGGGCGATCGCATAACTTGCCTTATGATTTCTTATAAATCCTCTTTCCAAATATAACATCTATTATATACGAATAAATATTATTTGCGGGGAAACCAAGGTTTTCCGCGAAGCTTACGCCCCGCACCCCTTCCTTTTCATTTTATTGATAATCCTCGTCAGCATCCTCCTCATAATAATTTCCATTCCCATACTCCTCATCCAGTCCACCAATATCATTTGCCTCTTTATACGCTTCCGCGTCTTCCGTCATTTCCTGGTCTCTGATCAATTCATCCACATCTCTCGCCCTCGGATCATCCGCTATCTCCTCCACTTGATTGTTCCCATTCAACCTCGCTATCATCTCCTCTCTTTCCCTCACATATGTCTCTTTATCATAATATACCAACCCCTTCTGCATTCCCACATTCCATCGGCCTAGTTTGAGGGCTTTCTTCTGATCTTCCACCCTTCGTTCATCCACATCCATATTCTTGAAATAATCCGTTATCATCTTCTTCTCATCCTGCCTTGATCTTCGCATTTTTCTACTCAAGATATCATAAGGTGCGTCCAATTTATCTTTATTTCCCAATTCGAGTTTCAAGAAAGCCAATAACATTTCGGTGACACGTTCTTTCAATTCTTTCTTATTCCCCATCTCGATTTGGACTTCATTATCCAACAGATCATCATTATAATCCGCCATATCCGTATCTTGGTCAAACTCTGATCTAGATTCACCAGGGGCCAATTGATCCATATCTTCCTGGATTTTTTGTCTCCTCGCTTCCTTTCGATCCAAGATATCCGCTTCCAATAAATCCTCATTTTCCGTCGAATTCATATACTCATAAAAAACCGAATACCAAATATAAGACATCAACATATATACCGTACGTTTACTGAATAAGGCGAACCATGACAACTGTGTTTTTTCAGGTGGATTCTTTTCGGTATCATATAATGTCTTATGAATCGGGGTGAAAACCGGAATGAAATTCAAAAATGCATTCAGATCGATCAGCTTCGTCTGTGTATCCTCAATATAATTATTCAAGACACGATCATTCTTGAATTGTTGTAATGGCTCATAATATTTCGCCATCGTACTCGCCAGATCTTTAATATGAGGTGTTGCCAAATTCCAATGTTTATGAATCTTTATGGGTTCCGTATGATTATTACGAATGATCTCGGGGTAAACTCGCGAAATATTGTATACGGAATTCTTTAAAAATTTTACTACCGTATACATATTCGTCTCATCCATCTGATCGTTTGTTTTTTGGTCTATGGCCCACATATGAATATTCGCCAACTGATTCTGTAACTGTTCCCGTTTCCCCTTCGTCATCTTACTATTCATCCGGATGAACTCATTGATCTGATCCAACATCTCCTCATTCGCCCTTGCCAAATACTTATTCAATTGGAAACTCGCGGGATCGGGGTTCTTCGCATCATCCAAAATCATCTTCTTCGGATCGTATCCTTTGATCACTTCCACCAGCAAATTACGCAACGGCTTCTCAATAATTGATGAATCCTGGCTCTCCAAATATTCGATAAAATCAGTTAAGCCAGAGATCGCAGTTCCCTTCATTTGGTCCGAGTAAACGCCCAATAAATTATTACGATTCACGATTTCCATCAGTTGCATCAAATTTTCCAAGGTGAACCGTTTCCCGTTTTCTTTCAAGAATTCAATCTTTTCTTTCGTCGTGCCCTTCGGATTATAACCCGCCGGTTTTTCTGCGATGAGGCACCTGAATTCCTCCGGTATCGGTGCCTCCCTATCCAAATTACAATAATGAATAAAAGCTAAATATACATTCTCCGCGAAATGTTCACTTGGTAAGGGTGTGGAAACAAAACCGGTTTGAATGGGATGGTAAAGCTGTGGGGCCTTCGAAATCGTCGCCACATTATCCAATACTTTGATCCAACTCTTCACCATTTCCATATGTGGCATAATCGTCTCATCCTCTTTCGCGAAATATTCGAGGGGTGTTTTCGATCTCCGATCATTACAGCATGCATTTTCCAAGAAAGGAATCTTGGAACTCGTTTTCAATAAAAGCTCTTTCGCATGTACAATATTCGAAATTGATTCGATAAAACCATAGCCATACTTCAAAACTTTAGTCTTGAAAATCGCAATATGTTCCCGCTGTTTCGCTTTCCCCTCACGCATCAATGTAAGGAGCTCTGTTTTATACTCATTGGTTAAACCCTTGAGTGACTTTACGATTTTAAATGGTACCAACGGCGGTAAGAAATTTGTCCAACGATCCAACGCATGTTCTTTCGGAATCTCCTCGTCACGATGTAACAATAGATATTCGCGTTTCTCGGCATACATTTCCGTAATATCCGTTCTTGGAATCACATAATCCGAAATCACTTTTTTGATACGTTCCTGTAAAATCTCCACGGGGAGTTTCGCGATCGAATTCCAGGGTTCGATCGAACTACTCGTCTTTTTCATGACACATGCAATATAATTGAGTCCACTCATATCACCAACGGAACCGTCATCCATAGGATATCCACGGAAAGACTGAATACAACCCGGGAAAGTCTTTCTTGTTTTAAAAGACGGTGTTATAGTTTGAACCGCTACCAAGATAATTGCAGCTACAATGGTCAAAATCGTCTGATTCTTATAGATCTTATAAGGTGGTGGCCGTTTCCCTTTATCTTTCTCCATCTTATCCGACATTTTATTATAGGATTCCTCGGATTTGATATTTTTCTCAATGAGTTCGGTGGATAAACGCATGACGACATCATCGATCGATTCCACCGGAATTCCAATATTCCTCGCCATGGCCGCATAAATACGATATACCATTTCGGCCGTCTCACTTTCGAAGACTCGATCTTTCATTCTCGCGACGTTTTCCAATAACTGTTGCCCTGCATCTTTTTCAATCACTTCATGTGTGATTATTTTCATTCCATTATCATCGAATCCATCCTCTTGTATCAAATTGTTTTTGCATATTACATAACCACTATGTATATCCACCGTCGAATCTCCATCATCACTCATTACACCCTGTTTCCGACAGATCTCATCCATTTTTCTCTGATAATTCCCATTCGAAAGAAATTCTTGAGCGAGGTCCTTGAAAAACGTGGGTAACAACTTGGTATTCGTATCTTTACAATAAAGCCAAAACTGATTCTCACCCAATTCATTGACCATCGCATCACGGCAAAACATCTCTGCGAAGCGTACCAAATCCGTCTGTTTCTTTACGAAATCAGGCTGTCCCATAATCGTATCCCTGAGTTCCAAATGCGGTGACTGTAAAATATCCTCCGCTTTGGCGAATTTACCGAGTTCAAATGCAAAACGGTTATACCGGTGTAATTGAATCTCTTCCAAGACTTTGGATTTTTTCAAAAGACGCATTTGGGTTTCGATCTTATGTTTCACGGTTTCTTGAATGGTTTCCAAGGACTCAATGAAACGTCCATCGAACTCTTTCAAAAGCCGTTTACGTTCCGTCTGTTTTAACCTTAATTCCGCGTTTTCTATAGAGTCGCATACATTCGCCTTTTGATTCCGGAAACAGATTTTACCCATATTACAAAAGAGTGTATTGGTATCGATAAATGTGGTTTCATCAATCGAAGAATCATGTACCCATTGATTTTTCATACGGCGATAATACTCCGTCTTTTTACGAATATTGGCTTCTTGTGCGATTCTTTGCTTCTCTTTTTCCGTTAATTTCGATTCATCCGAACCGGCGGGTAATTGTGGCTTTATTTCTAAGATTGCATATTCACCTTCTTGGACTTTACGTTTTCCGGCGATTAAAGTTTGGGCCAATTGGGCCGCCATAGAAACCGGTGCATCATGTTTCTGTATCAAGTTTTCCGTTACATATTCCACAAATTCCTCCGGTAAATATTTCTGAGCATCGTCCTTATATTTCTTATAGAGTTCATATGGCGAATCATCAAACTCTTTATCAGTGAAGATTTCTTGCTCCCCATTATCTTTTTGTAACTGTTTCAACGATTCATACCGTTTGGTAATGACACGGGTTACACAATCTTTCGCCTTGATCTTTTCTTGACTCGACATATCATCGCTTTCTTCCATACTTGCCAATAAATTCTCAGGAGTGATCAAAGAAATCATCATGAACTGTAACAGACTATAAAATAGAGTTCCCTGATCTACTTTGATGATCTTTGCCGCAAATTCCGACTCCGAATATTTCATTTTATCGGGTTTTAAAAAATTATATGAATCAAAGAACATTTCGGCGACCTCTTGCTTCTCAAAAAACATACGTTCCAACCGATTCTCAATTTCCGCAATCGCATATTTTATAGAACGCATCTTGGCGAACTCATCACCGCGTTTCAAATATGCCGTTTTGAATTCTTTTATCTGTTCCTTGATGAAAAATCGGATCTGATTATATTGTGAATAGTTGATATCCGAAGTATATACTTTGAATGGTTCCATTATATCCACGACTGCTTTCATGGAAAGCCGATGTTTCATTTGTTTCCTCACCATATCAATAATAGTCGCGGTTTTGGGTACCATGGCTTCCAAGAATTTCTGGAATCGGTGTGGATCCTTTTCCACCGAATCATCCAATAAAAACTCCTGAATTCCTGTGCTCGTATCTTTCCAAAATTCTGCATCTTCATCTTTGTTGAATTTTGATATCAAATTTTCCCGGATTTTCGTGTTTTTCTTCAAAAGTTTGAATAGGTAAAAATATCGATTCGATATGGAACAACGGTCCAAAATCGATGTCAAAGGTAACTCTATTTTCGAGAATTTTATTACAGGATCGGGTAATGTTAAAACCGAAGTCATCGTCAAATTATCATTTTCAGTCATCGGTTCAGGTAGGTAAACACGTTTACCGTTTTTCCCGATACTTGGACCAAGTCGTGTCTGTCCCAAATTATAACGCTGTACAACAAAACGTCTACGTGAATAACCCTCCTTCTTTTCCGTCAAATCGAAAACTGTACTATGGAAATTATTCAGATTTTTTACAACAGATTCAATATTTTCCAAGACACGTTGTTTCGGAACTAGATAATTTTCCTGGTAAACCGGTGTTTCCATCGGTGTCATCAAATCATTCATTTTTTCATATAACATATCATAAATCGGCTGCTCTCCACGTAGCTGATTCTCATAATAATCTTCAATAACTGATGCTTGTTCCACAATATCTTGTCCCATATTCCGCTGTGAAACATCCCGGGTATTTTCCGGATCGATTTCCGTATAAATCTTCTTACGTAGAGAAACAACCGGAATCAACCATTTCAGCCTTGTATCTAATGACTTGATACGTTCGATAAGCGGCTTATGGAAATTGCCTACCAGTTTCGTATCATAGACATTCCCATTTGTATCGAATTTGGAAAACTGTTCACGTAATTCACGGAATCTCTCGATCAAATAATGAATATTATCAAGTACCGCCTTCGTTCGTTTTGCATTCGGGATCTCGGATAAAAGCTCGTCCATCATATCATTCACCTGTGTCTCAATTCCATATTTTTTGCGATATTCTGGTAACTCTACTGCCTGATAAATATCATCCAAATCTTCACCGAATTGTATCTCATTTGCATCTAAATATAATGTTTTGAGTTCATCACGTATATTTTTCGATGGTTGGGCATTCGGAGACATTCGGATGATCATTTCACCACTATCAGCAAACTCGAGAGAGGACTCATCTTGGTCATGGAATTTTGCCCAATCCTCCACGACTTCACCTTCCTCCATTTGCTCTTTCATACCAATCAAAGATGCGATCTTTTCCAAGCCCACCGGTTTACTCCGAATTTCAATTTGATCCAGAGGCAAATGTTCCGGAATACCCTTATATTCAAAATCAATATAGATCGTTTGTAAATCGGGATATGTCGTGATCTCGATCATATCTTCTTCTAAATTGGTGATTTCACCAGTGATCACTGTAGGAATTTCACCGCCAAAATGTATATTGACCCAGGTTTTGGGTAAGAGCATATGCTGCCGGGCATACCCTTTTTCCTCACTTTTACTTAAAATATTGATTTGCTTAATGGATTCATCGGTGATCCGACCCTCACTATCGAGTTTCAATAAAATGGGTAAAAAAGTGGATACATTCACGATTTTGATATTGGAATCATCCAAATAAATAATGAAAAATGTATTCTGATGTAATTCGACATTTGCTGGAGATTCGATCTCGATAATATCACCGAGGTCTAAGGTAACCGATGCCTTTTTCTTTTGTTCCGGTCCTTTATCTTGTTCTTGTGGAGTTTCTTCTTTTTTGATTTCTTTTGTTTCTATAGATTCATTTATTTCTCCTTCTTCTGACATTATATATATTGTATGATAATGTTTTATTTTTTAAGGGAACCTATTAGGGGGAACCCCCGGTTCCCACCTATAACCCCTCCCGTCATTCAACTATTTTTTATTCCTTACCATTTTACCTGCCGTGATTATTTAATGAAAAAATACACGTAATTTTCCCGGGTTCCCGGTGGATACTGCTGAATTCGAACATCAAAAAACCGCGAAATTCCATGATTTTATTAACATCATTCTTGGCAGCAGTATCCACCGGGAACCCAGAATAATTATGTGGGTTTTCTGAATTTATTTGTTGTTACGGAAACTGGTAAGGAACTAAACTACCCGAAGGGCGGGAGGGGGTCATAGGGGCTGGAATCAGCGAAGCTGATTCTGAAGACCACCGGTTCCCCCTAATTCTTGGAAAATTGATCGGCTTTTTTTTAAACCAATAAATAATAAAAACCAAATCATAACTTGAACAGACAAACTACTACGTATATAAAATGAACTACGAGACTCTTATTAAAAGCACACTCAGAATTCTGTCCAAAGATTGGAAGAAACGAGACAACCCACATGATGCTTTTGGAAATCAAATGTTACACGTGTTGGAAAACCTGGATTGGTATTATATCCCGCCAACTGAAATGTTCTGTAGACAACCGTGTTTGTACTCGTTGTTTGATTCAGACGGCTTGCCAACACACGACAGTTCTGGAAATGAACTCGATGAGTCTACCATAAAACAATTACGTAAAGAGTGGGAGTGGCAAAAAGAGTTATCCGAGAAGTTGGAAATCCTGGCACTACAACATATCCCCTACTGATTTTCCATAAACAATAAATTTTGTAGTTGTTGTATATTATTTTACAAAAATGTGTGTTTTTCTTGAAAATTTAATCAATTCTTAAATCCCATCTTGGAAAATTAAAAACAAAAGACCCCGTCACTTTTTACTTTTGGACATTTATAAATGTCCAATTTTATTTTTCTTAAAAAAGTTTTCCCAGAATTTTCGCGTTTTTTTCAGGCAAAGCATAATGGTCTCATTAAAACTCGCTGAAAAACATGTTGTTACCAACAGTTTTTTCTGCGTTTCTTGTCCGGCGTTTTTTTCTGTTCAAAATATAGAATGGAAAAAACGCCGAAAAACGCCGCGAAATTTTATTGTGAATCGTGTGACTTTGGATGCAGTAAACAATGTGATTGGGACCGACATTTATCCACCCAGAAGCATAAAAATAGAACAACTTCGAACAAAAAAAACGCCGAGACTTTAGGCAAATCGTTGGTTTGCCGAGGATGTGGAAAGGAGTACTCGGCGAGGAATAGTTTATGGTATCATATGAAAAAGTGTGACGAGTTATCGAGTGATCAACAATTGGAAACCGAGGAAAACAAAACGGAAGAAGAACTGGATAATAAGTCATTGACGCGTGAGATATTGTTACAACTTCTGAAAAATAGTCAGGAGCTAGTGAAGATCACGAAAGAAAAGAACGAACTACCGACCACAATACATAATAATAATACGACACATAATACGACGAACGCACACTTTAATGTGAACTTTTTCTTGAATGAAAAATGTAAGGATGCGATCAATTTTACCGATTTTTTGAATTCGATTACATTGGATCAATCGGATCTACAAACGGTAGTGAAATATGGACAAATTGAGGGGAGTAGCCGAATTATTGCATCAATCTTGGAAAAATTGGGTATGTATCAACGGCCGATTCATTGTATGGATTTGAAACGGGAAACGGTTTATATTCGAGAGAATGATGAATGGGAAAAAGAGAAGGTAGAACTTCCAAGAATCAAGAAACTGGCGAATGTGGTATCACATAAAGTGATACAACAGTCTGGTGTTTGGCATGAACAAAACCCCGATTTTTTGAAGGATAGTGAGAAAAAGGAAGAGAGTCTGAAGATAATGACTCAGGTGTTTTCGGGGGACTTGATGGGGGAAGGAACGGCACAGAAGAAGTTGATCAAAAATATTATACAGAATGTGGAGGTGGATAAAATACCGGAGAAAGTTATTAAGGGAACCACGTTAAGGGAACCTACGGTTCCCTTAAGATCCCTCCCTCAACAAGGGAATAATAAGAGTCAATCCAGGTGAAACTTAAAAGGAGGGGTCTTAGGGGAACCTTGGTTCCCCTAATTGATATTTGAAAAGAAGATATAGAGTTCTTTTCAAAAAGCACTAGACATAATAATATATGGATTCTACACAATATGCTTTTTTCAAGATCGAGGATTCCGAATTATTAAAAAACCAAAAGGTAAAAACACGGGTCTATAATTGTGTTTGTTCCGATGAGAACAATATAATAACGGCTTTTGATCCAAGAGGAAAATATATAACACAGACATTATATACAGTATTGAATTATGATAAAACCGCGATTTGTTTCGACGAGCCGTTGAAAACCAGACAATGTAGATCCGTGGTTCTATCTTATCCTGAAAATAATCTACTATCATTTTCACCGCCGAAATCAATAACCTTAAGTGAATTCAAAAAACATTATCCGAATGTAAAAAATGAAAACCTTTATGTAAATGAACAAATAGAAGGAACACTATTACATCTTTTTTATGATAAACGCATTGATTCGTGGGAAATTGCAACAAAAAAAGCGGTAGGTGGACATTATCGTACGTTTTATTATAAAAATCCCAAGATGCGAAAGACATCGGTAAGGAATATGTTCTTGGATGCCCTTGCGGTTCCGCGAAATACGAAGTTCCAAGACATTGATATATTAAAGTATTTATCGAAAGATTATTCTTATTGTTTTGTATTACAACACCCGGAGAATCATATTGTTTTTTCAGTAGAAACCCCTGTCTTATATTTGATCGCGGTTTACGATATCTTACCGGTTTCAAAAAGAGTTATTTCTATACCACCATTGATGTATGAATCGTGGGGGTCATTTGAAAATATTGGAATGTTTCGATTTCCACAACGAATCCAAATAAATGAAAATGAATGTGCCGAAAAATACTATGAAAATCGGACGGATTATACTTCCATGGGAATTGTGGTAACAAATTTACACAATGGTGAACATTTTACCATAAAAAATCCCATTTATGAGAATGTGACTGGGTGTAATAAGTCGTTTATGAATTCCTTACATTACCAATATTTATGTTTTCATCGTATTGGAAAAACGTCGGAATTTTTGATACATTTTCCAAAATTTAAATCGGAATTTCAATATTTTTATAAACAAAGGAAGGAATTTATTGATCAATTACATGAATTTTATATGACCAAATATGTATGGAAATTAAGTACTTATATGTTAAATACGGATAAGTATGAGAATATTGCAGATGTATTACATAAAATACATTTACAATCTTTATCCAAGCATAGCCAAAATATTATAAAAATAACAAAACTATGGATTTCGGATTATCTTAGGGAAAAGACACCCGAAGAGTTGATATATTTATTGAATTATGATTTGCGAAAATTGTCTATTCGGGAATGATGTCATCAATGATCTCTAATTCTGGCATTTCCTCATTCTCCACTTCCTCTTCATCTCCTTCATCATCTTCTTCCCCATCCGCTTCCTCCTGATCTCCTTCCTCATCATCATCTCCTTCATCTTCCTGTGATATTTGTACATTATTATTCATCATAAGTTGCATAAATTGCATGAAGGCATTGGGATTTTGGAAAAGATTAGGGTCTTCTTCTTCTTCTTGGTATTCCTCGGGTAATTTTAAAACCATAGGTTCTTCGTCTTCAGATACTTCTGCATTAAAAACGATTTCTTCTAAATCTTTATCCTCGAGTTTCTTTTTAAGATCCGCGATTTCGAATTTTAGGGCTAAAATCTCCGCGTCTTTTTTTAAGATTATATCTTCAGTATCCATTATTATATAATGAAGATAAAAATAGGGGGAACCAAGGTTCCCCCTATAACCCCCTCCTTTTGTCTTTACAGTGAAATTTAATTGTAAAAAGGGAGGGATCTTAAGTGAACTAAAGGCTTCACCCCATATAACCCCCTCCTTTTGTCTTTACAGTGAAATTTAATTGTAAAAAGGGAGGGATCTTAAGGGAACCGTAGGTTCCCTTAACTTATTTGCTACAATAAACAACCGATAATTTACTCAAATTTTGTATATATTTCATGGTATGGGCTTTATTAATATCACTCATTTCACTAACCGGCTTTCGAAAAGAATCAATCGTTTTCATGATCTCTCCACCATTATTCAATATCGATAAGTCATCGGCATAGTTCTTCTCGAAGAAAAATGAAATATTTCCGGCTTCGATTTCCGAAACATAAGGCGAATATACAAAAGCAAACCATGACTTTAATATAGCTGTAGGATTAGCACGTTTGATCAATTCAAATGACTTTTTTGCTCCCAATAAATCCTCATTGTTTGGAAATATTAGCAAAATATCATCGATAAAATCAAAGAAGTGTGTATTGAAGGTTTTCATAATAGTCGACTTATCTGACATTTAGAATTTGATCCAAAATATATATGTTTATGACGGTTCATTTTTTATATTGTTATAATATAAAATGAAATTAAATATATATGTGAAATGGACACTGTTATTGAGTTTAATAGTTTTTTTAATTTATTTTATATGGTTTTATAATTTACGCGAAGGAGCGACTATTGGTAAAAAACCGCCTGCTGTTAAAAAAGCAACTGGTGAAAAGAAAACACCGGGTGATATAAAAACACCGGGTGACAATAACACTCCTGGTGACGAGAAAACACCGGGTGATAATAACACTCCTGGTGATCTAAAAACACCGGGTGATTCAATGACATTATGTGAAAGTATAGATTTACAAGGAAGCTCGAACATTACTGACATAAAACAAATTCAAGACATTTTAGGGAAGCTAAAAAACAAAACGGGAAATGAACAACAAATAGCATATGGAATAAATAATTTACTTCCTGTATATCAGGGATCATTTATAGATTTAACCAAACGTATATGCAATTTACAAAAAAGAATAACAAAGATAAAGAGTCAAATTCCCAAAAGCGTTGATGATATAATTGTTAAAAACGATGGAGTAATTTCAGTGGATTACGATAAAGCCGAAACGGCTGCTTTTATAAAGATAGATATAATTCCAAATGGTAGTTCTGATAAAAATTACGGAAAATGGCAAATTACAGCGGCACTCCCAATGGGACCCACCGGCGATAAAGGAATAAAAGGAGATCCAGGTGATCCGGGACAAGCTGGACCCATTGGTCCAAAAGGCCCTCAAGGAAGGAGAGGAAATTGGGAAAATACACCAAATGTATCATTGGGCTCGAATAATGGCTTCGAAGCATCACAACAATCAAATTTACAATTTTCGATGTATTAATTTGTTGTATAAAATGTAACTACAATATATATGATGAATATTGAATTGGCTATTATTACTTATATATTAATATCATTTTTGTTATTTTATTATTATTCTGAAAACGTAAATATAGAAGGAGCATGTACATCAAAACCATTTTTTTTTAATAAAAAACCCACATCCGAGTCGACATATTTTGTTAAATCGCCCGGCAACGAAAACAAAACCGCGTCAACACAAACTATGATTTCCGCATTTGTTTCAATCATGGATGAAATAGAAGCGTCCATGGCAGACATAAAGAAAAAAATACCCGTAAAATTTAATTTAGGTATTGTTGATAATACAGATGGTAATCCAAATATTAGCACATATGGTAATTTGCCAAATGTATTTTTAAATTTTTTAATAAAAAATCCGCATCAGGGATCGAAAGGTGACAAAGGTGATGATGCGGAACCTTATGGACCAACCGGTACAATGGGTCCAACCGGAATAATAGGCCAAGACGGGTATTGGGGAACTACAAAAGAAAATTTATTTTGATAACTTGATGACAAATAATAACATTAAATTATCTATAAGGTGAGTTATATACATAAAACATTTTTATATAAATCAATGTATATAGACAATATGAATTTTTATAAAATAACAGTTTATACCGTAATTTTTATTTTAATAATACTTTTAGTGTATATCTTGTATAATTATGCGAAAAATAAAATAACACATAGCATTGAACCGTTTTATACTGATGATAAATACAATAATGTTCTTCCTTCTAATATGGATGATACTTACATGTTTTTTGATATAATAGAAACTTACAATTACGAAATCATGAAATATCGTTGGTTTGAGATGCCATATTATAACGATCCGGTAAAAATTGATATGATTGTTGGATCGGAAGATTCTTATATTACCGAAGATTATATTATTGCTATTCCCGATTCATATTTTCAGAATAACGGAACGGAACGTGAGCCTGGGATTGGGCAGTATGCTGATAGAAAAAATGCGAATGGAATTTTTGGTCGACACGTAAGTGATGAGGAAGACAAAATTGCGATAGACGTAAACTATCTCGGTGCGTCTGTAATTTTAGCACGACCAAACGTTCATCGTATTAATTTGAAAAATTTTATATTATCAAAAGGAAATATTGCTGAATTTGATTTATCCACGGACGAATTGAACACATTTAAAAATACATATGATGTTTTATACAAATTAAATTATTGGTATTCTGTAAATAAAACCAGTTTTTATGAAAATGAATTGATTGGAAATAAATTAGATGTAGAAAAAACAGGTTTTCATTATGTTAAATATATATATGATCCAGTGAATTACACAGAGGAAATAACAAACAATATTTTTTTCAAAAATTATGTAAATAAATATACTAAATTTGTGAATGAGCATTTTAATTATGATTATTATTCAATGAACAATAAAATGAAATTAATATATGACATTTATAATGGTGATTTGTCTAAAATGAATTTAAATTATATAGAAGAATACTATCCGTTTGAAACGTATAAATTAGACACTAAAAATAAAAAACCTTATAGTGTTTATCTTAAAAAATTAGAAATTGAAGAGGATTGGACGTCTACCAATAGAGAAAATATTTTCAAAGTAAATGTTAATTCCTTAGCTAGAAATATAATGGAAAATGTTATCGATAAATCTATAACAATTTATAATTCTATATTTGAGGATATAGGATTTTCAGCTGACAAAGAAAACAATATCGAGAATACATTGAAAGATTTTTTTAATAATTTTTTTATGTTAAATGCATTATATTCATTATACATTGATAGATATTATTATGTAGATGTGGATTATTATAGCAATGACCCGAAATCTGAAAAAAAAACACTTTCATATGAAAATTATAAATTTATAGGAGGGGAAACATTTACATTACCCCATTCTGATTGGTTGAAAGGAATAGGATTGAATTCTACTGATAATAAAGCATATGAACACATAACTAATAATGGAATGGAATTTAGTGATGATATACCCAAAACTGAACAAGATAAAAATATAATGTATCATTATTATACGGGTTTCAAAGTTGAAAAAGTAACAGTTAAAAATCCGTACGCGACAGGAACTGCACCCGTAAGTAAGCGATATCGTGGATTAACATATGTAAAAGCGATTGATTATATTGATGGTGGAAAAACAAGACAAAAAAAAATAGACGATGAGCAAAAAGCACAAGATAAGCTTAATAATTATAGAATAGCTGTGGAAACCGCTAAACAAAAAATTAAAGACATTCGAAAAAATATATCGGTTAGAAGATATTTGTCTACACTTACTTATGATGACTTTGTGTCCAGTAAGATCGACGAAAGACGTACAATAAACGATACAGCTCAGGGCAGTGATTATAGATTTGATTCTTTCGCGGCTTCGATTCGTGAATTGTTTCCACCTGGACTTTGCAGGATATCAGATTATGCAAATAGAGATGACACAAAAGATAAACAATTTGCTTCGACAAATAAAGGTGGATCTATAGCATTAGACATTCAATACACAACATATACGTTTACAAAGATCGAAACTAATTTTTTAGGAATTGAAGTAAGTAGAACTACTACGGTGAGCCCTATGTATGATTGGATGGGTCTGGGGACGGGAGATGAGACAAAAAATGTTACAAATAAATCATTAGATGATGTGGCGGGAAAATTATTTTCAAATCCCACAGGTTTTGGACCCTCCGGTCTTGGATATGATGTCCAATGGTATTCCGATGTTATTAATTTTGCATTTACAACCGAAATTGCGGAAAATATTGGTAGAAAACTGACGGATAAAAATTATAAAGATAAATACGATAATGATCGTACAACTTTGGCGAAGGGTCAATGTTCTGCATTTAATGGACAAACCATAACCGATTGGAGAACATATTGGCAATATTATTTGAATAAACCTTCAGAAAACACCAATTACGCAAAATTAGCTAGTTCTCAAGTTAATGTTAAGGATGACAAATTATTAGATAATTTGCTTACAACTGCATATTCAGATCTTATCAATGTCCAAAAAACGTTAACTGAACAAGAAAAAAATGTCGAGGAATTAACAGATGCAAAATATTACTCGGATATTAATGATAGATATAATAAGTTATATAGTCAACAAATTCCCGATTTATTAAAAAGTTGTGCTGTTAATTTGAATCTTAACATCGAAAAAATAAACGCTTTTAGCACATTTATAAATAACGTGAATGATTTCAGACAGATGAATTATAAATGGGAAAAACGATTAAATGAGTGTTCGATCAATAAAATTGCGAATATTGTTTATAATTCCAATTCGGATACTATTTTAATTAATGATAATGATAATGTATTTAATAAGTTGAACAAAGAAATAGTTAGAATATATCATAAACATGAAGATTATACGGATACGTCGTATAATGTAATAACTATAAATTCATTAATGCCTGTAATGGTATATTTTGAAGATACGAATATAAAAAACAACCAACCGGGATCTGTTTCAGTATATAATAAAAACCTTGACGATTATCAGATATATAATAAAACAAATTTGTTTTCACTTGTAGAGAATATTAGAAATTATATTAATGGCGGCATTTTTCAAATGATTCTAGATGACACAAAAAATTTTTTAGATTCTATAACAAAAGATTATACGAATGCAAAAAAAGATATTCAATCACTTTTGAAAGATTTGCCAAATTTAATAAAACAATTGTCAAATAGTTTTAGTATCATCCAAAAAAATAGAAATAAGGCGAAGCAAGACGACTATAATAAGTTATATACTTCATTAAGCAAAATAAAAAATTATATTATCGACAACCAAAAGAAAAAAAATCCTAAGATCATTTATTTTTTAAACAAATATGAGAAAATTATTTCGGAAATATATAACGCACTGAGTATTGGTATAGATAATAAAAGTGTTAATTTGATTGAACTTATAAATAATTTAAATGAGTTGTCGCAAAAAACTGACGATAAAATTGAAATAGGATTAGATTCCGAACCATTAAAAAGTAACTTAATTAAAATGTTTAATTTGGTGGATCCATACCATAGACCGAATACCATGAAAACTATATTTTATAGTGTATACTATAATCAACTTTTAAAACCGAAGTTTTTCGAAAAAGATAATACTATTTTGAAACGAGATGTCGATAGTTATAGTGATATATTCAGTCATCCGAAAATACTTATGACTTATAATGATAACACTGCTGATAAAACAAAAGACACTGCCATATTTGACTTGGGTATCATTTTACGATACATTTTTGATAATGATATCATTGATTATATAGGTGAAAAAGAAAAATATAATAACTATAATTTTCCAACCTGGTTTAAATATGATTCAAATAATATTATTAATATTGATACAAATTCGGACATTCTATCAGACGATAGTTTCGGAAAATTAGCAATTAATTCAAAAATAAACACTTTTTTTGATAATATTGGTGAAAAATATAAGATGTTTACTGATAAATATAACACCGTGCCGTATGTTTCATTCCCGGTTAATTATTTTAATTTTGCAAATGAAGAAAAAATTTTATATGCTGAAATAACAGAAACTCTTGATAAAATTATTAATAATGAGTATTATGATGAGAATTTTATAAAACATTCTTATACAAATAATTTCACCAGTAGCGTGAATTGTTTATTAACGATGTACACCGATGATTTATGTAATGTTATTATGCCTTTATTTAAACAATTAAAGGATATGTTTGATCTTATAATTGATCCGGCATACAATTTTGATTCGGATACATTTAAAAATTTAAAAAAAAACATAGAAAATTTAAACTATTTAAACGACGGTGATTTCAAAGAGGTGTATAATGAATATTTTGTTAAACTCAAAGATTTAAATAATGGAAATGTTTTTATAAAAGATGGTAAAAACGCACCAGCGAATAATGAACAATCATCCACACCTGGAGAAACAAACCAAAATAAAGACGATGTACCGGGATCTTTAAATTATATATTCAATATTCATAATCTTTTGTTGAATTTAATATTAAGAGCGTTTTATTATAATAATAGATTTAATCAATTGATAAAAAAATTCAACCGCGTTATTTTAAATGATTTTTCAAACGATTTTACAGATATAGTCTCTGACGATGATAACAAATATCGTTTAACCGAGCCTTTCAAAATAAATAATTGCAATATTTCAACTGAATATGCATATACAGTATCATACTACACATTTATAAATGGATCTTTACTCTTATATAAAAACAAAATAACCAAATGTTGTTATAATCATTTAATTTTAAATATGGCAAATGTAGCTTACGATATGGAAAAAAAAGATCATTATCTTTATAGACCTAACGGAGATGCGAATGTTGTTCCTATACAAAAAGGGGAGGCGTTGATAAAAACGGTTAAAATTTTTGAAAATATGTTACAAACAGTTAAAAATGGAGAATTATACATTACTGATATGAATAACAAATACCAAAACATAACACTTATTGCTAGTATAAAAGATTCCAATGGTAAGATATTTTTCAAAGAATTAAATGAAGATACATCTGAACGAGGATTTTGGTCAATTAAATCAAATGCGATAACAAACGAAGGATTGGATTTTTACAATCCAGCATTTAAACGAATCACAAATTCAATTAATAATTATTTAAATACGGTTTTTTATTTTGGAAACGCAAAGTTATATGGATGTTTTAAAGGGAATTTTTCGAATTATTATTCGTCGATGGGTCTAGCCAAAGAAATAAAGGGTGATAAATTGGTGAATGGCGATAAACCAACATTGATTTCATATGTGAACAATATAGACACAAACGGAAATGTTACCAAATATGGAGCGATTACAAATTGTATAAATAATACAATTGCACATAACTCATTAATTAACATAAATAATACTCCTGGATCGACTGATGCAAATACTACTCCTGGATCGAGTAATATAGAAAGCACCAAAGTCCCTTTCGATTTAGTTAGCATTGTTCCTTATAATACAACTCAAAATGAAAAGAATGGATCAACAATAGATACATATGCTTGTTATGCTGGAAATAGCTCTAAATTTAATGACAAAAAAGATGTAAAACCCACAATCAACATAAAGGATATGAATACGTGTGCAATAAATTACACGGATGACAATGGTGTAATCAATCCGGAATATAACAATAATTTGACGAATAACACGATAATATATAAAATCGATGATAGTAAAAACAATGATTCTGAAAAAGTGGCTTTTCTTGGATGTTATAAAAAAAATATACCAGAATTGGGTGTATATGGAACATTGCCTAATTTTATAGGAACATTATCCGGTTCAAGTTTTTCAAAACCCACTGAAATAATGAACGCATGTAAAAAACTAGTAGATCAATATAATGATGGAATGGGAACAGACTATGACGTTTTCGGAATAACCACCAATCCATCAGATAGTTTTTCTTTAGATTGCTACGCCGGAAGTTCCCAAATAGATGCAAAATATGCGAAATACAAAAAAAATGATGCATATACAGAAAATTGTAATATTTATTTTCCAGGAACTGATAATTTTATCATATTTCAAGATAAGGATAAGGTCAGAAATGAATGTTTAACAAAAGAAGTTGATAATTTACAAAAATATAACGATAAACTGACGAAGTATTTGAATTCAAATATTACACAACAGCAAAAACTTATAGCGAATATAGGCATGGACATTAATTTATTGAACAATATGATTCCAGTTAAATTCTCTGTTTCTGGAATATCAAATTCAAAAGATTTTGCCAGTATTGCAATCAATAAAGAAAAATCTACGGGATTTGATTCGAACGATTCAATATTGAGAACTTGTAGTTTGGAAATTAAAGTAAAAGAAGGCCCACCTGGAATTAAGGGAGATCTCGGAGTTTCTAGAGAAAAAGGAAAAAATACAAAGGGTGCTGATGGAGATATTGGAAACGCTGGTTACTGGGGGAAAACAAATAAATAGCGGGGCCTAGTGGGGGGGTTCCCTTAAGTTGAATGACATTCGCGTTCAAGGATTAATTTTTCGGTAAAAATATAAAAAATTTTTATATTTTTATAAAGTATGCTTATATATAAGATGAATCGATTTATAATAATAATAATTTTGTTATTTTTGTCATTAATTGTTTTTTTTAATTCCAACAAAGAGGGGTTTACACCGGGAGAATCAAAAATAACCGCCCCATCACCATCGAGTTCTAGTCAAGGTAATACAAATACGAATTCTGCTTTAGAAAAATTTGCAAATGCATTGGTTACTGCATTTTCTCCACCACCGCCAGAAACTAAGAAGCCTCTGGGAAAACTAGCATGGACGAATGACAAAAGACTGAATGATCCTACAACGGTTATGGATAAATCACCGTCTTCATGTAAAGCAGAAATTCAAGAAGCAGTTACACCATTACCGATAGACGATCAAGCGAAAACAACCATAGCTGAACATTCTAAGACGGTTATTAGTGCATTAGATGCTTATGAATTACAATTGACAAAGATCGAGAGCATTTTAAATAAACCGGATAAAATAATAGCCTTAAATAAAAATGTGGACTCGGTTGTAAATTTAGGTGTTCCGTCATTGTCGGTTGTTTATGACGAACAATCAAACACTTTATTAAATCTATCTGTTGTAAAAGGAATTGCTGGAGATAAAGGCGATAAGCCAGACCCTATTTCTGGAATTGGTATCGAAGGTGATATTGGTAAGGTGGGCATTGATGGGATAAATCCAATAGGAAACACAATCGATTCGCTACCGTATTGGGCAAAGTAATATTATCTAACCATAAACTAAGTTATGTTTTCATCAAAAAAATTATTTATTTCTATTTTTATTTTTATTATAGCTATTTATTTAATAAAATTAAGTTATTCTACAATAGAAGGAAATACAGATAAACTAGAGACTCAAAGTGTATGCCCACCACCAAATTTTGTAACAGATCCCGATTCAAATATAGTGGACTCTTTATTAATTAACGATTTTATGTCTTATATGGACAATAAAATTCAGCAGGTCAATTCCGATTTAGATGTTATGTCGACACTTATTTCAGGAACATCTTTTAATATCATTATTGATCCAGATACAATTCCGGGGGTTAGTATTGATAAACCGTTACCACCTCCAGTAATAAAACTAGATTCGTCAAACCCGCCGAATTATGGAATCATATTCAAAATGCCAAAGGGACGATTGGGTCCAATTGGTGATAAAGGTAAAAATGGTAAACAGGGCCCGACAGGTCCTACGGGACCAGTTGGACCAGATGGTAATCAGGGTAAACGAATAGTACTTTTATAGTTTTGGAACGAAAACTTGATTATTCGTCGAAGATAGTTTTTGTATATCTTGATTACGATTTTGTTGTAATACATCGATCGTAAGTGAATTTGATACTTTGTCGGGTTGATAGTTATCTTCTGGGGTGGGTATAGTGAGAATCTCTTGATTTGCTGGAACATAGTTATATAATTGTCTTCTTCCACCATTTCCTTTTGCACTCAACTCATCTGGTGTCAAATTATATAACGTATATTGTTCCGATACTATATTCATTCCATTATTGGATGTATTTAATGACATACCCGAAGGTTCTCCTGAATTCATGGTGGCTTGTTGAACATGTTGTTGAGCTTTAGGTTGATAGTGCCTTATAATATCTTCACCCGTTACAACACGATAGTTTTGTTTTACTAATAATAGAGATGGAACACTTTGTACATTTGGAGGCAAAATTACTTTCTGACCATTTTCGAGTTGAATATACATTTGATTATTGTTTGGATCTCTCGCCCTTTTATCGATACATATGAAATTGAGTTGATTTGTCAAATTCGCTTTTACTAAATACTTTAATACTTGTTGTGAATGTTTGCAATAATTACTATAATACAAAGTATCCATTAAGAAATTTGTATTATAAATAGAAGTCATGATGTAAAAATAAACGTACGACCTTTTGTCTAACGACCAAGAGAACCACTACACATGGAATAAAGAAGACGGACAACTAGATACTGTACAGCCACTCTAGCTACATCTAAAATATCGGAAAAATGATCCCAGAAATTCATTCTGACCTTGAATATTTTGACTAAATATTTCAACGCGACAACGATAAGAAGAATGAATGCAACAATTTCGATTATATAGAAATATAAGCAATATCCCTTTCCAAGAGGTCCAAAAAGAGTCTGTTCAAGTGAACTCATTATAATATAGGCAAATATTTTTTTAAAGGGAACCTACGGTTCCCTTTAGATCCCTCCCTTAAGTAAAACAGATTAAAAATGAATGTAGTTTCGAGTAAAAAAAGGAGGGATTTAAAGGGAACCTTGGTTCCCTTTATTTGTTCCGCCGAACCTTATCGATCTGATAAACACCTATATAAATGAGTGATAACAAAAATCTGAGAGCTTTTTTCTGAAAAAATCTATGATATCCGGGTTTTTTAGGAATTGCATTTCTTAAAGCATCAAACACATTTGAAAGCTGTTTTAATCCAACTTCTTTCTTTGTAAAAGTTTTAGAGAATCCCTGAAAATCCACAATACATGTATGTCTATCTGGACATTTAGAAAAGTAAGACATGGCTGCAATTACATATTTTTTATCAATGCATGCCAAATACTTTTTCAAATTGACACACGTTATTCGATTCAAATTTTGCATAAATAGAGGATATTTTTCTATTAACATTTGTATGCGTGTTTCGGGTAGTAAAAACTCATGAATATATCGAATGAGATCATCGGGTAGTCTATCGACTCTTTTCATATCTAAATTTTGACATTTTATCTCTTGCTCTTTTATTGCATTCAACTTAGTCAATTGTAAATCGCATTTGTTTCGAAAATTTACATGTAACTCATTCACATAACAATATATTTTTTGTATCCATAATTGAATTTCTTCTTGATCATAACCGGAATGTAGAGCCATATCCACGTTCGGAACCAGGGCATTCAAATTGGATAATATTAGATCATGAAATGTTGTATTGTCAGTTGATGATCTAGGTGGATAACGTATAGGTTGACATGGTTTCGGGTAAGATTCGATAGTGTTGTATATCTTTAAACAGGTTCTATCGGTCGCTTTTTTTTCCATGATTTAATTATAATTATAAGCAATTAAGGTTTATATTTATTTCAAGAGAAATAAGGGTGACATATATCAATGGTGTTACTGAAAAAAAGAAAGGGAGGGATTTTAAGGGAACCGTATGGTTCCCTTAATTTATTTATAAACAGTATATAAAATATACACTTATTTATAGAATGAATCAACCGGCGATATGGAAAATTATTGATTCACATTTCCAAGATAATCCGCAATCTTTAGTGAGACACCATATTGACTCTTTCAATGATTTCTATAATACTAGTATCTTCAGCATATTCAAGGAGAAAAATCCGGTACGACTTTCTTCTCTTTTTTTGAAACAAACCGGTGAATACAAACATGAATGTAATCTTTATTTTGGTGGCAAGAACGGTAACAAATTATATTTTGGAAAACCGGTTATTTATGATGAAGAAAATGCTCATTACATGTTTCCCAATGAAGCCCGTTTAAGGAATATGACATATGGTATGACAATTCATTATGATGTGGAGGTGGAATTCATCACGCGATTGGAACCGGGAGAAAAACCCGTACAGTTAGATGATTCTTTAACAGATGAGATCGATGAAGGGAAATCGGAAAATTTCAAAATGAACCCCGCAAATGCATTTGAAGATCCTTTAAAACAGGGAGAGCCAATTATTCAAGAGGGAGGTGCACCAAAACCCACAACTATAAAAAAGAAGTCAAAAAATCTCCAAGATATAGATGATTCTGGAACTACTCCATCGGAGGCCTTGAGTATACAAGAAAAAACCACGAATTCTTTGAGTGAAGATGGTAGAACACAGACACATACAATCACGTTGGAAAACATCTACCTTGGAAAATTCCCGATTATGGTACAATCGGACTTTTGTATTTTACAGGGTGTTCCAAGAGAGGTTCGTCATACGATGGGAGAATGTAAAAATGACATCGGTGGCTATTTCATTATTGATGGTAAAGAGAAGACGGTGGTAGCACAAGAAAAATTCGCGGATAATATGTTATATATTCGGAAATATGGAAAAGAGGATGAGGAAGAGGAGTCAGCAACCGATAAATATCTTTATTCCGCTGAAATCCGATCTGTTTCCGAAAATGTTTCCAAGCCTATTCGAACCATGTCGGTGAAAATGGTGGCTCCTAGTCCATCATATACTAACCGTAATATTGTGGTGAATTTACCGAATGTGAGAAAACCCGTACCACTTTTCATATTATTTCGTGCTCTTGGAATTTTATCGGATAAAGAGATCATCAGTTATTGTTTATTAGATTTAGATAAATATGAAAATATGGTGGATTTATTCATCCCGTCGGTTCATGATGCAGCCAATATTTTGACACAGGTGACGGCATTGGAATATATTGCTTCTTTGACCAAGGGAAAAACAGTGAATGATGCCTTAGAAATTCTCTCGGATTATTTTTTACCCCATATTGGTGAAATCAATTATATTCCGAAAGCATACTATCTTGGAAATATGGTATTCCGTCTATTATCTGTAGCTACAGGATTAGAGAGACCTACGGATCGTGACAATTTCAAATATAAACGTGTTGAATTAGTGGGATCTTTATTATATGATTTATTTCGTGAATATTGGAATATCCAATTACGCCAAGTTCATTTGGAGTTTGAAAAAGCGATGTATTTTGATCCTGCTTATGAAAATGATCTCAAGCGTTTGATCTTGAAAAACTATCGTGAAGTATTTAAAGAGCGTACCTTGGAACAGGGATTCCGCAAAGCATTCAAAGGAAACTGGGGGGCACAGAAACATACGAAGAGGATCGGCGTTATCCAAGATATCAATCGTCTATCTTTCAATTCGTATTTGAATCATTTGAGGAAAACGAGTTTACCTTTGGACTCAGGTGTGAAATTGGTGGGTCCACGTGTCTTACATAATTCACAATGGGGGTTTATTGATCCGATTGATACACCCGATGGTGCCAATATTGGTTTACATAAACATTTGGCGATTTCTACCTATGTTACCAAAGGCACTTCGAGAGAACCATTGATAGCATGGTTACGTGAAAAGTGGGGGATGAAGTTGGTTGAAGAATTTTCACCGAAGAATCTGGCCCAACTCACAAAAGTCATTGTAAATGGTTGCTGGGTTGGTGCAGTAGATGACCCGATCGAATGCGTCAAAAAATTCAAACTATATCGCCGTAATGCATTGATTCCGATTTTTATGAGTGCGTCTTTTGAGATCGCTCTAAATTCGATTTTCATCTATACGGACGCGGGTAGATTATGTAGACCGATCTTTTATAAGGATGGGGAAACCGGAAAAGCATCGTATGAAAATAAAGAGATTTTGAAACAGATCGATTCGGGGGATTTTTCATGGGAGCAATTGATCACTGGATTTAATGAGAAGAGTCCACAGTCAAAATATGATGCGATGGATATGAGACTTTATGCACTCAATGAACTCTATGATGATGTGAAAGAGGAAACAAATCCCGCGAAATTGGATCGTTTTATTAAAAAGAAGGCGATCTTGGATTATATTGATGCCTCTGAAAGTGAGACATCTCTTATTGCCCTTAACTATGAGGAATTTGAGCAGGGAATTAAGGGTACCGTTTCAACAGAAGAATCACGCTTGGAAAAACGCCCCGATAAAGGCCGGAAATTATATACCCATTGTGAGATCCATGAGTCGCTTTTGTTTGGTATGATGTGTAATATGATCATTTTTCCGGAGAATAATCCGGCATCCAGAAATTCGTTCTCTTGTGGCCAGAGTAAACAGGCTTGCTCACTATATCATACGAATTATCAAGTACGTATGGATAAGACGGCGACAGTTTTGAACTATGGTCAAATCCCTTTGGTAAAATCGCGATATTTGGAACATATCCAACATGAGGAGAATTCTTATGGTGAGAATGCAATAGTTGCGATTATGTGTTATACGGGGTATAATGTGGAAGATGCGATTTTGATCAATGAAGGGGCATTGGGACGCGGACTTTTCCGAACATCTTATTTTACGACATATGAAGCACATGAAGAGAGTAGTAAAACAGCCAGTTCAACGGTAGATGTTCGTTTTACGAATATTGAATCGGATCCTTTGGTCATCGGAACGAAATCTGGATATGATTATAGTAAATTAGATAAACATGGAATTATCCAAGAGGGAACTTTGGTGGATGATAAAACTGTGCTAATTGGGCTAACTTCTATAGGAAATCCTCCGGCGGGAAGTGCGGTTATCGTCCAGCCACAACATATTGATGCTTCCAAGGGTCCCAAAAAAGGCCAAGTCGGAATTGTGGATAAAACTTTTATTACGGAAGGAGAAGAAGGATATCGTTTGGCAAAAGTACGAATCTTGGAACAGCGTATTCCTGCGATCGGAGATAAGATGGCTTCGCGTGCTGGACAAAAGGGAACGATCGGATTAGTGATTCCGGAGAGAGATATGCCTTTTACCAAGGATGGCATTAGACCTGACATCATTATTAATCCCCATGCGATTCCCACACGTATGACGATCGGACAACTAGTCGAATGTATTACCGGGAAAGCATGTGCGAATTATGGTGGATTTGGAGATTGTACCGCATTTGTAAATAAGGGATCCAAAATCGGTGTATTCGGCGAACTTTTGACGAAAGTGGGATTCCATTCTTCAGGAAATGAACAGTTATATAATGGAATGACGGGGGAACAGATCGAGTCCGAAATTTTCATGGGCCCGACTTATTATATGCGTTTGAAACATATGGTAAAAGATAAGATCAATTATCGTGCTTTGGGTCCAAGAACGGCTTTAACCAAACAGCCAGTGAGTGGTCGTGCAAATGACGGTGGATTACGTATTGGTGAGATGGAACGCGATTCGATTATTTCACATGGTGCGACGGATTTCCTACGTGAATCGATGATGGAACGTGGAGATAAATATTATTTGGCGATCTGTAATCAAACAGGCATGATGTCGATCTATAATCCATCGCGTAATTTATTCATGAGCCCGATGTCGGATGGACCGCTCAAATTCACTGGTTCGTTTGAAGGCTCGGATTTGCGAATTGAAAATATAACCCGGTTCGGTCGTAATTTCAGTGTAGTTTGTATTCCTTATTCATTGAAACTTTTGATTCAGGAGTTACAGACAATCAATGTACAAATGCGTATCATTACGGAGGATAATTTGGATCAGATGGAAAATATGAGTTTTTCCAAGAATATCGAACGATTGACGTATAAAAAAGATGCGAATCCGATGGACTTGATCAATATGATCAAAGAGCAAGTGAATGCACATCACGGAAAGTTATTTAAAACGCCATCCGATGCATTTACACCTGAACCATCACCTACATATGCTAATGATGTTTCACCTGCATATCAGCCTTCTCCATCGGATGTACAACCTACTGTTTATAATGAAGATTCACCGGTGTATAATCCATATGATCCTGATTCGCCTGCTTCCATTGCTCCGGTCTTATTTGAACCCGCATCTCCGGACTTTCCTCCACCACCTGGGCAAATTTATTCACCAAGATCACCAGAAGATCCTCCTCCGCCAGGACATGTGTATTCACCCCATAGTCCGGAAGAACCTCCACCATGGCAGCAAAACGGCGGATCAAGAGAAGAAAAGGAGTTCCAGGTTGGTGGAAGAGTTCATATAAGGGGAAGACCCGATGCAGCTAGGCCTTGGAAAATATCGAGATTGGGAGATAAATTTGTTACTTTAATGGCCGAAGACAAGAATGGATTAGATCCGGATGAACATATTAAAATTGTGAGATTGAATGAGATCTATGATGCGGGTAATGTTATTCCAGCGAATCCGCTGATAAATACAGGAATGATGATGCAACAGCAACAACAGCAGCCGCAACATTTTCCCAGTATGATGCAACCACAACCCACACCCGTAAACATTACGTTTGCACCCAAGTTGATCAATGGTGGAAATGATAACTCGACGGCACCCGAAGTTGCACCGGTTTCTTTTACACAAACACAACCGAGTGGAGAGACGAATTTTAGTATGGATTTACCTCCTCTTATAGTACCGAAGAATGTTCAACACCAACATAATAATAACCATGAAGATAAAAAGGAAGGTGGTGCCGGAGAATTGGATTTCAATAAGGGATTGTTTATTGTCAAAAAGAGTTAAGCGGGGGAACCAAGGTTCCCCCCGCACCCCCCTCCTTTTGTCTTTTTTGACAAAATTGGGAATAAAGGAAGGGGTTAAAGGGGAAACCATGGGTTTCCCCTTAATAAAATTGATATCAAAAACCTAATAAATACTGTAGACATATTATACAAGATGTCTACAGTTAGTAGCCGAATTATAAGTATCTATAAATCACGTAATACCATTTTGGAACTTTTGGATGCACAGGACTATAATACGGATGATTATATGGGATTTAGCATCAATGAGATCGATGCGATGTTGACCAATTCCCAGTTGGACATGTTATTGAATCATAAGAACGATGATCGTAAGGTGTATGTGAAATACTATTTCACAAATAAGCAAACAACGCGTCAGATCAAGCCACAGGTTCTCGATGATATCATTGAAGATCTGTATTCGATTGAGGAGATTTTGACGAAGAAAGATACACTGATTATTATTATCGATGATGAACCAAATGATACGATTTTAGCAAAAATGAAGTATTTGTATGATCATGATGGAATTTTCGTTGTTTTGCATAACATTCAGCGTCTTCAGTTCAATATTTTGAAGCATGTTCTTGTCCCCAACATTTCGATCTTGAATGATAAAGAGGTCGATGAATTGAAGCAAAAGTTCAATTTCAAGGATTTATCACAATTGCCCGAGATTTCGAGATTCGATCCACAGGCGTTAGTGATTGGACTGAGACCAGGACAGATATGTAAGATTGATAGGGATAGTGTAACTGCGATGGATTATAGTTATTATAGGGTCTGCCTGTAGGGTCGCAGGGGAACCTACGGTTCCCCCTGCGACCCCCTCCCTACTTAACAATTAAATAAAAAAAGAGGTTTAATGATTTTTTCAGGAAAGGGAGGGGGTCGCAGGGGGAACCGTAGGTTCCCCTGCTCCCTTAAAAAAGTCCCCCCATAATATAAACATGTCAAATAATCAAACTGATGTATCACCATTTGATACCACCAAAATTCCCATCGCGTTTTCACCCAATGATTTTTTTTATTTAACGGTGGGATCAGATATGCCGAAAGATAAATGGTGCAATGAAATTAAATCAAAACCGGTCAATTGTAACAAAGTGAATGATGCAAATTTAAATATATGTTATCAACAGGAGTTATGTAAGAATCGTTTAATGGCGGATACTATTTTTGTAAAGCGAAATAATCACGGCGAAAGTGATGCGAAATTGAGAGATATTTATAGTCAATATATGAATGAGTATATGAAAAGTGTAAATTTAGGAGTCGGTATTATTTTGTCATTGGTGTTCATCTATTATAATCGATAATAGAAATAATAATTTACCAAGCAATATATATATGTCAAGTTCATTATACAAAGAAAACGGATATTATTCAGTAATAAGAGAAGGATTGAATTCAAATAATTTACAAGATCCAGTAAATATTTATAAAAAAGAAGGTGATGTAATGAAAAATGTAGACGTATTTCAGCAAAAATATGCCAGATTTTTAAGATGTAGTTCGAATGCCCCTGGTTTATCTGATTCGGTTTCACCAAAATGTGATCCTAACGAAGACGGTATAAATAGCTTAGATGCTGCATATAAAAATGTAATGTATTCCATAAATTCTTTGAATAGTGGACTTGGAAAAATAGATCCGGCAAATTCAACCGGTTTAACAAATAAAGATTATGAAGAGTCAAAAATCGAAATGAAGGATACGTATGAAGAAATTAGAGATCTTAGAAAAAAATTAGATGCGAAAATGGAGGCATTATATAACGAACAAAAAAATGGTCGTGAATCTTCAGCAGCTCAATTGGATTCTACGATATATGCAAATACATTATGGACAATTTTAGCAACTTGCTTATTATACTATATCCTTGTTGAAATGTAATAACAAGAGGATTTACAATGTATAAATTATTATTTTATAAAATAATAATTTTGATTGGGATTATCCTATTTCAATTATTCAGCAGTATCCACCTGGAACCCAGAATAATTATATGGTTTTTTCTGAATTTATTTGTTGTTACGTAAACTGGTAAGGAACTAAAATACCCGAAGGGTGGGAGGGGGTTTTAGGGGGAACCGGTGGTTCCCCCTATAATTATTATATAAACAATATATAGTATAATAAAATGCCAGAAAATATAAATTTATTTACACATTTAAGGTTAGATGATTTCGTAACGAATTTTCAAAAATGGATGAATTCATCGGAGAATCCTTTGAATCCAAACAGTACTTACCAAGGAAATGTTTATGATTATGTTTCTTTTATTCCCTCACCCGACGCGATTCATTTAATCGATGTTGGTAGAATTCCACTTGATGAAACAAAAACAAATTTTGAACGTATTCCAACGGAAACATCAAATTCAGGAACGGTTTATGTAAATACACCATTGGGTTGGAAAATGCAACTGGGTAAAAAATATAGCGATATAAAAAAAACTGAAATCAAAAATATAAATGATCCTAATTTATATAATATTTCACATGGGCTTTTTGGTCAGGCAATAACATTACAAATTTCTGATAATGTTGCGAATGCGAAGACTCCGGGTTCGAATACTCCTTCAAAAGCGTCAAAAGCCATATTAACATTTAATGATCTTGGGATAAGTCAAAAAAATTTTTTGAATTATATTGATATAAAAGGATCCAGTTGGGTAAATGCTTTTTCTCAGCCCTATGAAACAAAAATATCAAATGTGTATAGTGGAATTTTTAGTAATATAGATTATGATAAGGATTTTGGTAACTTAAACATAACACCAGGAAGTTCTGGACCAGGAGCTTCTGTGCCAGGAGCAAATATTAAAAATGTATTAGAAACGTCATTTATAGGAATTGAATATTATGGTTATTTTAAACCTGAACTTATGGGAAATTATAGTTTTACCATAGATGCTGGGCAAGATTTTTGTTTAATGTGGTTAGGAAATAAAGCCGTTTGTGAATATGTATTATCAAACGTGGACATAAAAAGTTCAAATTTCGAATTTAACCAAACGGTCTTGGAAGATTCTTATATACCAATAAGAATACAATATTTTGCAAGTAAACAACGAGGTGATGATAACAACGTAAATCAAAATAAAAGGACCTTTTCAATACAGGTTAAAAATAATGATACGAATACAATAGTAAATAATTCTGATTGTTTTAAAACTATAAAAACTAAAAACACGGATAAACTTTATATTCCTACATTTATATATTGTGCATTTGTGTCAGAACGAATAGATGATTTTAAACAGGGAAAATTTGTCTGTTATTCAATTGGGGATAAATCAAAAACAGATAACAACTCGTTTTTTTCTTATATGAAAGAAAATAAAAACGATATATTTGGAGGTAAATATGATAGTGTGATAACGGATGGATTGGCTATATCCGAATATGGAACCTTACCGAACGGAATAAATTATACAGATGCATATAGTGCATCGACTACTATTCCGAGTAAGTTATCCGTATATCGAATTTATTCTGATATAAGAATGGGTAGAACATTTCAAGTGAATAAAACGAAAGAGAATGGGAGATATAACATGAGCGAATTGTCTGGAAATTTAATATCACTAACTAATAAATATGACGAATTTCCAAATTATTATCCAAGTACCGATCCTGTAAATAGATTACCAGCAATATCTATTGCAAATAAAAATGAATGTTCAAAAAAGTGTAATGATGTAGCGGATTCAAAATGTTCTTATTTTTATACTTATATTGAAGACGATAAACAGTTTTGTGTAACGGGAACGAATTATTCGTCACCTCTTTTCAATCAAATTCCAGGAAATAATCAATCCAATGGATCTTTGTTTATAAGGGGAAATCAAACAACAAGTCCTACTATAAAAGAATGTATAGAAGGAAAAAACACTGATAAAAAAAGTTCGATAACGAATACAATTGATTATACAGCGTCAAATCCTTATTATAATTACAGAATTACAAACAACGTAATAGTTGACTTTGGAGACTTAGGAAATTGTAATGATTCAAAAGTAAAAGATGCACTTATTGAGTATAAAAAACGAGAAGAAGAAGCCGCAAGAATTTTATACGACGATGAACAATATAGATCGGATGGATACTATATGAAAACACCTGGTGAATTTTCAAAACCAAATTATGGTGAACTGCGTAAAGATTTTATAATTGAAAAATTCGAAACACAGATGACCGATGCAACACAGGATACGGGTTCGAATATTAATAAATTAAGATCGATACAACAAAGTATTCAGCAAAAAGAAAATGCAATTCATGAAAATAAAAAAAAAATATCGGGTGACCTGATACCCTCTTTCACAAAAACACGTGATATATTAAAAGACGATAATAAGTATGACTATAATGGTGATGTATTAATGTATTTAAGAGATACAAAAATCCCGTCGAAAGATGAACAGCGGTTGATTGATTCTAGTGATGAACGATTCACACAGGGCTCGATATATAGTTTAGGAATAATAACAGCGGCGACACTTATTATTTTGGCTATTTATTTGGGTAAAGAATAGGGGAAACCAAGGTTTCCCCTATAACCCCTTCCTTTCAAGTAAACTTGTTAATTTATTCAAAAGGAAGGGGTCATAGGGGAAACCTTGGTTTCCCCTCGAAATATATTCTTATAATATAAATAAAAATATATTGAAATGGGAATAAATGATAATCTTGGTTTAATTACTCCCGGGTCAAATCCAAGTACTCTTCCAAGATATGATGCGAATACCCAATACTTTGATTTACCGGGTTTAATGAATGTACAATCGAATTATTTGACAGATTTGTCGAAAAATTATTATAGTGATGTACTTGGTGTAGCAGTTGATGTAAATTCTTTACAGAAAAATTTAATCGATGTTTCCAATAGTTATGCATTAGCCAATCAATCAAGCACGGCGGTTTTAACTGATCAAAGTAATGTTATGCAAATAATTAATTCGGAACAAGATCGATTAAATCAAAAACAAGAATTGATAAAACAAATGGAACAAGAGAACAAACGCAAAGTTTTATTGAATGATACTTATCGTAAAAAGAAGGTACAATATTCCAAGATTATGATTGTTATAATTATCGCTTTATTAATTGTTATAGTTATATCGTTTATCGGTAAATTGTTACCTATACCTGAAGGATTTTTGAGTTTTTTATATATTTTAGACATAGCTATAGCATTAATCATTTGTTTCAATATTTATACGGATATAACGATGCGTGACTATATTAACTATGATCAAATATACATACCTCCGCCAACTATTGATGCAAGTGGAAACATTATCGGAAATAAAGATGTTCCAAGTTTATGGTCCAGTATGAAATTGGGATGTTATGAAGCGGCATGCTGTGCGGATGGAACTGTTTTTGATGATAAATTAAAGGTTTGTGTTAAACCAAATGATAAAATAAACACTCCTTCGTCAATAAGCCCATCATCTTCTAGTTCAATGGAGTCGTTGGCATTTTTATCGAAGGCACCAGGAGTAGTACCAGGACCCGCAGTACAACCAGGACCCGCAGTACAACCAGGACCCGCACCAGAATCAGGCCCAGCACCAGCACCAGGAGTAGCACCAGCACCAGGAGTAGCACCAGCACAAGGTTTTGCAACAATAGATCAAGCCATTCAATTCGGAGACATAAATCAAAATTATAAGATATTATCTGATTCTGAAATAAAAAAAGCGTATAAAGTTGAAAAAACCGATGCAAAACCACATACCGATTTAGAATTTACAGAATACAAATACAAAATATAATCGCGTCTATATATAAATGACAGTTACAGATGAAAATCAAATGAATTTATATAAAGCATTAGAATCACAAAATAAGGTTTTGAAAAATATGGCACAAGATCAAGAAAATAATTATTCAACAGATAATCAAAAAGTAAAGTATCAAAGTGCGAATATTACATTTTATTATTCTTTGAATCAAATATTATGGTGGGTTTATTATGTTGTTATTTTAGGTGTAATTTATTGTATATTATTTGGAAAAGCTACAGCCTTTTCATTATCATATAAAACGTTTTTGGTTGTGTTTGCGGTAAGTTTTCCTTATATTATTATATCGATTGAAACATTTTTATATTGGATTTTGACCTATTTTTATGCAGTAATGAATAAGACAGTTTATAATAAACCAACATTTGATATGCCGACGTTTACATTGACGTCCTACACCTAAGGGGCGGGGAAACCAAGGTTTCCCCCGCACCCCCTTCCTTTTTTTAAGTAAACTTATTGACTTTACTTAAAAAAATATAACTGGATTTGTCGTAAATGAAGTCATGATACCCTTTCAAAGGAAGGGGGTGCGGGGTCTGGAAATCCTACGGATTTCTGAAGAACCTTGGTTTCCCCGCGAGGGAGGGATTTTAAGGGAACCGTAGGTTCCCTTAAAGGTCATTCAAAATCTCCGTATCACTTTCCACATCATTCGTTGTCGCAAATGATCCACAATCCTCATACTCATCCTCCCTGAATTTAATTCGAATTCCATGCCACATTCCATTTCTCTGTTTTCCAAATGTCTTATCCATATATTCATGCATATCCTTCGGATTCGCTTTTCCACCATTATTCGTCGCAAACCACAATTTAAACTCATCCGTAAGTTGTGACTTACGAACCATTCCCTTGGGGTCGCGTGCGATCTTATCACTCACGAACTCCGACAAATAATCCTGACGAGCACGATAATCCTTGGACGCGGACAATACAATATCACAATCCTCGACCTTACCCTGAGTCTTCGTAACGACATCAATAAGCATTGCAGCGAAAACCTGACGCCAATCCTCAAATCGTTCCTTGATGTTACGATCGAGAAGGAACTGATAAGGCTTCTCGGGATCATCGAATACTGGATTCTCTGTGAAAAGCGATTCGAAAGGATCGACACGAATACGACGCCAAGTGCCATGATCCTGAGTCTTGATCTCCGGAAGCTCATTCGAGCACATCACCAACTTGAACTGGGGAATAAACTCGATCGGCTCCAACATATAAGGAGCACGAGCCTTGATCGGCTCCACACCACTCACGAGCTCCTTCAGAATACCCTCATTGATACGGTCACCCTTTGAAGGCTCTTGCATCACCGCATATCTCGTTCCCTTCATCGCGACGATTTCGGGAGCAAGACCACCGATCTTACCACGCTGTTGTGTGATGAGTGCGACCGGAACCGCCACTTTATAGTTTCCGAGAACCTGGCTCATCAAATCCGTGAGAACCGACTTTCCGTTTTGTCCACCACCGATATAGATATTGAAAGTTTGATTCAAAGACGAAGTTCCTACCAAAGCTGAAGCCAGGTGATCCCACATGTAACGTCGAAGATCGACCCTGGGGAATAACTTATCCATGAAATCATTGATTTCGGCCACGATCTTCGGATCCTTCTTCGCGACATAATCGATATTGGTACACTTGGTCAGATAATCCTCAGGAAGTCCCTTCCGGAAAACATTCGCCTTGAAATCATAGACCCCATTATTGAAGCAAAGTAAATATGGATTATTATCGATGAGTTGCATGAAGTTCTCGTCGCGGAACAAGTCCTTCGCCTCAGTCATGATGTTTTTCTTATCCGTAGTCTTACCAAGACGATTACAGATATTCGTGATTACACCAACGCGACATCTTGCAGTCTTCGCCTTCTCATTTTCAGGATCAATTCCACTTACCATTTGCATCATTTGAGCGGCCTTTTCCAAATAGAGATCACGTAGTTCCTCCGAGATCGACTTTCTGAGTGTTGTTCCCGAATCATTTTCTACCCAACGATGTCCACGGAATTCGTACCAGATTCCGTGCTTCACACTGATACACTTGAACTGACTCTTCTTTAGCTCATACAAAACTCGAGCGATATCGTAGTCACCACAGCCCTTCGCATTTTTTCCGTTATCCGAGTTCACATTATCAACGGTGATCGTGTTGATCGTCTGGTCCAAATGAAATGAAATTGTGGTCTGCTTCACTTTCTTGAATTCCGACGGATTATCCTGCATCGACCAATACATGATCGATCGCTCAGTGACTCCATTTTGATCTTTTCTTGTAAACTTATCCCATTTATCACAAAGATCCGGGATCGACTTATAGTCGAATTTCGAATATTTCGCACTAAATGCGATCCAGGTCAGAAGTAGTCGTTCACTCGTGTTTTTGAGAGCCCATCCGACACGAATCCACTTATCATAAGAACTACTTCCATAGTATTGCTCGGGTAATGTCATCGTATAATCATGTGTTTCTCTCAAGATGTACTGTGATGGAATGATCGAGTCTAGAAATAGATTCACAAAATGCTCGAGATCACCCTGGTTCCGAATATCACGGATTTGCTTTGAGCCGATCCAACCTCCACCAGTGGTGTCAAGAGAACACAAACTACTTGTTGATGTCTTGGACTTAGGCTTGGACTCAGGCATTTGTTCATTCAGAATCTTCGTGAAATTTGAGGTATAGAAATACTGAGGATTCGTGTCGTTTCTTACCGAAACCGCTTTGAACAAATCCTCTGTCATCTTGGTCTTCACTGTCTTACAACTGAATTCATTATCCGCTGAATCATATTGAATATCATAGACGATCGAAAGCTGATATCCCTCGTGCTCGGGCTTTCTTGAACCAAGCATCTGCCAGTTATTTCCACCGGTGCTGATACGCTCATCGAAAACATCTGTCCACTTATTCACGATTGGAAAGTCACCCCAGGCTTCCTCAACCTTGGGAATCACTCGACTGCGAAGAATCTGTTGAGCCACATGACTCATCTGAATTCCGAAAATGATGTGTATTCCATCTTTCGTGATGTTTTTTGCAGTGATACGATTCATGTTTTTCTTCTCATAAACATACGCTCGGAACTTGGTGTCATCGTCGAATTGAAATATTTGCTTTAATTCTTCTAAATAAATATCCCGGAGGTCATCGATATGCTCCTTGGAATATACGCGTTCTCCAATATCCAATGCAAATTGCAGGTCAATATCGATCGCGATCGGACACTTGTCGACGATTTGTTTTTCCGTAAGAAACTCGTCATTTTTATCAACAATAACATGTTGATAATATAATTTCATGAAAACGTCTTTTTCTTCATCGGGAATATGATAGGATCCGCCGTAAATAACTTCTCCATTTTCATTTCCACCTATTCTTGTATGAGTTATGGGCTTACTATCATCACCCTTTTTTACCAAATGTTTGAACATGAACTCTTTAAAGTCGCGATAGTCATTATTTACGGGTTTTATGATTTTGGGCTTTTTCTTTAACATTTTAGTCCCATTTGTTTCTGGTTCCATTTGAATTATATAGTACGGATATTTTTATCCCTTTTCTTTTAATCAATTTTATAAAGGGAACCAAGGTTCCCTTTAGATCCCTCCTTTTACTGAGCCAATTGTGTTAACTTTATTTTAAAAATTCATTATGGTAACAATTAGGGATAAAATAAAAAAGGAGGGATCTAAAGGGAACCTTGGTTCCCTTTAAAAATTGATTGAACAATAAGGATATAAATTTATCAAACATATATCCTTATATAATGCAAGCGATTACGAACCCAGAGCGATTTCGCGATAATATCCGTACCAAGATTTCCCAGGTTTTCGAGATTACCGATACAAAAATGATCGGGAATTTGGAAAAGGGTGTTTATAATTATGCGATCAAGGAGGCGACCAATCGTAAGATCGTGAAAAAGTGGGAGAATCCACGTTTCGCACAGATCTATATTGATCGTATGCGAAGTATCTATACGAATCTGAAGCATCCCGATTTAATTCAGATGATCAAGAGTGGTGAGATTCAGCCACAAACAGTTGCATTCATGACACACCAAGAGTTTCAGCCGGAACATTGGAAGGAACTTATCGATAAAAAGATGAAACGCGACGCTTCGAGATTTGCGGATAATCTACAGGCATCTACGGATATGTTTACATGTCGTAAGTGTAAGTCGAAGAGGTGTACATATTATGAGCTACAGACGAGGTCGGCGGATGAGCCGGCTACGATTTTCGTGACATGTTTGGATTGTGGGAAAAACTGGAAATCTTAGGACGTTTATTTCCAATATGGATTTCCTCTCCCGGGCCCACCTGTAGGCTCAGGGGGAGGTTCCGACACCATTTTCAGTGGGTTCGGTGTTGGAGGGCCATTATATTTGTCGGCGGCAACACGCGTTGGACCATCTACTGGTTTAAGTACAACTCGACGTCCTGTTGGATTTGAAAAATCAATTTTAAGCGTTCCGTTTTCTAAAAAAATCTCCAGTTTTTTACCATTTAAAGGAGTCTCATTTGTTCCAATCTTCATATATGGTTTTTCAGCTCCTCCAAATTTTTTTACGGTAAAACGTTTCTTTGGTTTCATTTTTTTCATATTCGTTTTTTTTCCCGATTTATTTCTTCGAAAAAAAGTTTTCATATAACATAAAGTCATATTTTTTCCCAACGTTAAATAACCTCTAAATCCTTCATCTTCCAATATTCACACCCACCATTCGGCAATGGCCGCTTCAAAATAAACGGAATTTTTTTTTGTTCAAACTCTTTTAACGCGATCAAATAACCATCCAGAACACTCGGTTCAACTTCAACAAAAGGTTTTGCACCTGAATTGAGCTGCTTCGCCCGTTCGCCTAAAACCCTTGCCTTCTCATACTTCGTGATAAATGGCACCGTGCGATGAAGGGGATCGATAATTTGCCCGTTCTCATTACGAACAACACGCGAAAGAAGCTCGACTTCCTCGTTATTATGGGCATTGAGTTCCGGATGGTATTCCGCGATAATATTCGTTTTAATAGATTCATCAAACTTCTGTAGGTAATGATCATCTTCCTCTTCTTCATCCTCGTCTTCATCCTCGAGTTCCATGGCATATTTGGTGGACATTGGATTTGCCAATGCACCGACTTCCTTGGAACTCGAACCTGGCTCTTCATCATCGGAAGAAGATGCATCGGAATCGTATTCTGAACCCGCATCACTTTCGCTATCCACTTCTTCCTCTTCCTCATCATCCGATTCGGTCTTTGGTTTTACTGCGACTTTTATCTTGGGTTTTACCATAACAACATCATCATCTGAATCGGAATCTTCTTTTGTTCCTCCGACATAATCTTGTTCCTCTTCGAAATCATTGCTTGGAAATTCGGACATCTATAAAGATACGTGGATAATATTTCTAAATCGTTTGAAATATTATACAATTCAATTTTAAAAGGGAACCAAGGTTCCCTTTAGATCCCTCCTTAAACCTTTCAGAGAACCATTGAAAAAATATAAACGGAAAAGGAGGGGGGTGCGGGGGGAACCATGGGTTCCCCCGCTACTTGAGGTCGTCGGTCTTCCAAACATGATCACACTCCACACACATATACAAATACTTCATATTATCATCGTCATAACGAATATATATGATCTCGGCATTTGTCCCCGCTTTCTCATTCGTAACGCATGCTGCATTCGGACACTTCATATTATAGACCCTAGGTAACGTCGGATCCAATTTCGTATACTTATTGATGATATGGTTAAACTTTTGTGTCCCTTTTTTGATCTGGGTCTTCAAGATACAACTATTTTCCGAAGCGGAAGTCTCGTCTTTATGTCCACAATTTCTACAGTAATAGATGAGCTGATTTGTATTCTTTTCATTAATTCCAATATAGTACATATTATCGCATACTTCACAAAATTTCATTTTTAAATTGTTCTATTATAAACATACCCTCTATTTTTTATATCAATTTTATTCACGGTATTGAAATAGCCATAACCAAAGTCGTTCCAAAACATACCCGTTTGTTCCACCCTGTGGATTCAATCGAAGTAATTCTTTTGTTATATTTAAATACACTTCGTGATTATACAACCATATATCTTCTTTTCTTACTGAAAATAAGGCACAAAATGTAAATGGAACACATGTAGTTGGAAGTGGATTCAAGTGTCTAGGAAACTTAGAATAATATAAAAAACTATCAAAGTTAGAAATCATTGCCGTTTTTGGGTTTTCTTTTTTGTAATTCAACATATTACCAACAACCCCTTGATCTAAAAAATAGGCATCTCCTACATAATCTTGATCACCGGTTACAGGAAGAGTCATATATTTAAATCCATAATCTGTGTGTCTCGTAAATTTTTGTTCTATGTGTAACGGTGGAATAGCTTTATCGCGTAAATATACTAGACCCATAGGTTGAACGGGTAAATGTTTATCATAATTATCAATTCCATAAAGAATTGTTTCATTATGTGGAAACCAGTCTGCTTGTAAAAAAATTGTTCTACGCGACAATTCACAATAACGATTTAATATGTGATATAAATAGGTATGTCCTTCTCTACCAATGTTTTGTATGTCAAATCTGTTTGAAAAATAAGGAATATCATTATTACCTTTATTATAAACAATTGCAATATCGTCATATGGTAATGCCCAGTCTATATTTTCATTATATCTTGCGATCACAATATTGATATCTCCATGATCAAATTTATCACCGATATAATCTAATCTATATTGATCGTTAACCATATGTTGAATATTCCATCGAGTAAATCGATTTTTTGTTGTATATAGAAAAACTCGGTTATTAACATTTGGTGAACCTAAATATTTCGCCGAATCCCATCGATTAAATGCAGTTCGAATATAAAATGATTCCCCCTCTTTTTCAATAATCCATTTTTGTCTACCACTTTTGTCATCGGATTTGAACAAATCTACTAAATTTTTTGTTACACCTATTGATAAAAATGATCCGTTTGTTTTTATATGAACCGGACTACCAAGTTGAAAGTTAGGAATATCAAAACAATTGTAAACGTTTGAATAAAATATGGGAAACATATGTTTTATATATTAATCGAAATATTCTTCTTCCGATAACTCACTTTTACAATCTAAATATTCGTTTTCTAAGAAAACGGTTTCCGCGGGTGTATGTTTTTTCACAGGCTTTTTAGGTTTAACATTTATTTCTGGTTCAGAATTATCACTGTCCGACTCATCATATTCGTCGGTGTCATCATCACCAACGACAAATCCATCCTTGGCATAACCTTCTTTTGTCGTGGGTCCATCGAATTCATCTTCATCTTCTTCGGAATCGGACGAACCGATATCTTCGAACCCGCCAAATAGTTTCTCATAAATCTGTTCCCACTCGGATTCCGATAAGCTGATGGCTTCACCGTCCTCGTTTTTATTTACTAGAATACATGAGCCGAAAAATAGAGTATTGTCAACCGGTGGAGGAAAATCGTATTTATTCTCTTGATTCGCCTTACCTTCCGTTTTTCCATATAGCGAAATCGAATATTTTTTCGTTCCTATTTCGAGTGACCATACAGTATGAAGTTTGAATTGATCTGCAGTTTTGAATCCGGCCTTTTTATAAAGATCCGTTTCAACATATTGTTTTATAGATGTTTCTTTTATAGTTCCGGTTTTATCTATCAAAATAACGACGGGCATTAATGATTTATGAATCGATGAAGCATTTATATTGTTTTAGATCAATTATAAGGGGTTAAGGGAACCTGCGGTTCTTCCCTTCGGGTAAGATCCCTCCCTCATTCCAATTTTAACAAAAAGGCGAGCCAATTAAATTTAGGAAAAAGGGAGGGATCTTACCCGAAGGGAAGAACCGCAGGTTCCCTTAACACTAATAAAATGTCTTGCTATTATATACGAATGGCGAGATATACGAAAAAAAGACAGCAACGTAAAAAATCTACTCCGGTTAAAAAATATACGAAACGAATGTACGGTGGTGAATATGGAGAGCATGTTAAAGGATTAATGAGCGATGTTGCTGGAACATTTGCCGATGACATTGCCGAAAAAACATCGGAAATAATAAAAACAAAGTTAAGTAATGACTTTGGGGATAAAGTTGCCGAAAAGGCTGCCGATAAAGTAATCGTTTCGATGGCACAAGTTTTCCAAGATGCTGCTGCCAAAATCGCCGAAAAAGAACCTGTCGCTGCACCGTTATTAACCGAAAATTTAGGTGAAGTACAGCAGGAGACCCCTTCTGAAGAACCTTCTCATCTAGATGAAGCACCCGTCGAAGAAACGCCCACGGAAGAAAAGTCTGTCGAAGAAACGCCCACGGAAGAAAAGTCTGTCGAAGAAACGCCCACGGAAGAAACGCCCATGGAAGAAACCCCTACAGAAGAAACGCCCACGGAAGAAAAGCCTGTTGAAGAAAAGCCCGTTGAGGAAACTCCTCTAGAAGAAACCCCTACGGAAGAAAAGCCGGTTGAGGAAACTCCCGCTGAAGAAACGCCTGCCGAAGAGACATCTGAAACAAACCCTTCCATGGAACCGGTAGAAGAGGGAAAGGAAGCGGGTCCTCCGGTTCCCGAATCCGAAGTAGAAACACAGACAGGTGAAGGTGATATGGCACCTCCTCCGCCTACTGAGAAAAAAGGAGGCAAATCCAGAGCGGTTCGTGGAAAAAAGCGTAACACATCACGCAATAGGAGAAACAAACAACGCCAATATCAAAGTCAATATTATTAAACCGATGAATGCGTAACAATGATTATACAAAATAGTCCGCTATTTTGTATACTAAATATGTGGTTTTCTATTTTACAAAATATAATAATTTCAATGTTGGTAATATTTTTAGCACATCATCTCATTTTGCATTTGAAAGATTCATATACTATCAAAAAAACAAAAGATCTCACTGAATTGCAGGGGAAAAAATATAAATCCATCTTGGATGAAGTGTTTTCAAATAATGAAAAAGAAAAAAATGAGTTGTTACAAAAGATTGAAGAAACGAAATCTATGGTTCAGGAAACTATAGTCTTAAGAGAAGAACCAGTGGAAGAAGAAAATATAAAAAACAATTTAACAGAAATTGATTTGAAACAGATGAATGAGGATCTAGACAGCTTTGTTCAAAGCCAAATTATGGGAACGTAAATAAACTTTTACAAATGACTTAAATGCATTTGTCTATAATATGTCAATGGAACTAAATGCGAATCAGTATTCTGATGTCATGAATCGGTTCCCGAAATTCGAACTTTCCTATGAAACGATTTCACATAAGAAAGTTCCCGAGTCTTATCATGTATGTTTGGCCATTCCGCATGGGAAAAAAGCATTCATTTGGTTTACCTTTTTTAAAAATGAAGATGTATGTTTTTTCATGGAGCTCGGAAAGGATAAAAAAGTGACGCGTATCCGTATGATTACAAATAAAATTTCCATGAAACTGGCACTGGGTACCGTTTTATATGGTACAGTATATGAAGATCCACAAATGGAGTCGAAAAATATTCAATTTATTATTGAAGATGTATTTTTTCATGAAGGAATTCCATTGAAACGGCTAACATTTGGTGAAAAGTTGGGTTTTATAGAAGCCTTTTTAAACAATAATGAAATTCCGATTTATACGATTCGATTCTCTTTACCTGTAATGTGGAAACGCGGCTTAGAAGAAGATAATGAGATTCCTGTTTCTTTAAACAAAACCATGACTTATCCGATTCACCATATCCAATATCGTACATTGAATACTATTTCGCCTTATTTGAATGTTTTGATGGGTAGAAAGATAGGATCCGGTCCTATTGTAGAACCTTTGTCGGATTTGTTTATTCCTCCGGCAGTCCCGAGATATGATTTTTCCAAGCCTCAATATAAAATACCGGCGGTTTTCGAAGTGAAGGCGGATTTACAATATGACATTTATCATTTGTATGCATATGGTGAGCGGTGTAAGAAAATATACTATGGATTAGCATATATTCCGAATTATAAAACGAGCGTTTTTATGAATGGGATCTTTCGTAGAATAAAAGAAAACAAGAATTTGGATGCGATCGAGGAATCGGATGATGAAGAAGATTTCCAAGATTCGAGGATCGATAAGTATGTGGATTTGAAGAAAACGGTATCGATCGAGTGCATTTTCAATCAAAAATTTAAGAGATGGGTTCCGAAAACGGTTATTAAAAAAGGTCCGATTGTTCATATTGGAAAGTTATGTAAGGACACGCGTTTTTCTTGATTTTCTTCTATTTGACTTTTTTCGTTTTGATGTTTTTATTTTTTTTCTTTTGAGTTTTCCACCACCCCTAAATCTTCCTAATTCTTTCTTATTTAAATATTCAGCTAGGGATTTTCGTTTTTCTTGACTTTTTTTTATATTTTCTTTGTAACGACCAAAACCCGTTATGGTAAAAACATTGTCCAACTTAGCTTCGGGAAGGAAAGACATTTCAATCGCATCGTCTATATGGTTAAACATTTCTATATTGAATGGTAAATCCTTTTCAAACGCTTTTTTTAAGTTTTCGATAAGTTTTTCGTCATTCGCAGTGTCCAACAATCTTAAATTTTTTAAATTATGTGATGTTAAACTATCCGGCGTTATTGTTATGCTTCTATCGGTAGCATCGTCCTCTTCTGGAGGAGTATATGTATACATGTTTTCTTTTCCTTTTTTATAAGCTGTTAAATAAGCATTATCGTCGGTATCTTTATAAATAAGACTATAACAAATTTTTTTTTTTTGCGGTCTTTCTGGAAAAATATAAAAAATTATCCCATAAATTTTTTCAGTAGGATCACCTTGTAGATTTATATCTACATAATTATTTATTGAAGTCTTTTCCCTTTTAATTGCTTCTTTTGGTATATCAGCTTCAAACCAATCACCTTCTTTTACTGAATCAAATAATGATTGTGAAGTATTGGCATTTGAAATTGTGGTACCAGATTGTATAGGCATCGACGGTTGAGTATATGTATTTTGTCGTTGTTGTTGTTGACTATATGTCGGGTGTTGAATAGGTGCCAACCGTTGACTATATGTCGTGTTTTGAATAGGAGACAGATTGGGTTGTAATACTACATCGACAGTTCCTCCCGTTCCCAAAGGAAGTTTTCCAATCCAATACCCGTCTTTAAATTCAATATTCATTGTTCGAATAGATGGATCTTTTTCTCCAGGAATCAAAGTCTTAATGAGAGATTTAATCTTATATGTTAAAATTTTTGCATTAGTACCATTTTGGTAATCCTGAACAGAAACCTTGACGCAAGGTTCTGCACATTGATTTTTCAAAACTGGATTATTTGGATCGCAATCTGGTGGGTCTTTGCGTTTACGAATAAAATCGTTAGGAACGTTATTCATTATTAACTATATAGTATCTAGATATTTTTCACTAATTGAACTTCTTTTCTATTTTCTCAAGAAGATCCTGATCATAAACCAAATTTCCCGTGGGTTTATAGGATCCAATCGGAGTATAATCTTTTTTCCCCGGCTTAGTCGGATCGTTTATTGTTTTTGGGCCTCCCGATTCCTCCTCTTTTTCCTCCTTCGAAACCATATTACCTTTTTCGTCTAAAACTATACCCGTCTTTTTTTTGAACTCCGTTCTTACATAACTTGGAACCCAATTCTCCCAAGATACGAAAAGTGTATTCGGGTGAACATAACGTATATGGAATTTATCGGATTCTAGTTTGTTTACGATATAGGCTATGCATTCACCTTTATCATACACCGGTTCACCAAATATATATTCGGGGACGTTAAACCAGATATATCGTTCTGTAGTTTTGTTTCGTGCCGTTAATTGAATACGTTTTTGTATACGATTCAAAATTTTATTGAAAATCGCAATCTGTTTCAAATCCTTCTGTTTTTTGCGTTCATATAAATCATCAATATTGATTTTATTTAAATTATCGTCATCATTTACAAATAAAAAGGCCATCTATATATTTCCATAGGTAAAAAATATATAGAAATTGAACTAGCCTAGAATAATATGTCGGAAGAACAAATCTTGGAAAAAAATGAAATAGAACAACATGAAGAAAAAAAAGACCCACCCATCATAAAACATTTAATCATTCCCGGTGGAGGAACAACCGGTATGATAGCATATGGTGCTCTAAAAGAAACACATGAATCGGGCATTTGGAATATCGAAAACATTGAAAGCATTTATGGAACATCAGCGGGTGCGATTGTAGGAGTGATCTTGGCTCTAAAATATGATTGGAAAACTTTGGATGATTATTTGATTAAACGCCCATGGCAAAACATATGTAACTTTAATATGTATGCAATCATAGAGTCATTTCAAAAGCGGGGGATATTCGATATAGAAATAATTAAGGGTATATTTTCACCGCTTTTTTTGGCGAAAGATATTGAAATCGATGTCACCTTGGAAGAATTTTATAAAATAACCAAAATCGATTTGCATTTGTATAGTTCGGATTTAAACGCGTTTAAATTGGTAGATATTTCTCATAAAACACATCCATCTTGGAAATTGATTGAGGCAGTTTATGCTTCCGCGTGTTTACCCGTTTTCTTCGCTCCATTTGAAAAGGATGGTAACTATTACGCGGATGGTGGATTTTTCTTGAACTATCCATTAAGTCCATGTTTAAAGGCGGGTAAAAACCCCGAAGAAATTTTGGCCATTTGGAAACATAATATGGAAGTGTCTCAAGACAAAGTCACACCCGAATCTACTCTTTTTGATTATGTACTGATATTATTAAATAAGACGTTACAAAATATTATCATGTCATCGGAAAATATAATACATACTCAAAATGAGATTGAAATAAACTGTCCTTTTGTTTCAATATATGATTTATATAAAATGTCTTCTTCTATGGAAGAACGGGTAAGATTGATAGAAGAAGGAATGGAATCTGGGAAAAAATACACGTTGTCAATAAAAATATAAACAAAATATATATATAATGATACCTCCAAGATTATTTACATTTTATCATGATTTATCACGTATACCGGAAAATATGAATAGGAACTATAATAAAATAGTAAACGAAAACCCCGATTTTTTATGTGAAATTTTTGATATTCACTCCGCAAGGGATTTTATTTCGCGTAGTTTTGGAGGACATGCATTAATGGCGTATGATAAACTCAAACCCTATGCTTATAAAAGTGATTTGTTTCGGTATTGTTATATGTATGTTTTTGGGGGAATATATGTAGATATAAAATATGAGTCGATAGACGGATTCAGATTTAAAGATCTTTTGGATAAAGAATATTTAGTATCTGAGCAGTTAGGTGTGCAAAATTGTATTCTTGTTTTGAAAGAAAGAAATCATCTTATGTTTCAATGTATCAATAAAATAATAAGTAATACTTTAAATAATTATTATGGAGATACCCCTTTATTGACCGGTCCTTATTTATTAAGTGAAAACTATAAGATCGTTTATGGAATTAATAGAATTGATATGGACCTAAGATGGTCCATGGAAAATCATTTACAACATATTTATAAAAATGACAGATTAGTGTTTAGACAGTATCCACATTATCGCGACGACTTATCACAAAATAGTGATCAGCCTCATTATACGAATATGTTTTGGTCTAGAAATATATATAATTCGTGATGGGGTTTAATATATTGTTATTTACTTGACTAATAAAATTCAAGTAAATAATTGACGACTTGATCCTTTATTGGAGCATCGAATTTACAAATTGACTTAAACTACTACTTGTTACTTTGGAATCAAAGTCAATTTGTTTATCGGATTTCATCATTTTAATTGTGGGAAATGAATCGACATTGAATTTTTGAATTAAAGGACTATTTTGAGGAGTTGTTTCCGTACAGTCAACTTCTATTGCCTGAATTTTATTTCCGTTCATTTCTTTACCGTCAAATTCCGATTTGAATGTATTCCATTCTGGCTTAGCTTTTGTGCAGTGAGGGCACCAATCAGCATAGAAAAAATAGACCTGAACATCTTCGGGACGTTGAGCCATGTTCGATATGCTTTCGGTTTTTCTGTTATCAATGATCGGTTTTGCAATCATTCGGTATGCGTAATAACCAACTATGCAAAATAATATGAAAAAGAAAAAGATGGTGAATTGAGTTTTATAGGGGCGAATGTAATCGCGATATAAAATATTTACGATGGACATGTATAGTTTATTAATACATTTTATTTATTGTGTTTGAACTCCTAAACATTCCGAGTTATTTAGTGGAGAATAGAATATTTGCGTAAAATATATTCCCATTATATTAGAGATATGAGTTCAACAAAGAAATATAGAAGATCCAACAAGGTTCGAAATTCAATATATACGAGAAAACATTACCAATCCAATGATGGAATGTTGACCACAGTATGGGGTCCGAGTACATGGCATCTACTCCATACTATGAGTTTTAACTATCCTGTAAACCCAACATGTGATGATAAACGCAACTATCGTGATTTTATTTTGAGTTTGCGTGATGTTTTACCCTGTGGAAAATGCCGTGAGAATTTATGTAAAAATTTCAAGAGATTACCTCTCACTATGAAAAATATGCAATCGCGTGATACATTTTCTAGATATGTCTATAACTTACATGAAGTGGTGAATAAAATGTTGAAGAAGAAATCGGGATTAACCTATGGAGATGTCAAGGAGAGATATGAACATTTTAGGGCAAGATGTACACAAAATGATGCCAAGGATAAAAAAGAAAATGGGAAAGAAAAGGGTTGTACGGAACCCATTTATGGAGAAAAGGCGAAATGTGTATTGAAGATTGTACCACAGGATACGAAATGTGATACATTTCAGATGAGTGAAAGGTGTGTGAAACAAAGGGAACCTTAGGTTTTCCGCGAAGCTTACGCCTTTAGATCCCTCCTCTTTAAGGAAACCAAGGTTTTCCGCGAAGCTTACGCCTTTAGATCCCTCCTCTTCAAGAAATACTAAAAGGAGGGATCTTAAGGGAACCTTGGTTCCCTTAACTTGGTTCCCTTAATTATATCGTGAATAATATATAATGTCCCAAATCGAATTAAATATTAATATTTCAGATCAAGATAACCAAGATACATTAGTTCCAAATATGGAAGATGTAGAAAATCAAATGGAAAAGCGTCTATCTTCTCTCAAACGAGCAAAAAAGATTCCCTTCTGGTCGAATGACCCAAATGTATTATTACAACAGAAGTATATCACTGAGTTTTTCCCAATGGATTCGATGAGTTTTGAACAAAAGTTAAATGCTGTATCTAGAACGGTAATCGTTTTAGGACTTTTATCTTTCGCTTATTCGAGAAAAGTCCAAATTCTTGGAATTACCGCTTTGTCGCTTTTCTTGATTTTCTTGATGTATTTTTTTTATAAACAAAAGGACGAAAAAAAGGTGAGGTTCCAAGAAGACGAAGGATTTGAAACAAGAAATCCATTCATTTTCGACGTTTCCACTCCGACAAATCCTTTAGATAATGTATTATTACCAGATTATGAATATAATCCTATGAAAAAACCGGCACCTCCGGTTTATGTTGAAAAGGGAAGAAATGATGCATTGGTGAATGCAAAAAAAATGGTCCAAGAAGCGAATCCGGGTCAGCCGGATATTGCCGATAAATTATTTAATAGTTTAGGCGAAGAATTACAGTTTGAACAATCGATGGGTCGATTCTATTCGAATCCCGCGACCACAATTCCAAATGATCAGGGAGCGTTTGCGGACTTCTGTTACGGAAGTATGGTTTCATGTAAAGAAGGAAATATGTTTGCATGTGCTAGGAATAATGGAGCTAGATATAACAACTATTGAGGGGAAACCAAGGTCATCAGAAATCCTTCGGATTTCCAGACCCCGCACCCCCTCCTTCATCTAATTAACTCTTTTTACAAGACAATTTGAAACGAATGATCTTAATTTATTTCAAATATCAAAATGGTATAAGGAGGGGGGTGCGGGGGGAACCTTGGTTCCCCTGCATTAATTTCTTCCGGTATTATAAAACAGATGTCTGTAGTAAAAGATTATACCTTTTATAAAATAGATCGCATCGAGGATGACTCGACATGCCAGACACAACGCACGACGCAAAATACAAAATTCTCCAATTATACTTTATCCAACTACTTCGTCGAGTTTCCTTCGGATTCTCAACTTAACTTTGCGACGGAACAACCGATTGTCATTCCTTCTAGCATTAATGGTGGAAGTAGTGTTGGTGGTGGACATGTGGATGACGAATCCGTTTTATTATTGAAAACCGAGGAAGAGCGTGCTTTAGGTAGATTACAATTATTACAGCGTCCTTTTTTGACTGTGCCATATTTAGGTAGAGGATCATGCGACCCCGATTTAGAATCCCAACTTTTACAGGGTGAAACGGTTGCCGATAAAAAGAGTGTTGCCACCATTATGTCTCAAAGTTTCATGGGTTATTCGCTTTATCCCACGAGTGAGAAGATGGAAGAGCATGTTAAAGATGCCAAGTATACGATTGAAGAGGCTGCGTTAGACGGGTGGGTAAGAGGAGGTGCTATGACACGTGAAATGGCGGAGGATCCTTATTTGAAACAGAATCATAGACCCGCGTATTAATTGTTTTCAAATAAACTGTAATAAACAAAACACAATATAAAATATAGAGTAATGAAAAAACCTATATTTTACGATATTTCCCAAAAGGAAATAAAATATTCCAACGATTTTGAGTATAGATCAAGTCTCCGTAAGGTGTTTGGAATGAAAAGTCCGGACGATTTGAGTGACGATATCGACGAAATATCACGTGATGAACAAGATTTTGATATGGAAAATACATCCAGATGTTTGGATTATGTTTATGATAGTACTTGTAATAACCCTCTGTTCCAAGAATTATATGATAGTGCGGCGGAAAAGATGATCTCGATGGATCGCTCGATCGGGTTGTCTGTACTATTTTCGTATGACTATTTTGCGGGATTTCATGAATGTTTGTGTTGCTATTATGAAGACCCGGAAAAATTTGATGATAAGTCGATTCAATATATTGAACTTAAAGAAAAATTAACATACAAGCGTTAGGTTGTATAATATATTCTCTATTATTATATATTATAAAATGGCATCAACACGAAGTATTAATACCCCCGGTGATTATTGCATGGAACAATGGTCATTTGATAAACAAGCTGCATATCAAACATATAAAGATTATGCGGTTCCCGAGATATCTATGTTTTCGGGAGACGGTTTAGTTCAGGGACGCATGGGGTCAACACCATTGGCTTATAACTATACCGACATTGAATCGAGTCTTCTTGGAATCGGATCTACGAATTTAGTAAAACCATTACCGCCCCTTGTTCCTCATTTGAAAGGATTAAAAAGTTTGAACATTATTGATAGACTCCCTGTAGTGTTGCCGGTTCCTTTGCAAGTAGCTTGTGATCAGAGGCAATACCCCATGAAGTAGGGGAAACCAAGGTTTCCCCTACGACCCCTTCCTTTATAAAGGAATTAAATATATCCCTTCCTATATTTATTTTAAACTGAAGGCTATAGGCCGAGCTTGTTCCTATAATTATTACACAAAACACGTCACGTCTTTCTCAAAAAAGACTTGAATGTTTTTTACATTTAACATGAAAATCTCTCTGTCTTTACCACCTTTTGTCGAATCGAATCGCTTTCCCACCGAGGAAAGCGACATTTTATAATATGTGTTCAATTATCGGTAATTATATCAACCGATAAGCATAACAATTTTTGCTCCTGATCGATCAGGAGCAAAAAAGTTATTATATAACCAAATGCAATTAAAAGGAGGAGGGGGGTGCGGGGGGAACCTACGGTTCCCCCGCCCTAATTGAACTTCACTACAATCTTTACATCCTCCTTCTTAATACATTTACATGCAGAAATCGAAAGTTCTTCTCTCTTCTTCCTCGTCTTTGATCCATCTCCTTGGGTTTCCATGGTAGTAATATTATCGATTGAATGTTTCTTCTTGGAAGTACTATTTCGCGAATTCATATCCGTCTCAATCACATCATAATTCGTTTCCAAATAATTAATTATGTTGTTTTCTATCGCCCATTTAAAGAAGTTCAGTTGTCCGATCGTGGTTTCCATAAAATTATCAGCATCATATGGTATGCTGATGCGGTCCCACCTACAGAACGGATCGAATCTGCGTTTCGCGTAAGCTTTCAACTTCAACTTATAATCATTGTAAACCTTGAATCGTGTAGATCCGGAACTATGTGAATTAGCCAATTCATAAACTGTATAATATTTTTTGGCATAATTCGTGACAAACCAATCAACAATACGTAATGAAATCTTAGATTCGCCATTGATAATCTTCATCATTTTATCCAGATTTGTACGTTCTTTGTAAAACTCCATCAGATTTTTCAGGAGTAAATCATTTTGGGTATTTAACTGTGTCGAATTATAAGACGCCGACATTGATAATTATACATTTACAATTATCAAAGGTTTATATTATTTTATTTTTTCTTATTAAGTTTGACCCTTTTCTTTTTTGTTCCTCCCTTTTTGGGGGGTAGTGGCGGTGCAGAAATATCATTTGAATTTTTAAGAATGAGCCCTTTAATTTGATCATATGCTTCTTTTGATCCCTCTTCTTGTTTAAGGTAACCACTCAATCCATCCAATAAATTTTCTTGTTGACCGTATGTGGTAATATTTTTTGATTTACCAAAAAAGGTTCGGTCTTTTCCCTTGAGTAAAAGATTTCCATGTTTCAAAGAGTCGATTAAACCTTGTACCGCCTCGCTACTTCTATTGATTTTCACACCCGCTGACGTTCCGTCCAATACCATTTTTGTTAATGTAAATTCCGCAAATAATGTAGTAAAGAACGCGTTTATCATAGTGAGTTTATTAATAATTAAACTGTATCTATATTTTGTGAAAATGTTATTCGCGGTAAAACGTCGAAGACGTTTTAATCCAAGTGTCCATTCCTTTCCTCTTTTTCCAAGTTCAGATACAATCCTTTTATCGGCACTACCTCCAGCATTTATTACTTTCTCAAATTCTTGGATTACTGATGTTGGACATATTCTTAATATTTCTGTCATTAATTCTTCCAATAAACGATTCAATGTTACGTTATTTGATATGTATCCAGTGGACATCAGAATTTCACGCATTAAGATTTCACATTTTTCGATACGCATAATTAATTCAACAGCTTGACTCATTACTTCGTATAATTCCTTATTTTTTTGATGTTTTTTGACAAGAATGTATACAATAAGAGCTATTCCCACTACAACAGGTGCAACAACCGGCACACCAATAGATAACCCGGCAATCGGTGCAAGTAATGCGGCTCCTACAGTTGATCCTGTGGCGGCGATAGCACTTCCTGTTGCCGCTGCACTTGCCGCAGTAGCCGCTACCGCAGTTGCACCGACACCCGATGCTGTTAATCCTGCGGCAGTTGCACCCAACGCAGCTGTAGTTCCAGTGGCAATAGCTATTTTTTGTTTTTTACTAAGTCCCTCTGGTTCAACGGGATCCGTTTCGTTTACCACTTCGGCTACGGGTTCTGACATTCGAAATATATAATAAGTTTATATTTTAATTATTCAATGGTGTTATTCAATACAGCACTATCCACCGAGAACTCAGTAAAAATACATGTATTTTTCATTAAAGAACCACTTGAGGCAAAATGATAAGGAATTAAAATAATCGAAGGACGGGAATTAGTCATCATAGGGGCTGGAATCAGCTTCGCTGATTCTGAAGACCTGGGGTTCCCCCTAATTCAATGGAAGATTTCCTAAATAAATTCAAACAACAGCTGAATAAAAATATAAAAATAACTTCAACATATAAGTAAATTATGAGACCGAAGCTATCTGAAAAATACGCAAAGGAACGTGAAGATATTTCTAAACAATTGATCGAAATCTTGGGCCTAGATTCGACCGGATCTTTTTTGTTATGTGACTTAGATTCCGATTTGGAAAAACAGGATAAAATAATAGGACTTAAAACAGAAATACAAACCTATTTTGCATGTTCGAATATGGCGGTCTATAAACCGAAAACCGAATGCAAACGTCCATATTTGAGTCTTTTGCGAAGTATATTACGAAAACAGGGTTATACATTTATTGGTAACGATTATACAACGAAAGAAGATCGTAAAAAAACGATTCGGTACTATGTTTTTCGAGGGTCTGATAAATGATATAACGCGGTGAAATGCTTAGAAACAATATCTTTAGATATTTCATAATGGAAATCCAAAAATGTTTGTCGAAAGATTATGCTGGAAAAGACTGCGTTTTTCGGTCAATTGATGGGACCACATTTTGTAAGTTTCATCAATATATGGTGGATTATACTCCGGAAATGTTGGTCAATCTAGAACGGTGTAATGGCTGTAAAAAGATGTATTATTTTGAAGACGATCGGAAAACATGCGATAAATGTAGAGAACGAGGTGCGAAAAATAAAGTCGCGAAAAAAGAGACAGAAGTGATTATTTTCTGTGGTAAAGGAGGATGTAAATTTAAAAGATCAGATGAAAATCGTTACTGCGGAAAACACCAGATATGTTTATTTGAAGATGAAACCCGGGAGCTTAATAAAAAATTATGTTATAATTATATTCGCGGGTGTCGTGAACAGTTAGATCAAGAATATAAATTTAATAAATGTGAGGAATGTTTAGAAAAAGAAAGGGAGAAAGATCGTAAACGGAGATCCAAAGTGAATGAAGTAGTAACAGAAACCATTCAGAATGAGGTCGTTATTCTAACAAAACAGTGTTCATTTTGTCGTAAAAGTTTTCCACTTGATAAATTTATTGGGGAAAAAGTGGCTGAAACCAAAACGTGTTTCGATTGTCGAGCTGAAGGAAAAAAGAATGATTTAAAAAGAGACAAAGAACATAGAAACGCGGTTGCACGAAAGAATGAAGCGAAACCTGAAAGAAAAGCGGTTAAGAAAAAGTGGGAGGAAAATAACTATGAAAAAGTGGCTTTGAAAACTTTGAATTACAGGCAACGGAAAATGGATGAAGATCAGGAAGCTTTTTTGAAACGTAACGCCGAAAACGCAAAAAAATGGAGAGAAAATAATCCAGAGAAAATGTTAGAGACGAATGAAAATAAGAAAAACAGTACAGAAATAAATTATTCAAATTACAAGCGAAACGCTGAATATAAAAATCTCGATTTTACAATTAATTATGAAGAATATGTAGAACTTGTCGCAAAAGATTGTCATTATTGTGGCATCATTCAAGATCGAGGATTTAATGGGATCGATAGGAAAGATCAAACGAAAGGTTATGTATTAGAAAATTGTGTTAGTTGTTGTAAAATATGTAATTATATGAAAGGTTCAACGAGCGATGAAGTTTTTATAAAACGTGTTGAACATATATTAACGTTTCAAGGAAAAATTAAAGGAAATTTATACCCGGATTGTTTTTCAAATCATAAAAGTGTTTTGTATTGTCAATATCGAAATAGAGCTTTGAAAAAACAATTGGATTTCTTACTAACTCCTTATGATTATGAGCGTATTATTAAAAATGATTGTTATTTGTGTGGTAAAAAGAACGAAGATAATCACACAAACGGAATTGATAGGATAAATAATAAAATGGGTTATTTAGTGGACAATGTAAAATCATGTTGTTGTGAATGTAACTATATGAAAAAAGATTATGAACTTGATTATATCTTTGATAAATTTGGATTAATATATAAAAAACATGAGAATGAATTTATAGAAGACGATCCTATTCCTGAAAATTATTTTATAGAAGAATACGTTGAAAATGAAAACGAAAATAAAAAAGATGAAATAGAGTTAGATAAAAAAGAAAAAAATAGGTTGAAACAAAGACTCCACCGAGAACGAATGATAAACGAGCATGGAATCGAATATGTAAGAGAAAAACAAAAAGAAAAAATGGCAAAATTAAGAGAAAACAACAAAAATATAGGAGAAAATAAAAATAAACAAACCGAAGAAGAAAAGAGAGAAAAAGCAAAATTAAGAAAACAAAAGCAAAGAGAAAATATGAGAGAAAAATACGGAGACGAAGAATATAAAAAAATGAGAGCAAAAGAGATAGCGGATAATCGGAAAAAGAATAAAGAATAATCTAAATTATATAATTAATTGTAAATAATTATATAAAAATATCAAATAATATAGATGTAATTAGTTTGTTGGTCACGCTTATTTTGTGACTAACCCTAATTACTATATGCTACGCCTGCCATTCCGCTCATTACACGGAGGACATTATAATTTACAGCGTACACACGGACCTTGGCAGTGGCGGTACCCGAAACCGTGCCGGCCGAAAGGACAAGCTGGAGGACAGCATTGTCAATGCGGGAGAAGTTGCACGAACCTGAGGGCTGGTGCTCTTCAGGGCGCAGGGCGAAGGAGTATACGTTGATACCAGCATCGGGGCTGCGGGTGTGGTGCTGGAAGGGCTGGACAACATCGAAGTAAGATCCCTCACGCTCAGAGAAGCGGTCCTGGCCGTTGAGCTGGAGCTTGGCCGTGACGACGGGATTCTCACCCCAACAGTGCATGTCAAGGGCAGTCTCGGAGAGAACGAAGGTGCCAGCATCCGAAACGTACGAGGCAGAGGGGGGTGCACCATCAAGACCCGTGAAGGTTCCAGTTCCCCACTGTTGGGCGGAAGAAAGACCATTGTTGGAAATGGGAACATTGCTAAGGGTTCCGTTGGGGTTGGGAACGTACTCAATGCCACCATCAAGGGCACCGGCCATCTGGAAGAGGCCGTTGGTGGCAATGAAGCCGTTGGTGCCCTGGGTCTCGACGGGGCCACCGAAAGCGTGGATCGCGTTGGGTAAGGCATCGATCGCGTCCGTGTAGTTGAAGGGCTGGGCACCGAAGCACTTGTAGAGTACCTGGGAGGCATCTAAGGACGAGCAGTAATCGACGTTGGCGTCGGGCTGAACAACCCAGATGAGCTCCTTGCAGGGGTGGTTGAAGTTGAGCTTGATCTTGTTGGAGGAGGAGCCGACAGACTCGTCACCCGTGAACTGGAGCTGCTCAATGAGGTACTCGTGGGGGTTCTGGGCCATCTTGCGACGCTCATCCGTATCAAGGAAGATGTAGTCAACATAGAGGGAGGCAGCAACAAGGGATTGCTGGTAGGCCTGGGGAACCGAGACCGTGCCGGAGGTGCCAGCAAGGGTCTTCACGGCCCAGAGGCACTGGCCGATGGGCTGGAAGTCAATGTTGATCTTGACCTCGTGGTACTGGAGAGCGATCAAAGGAAGGGCAAGACCGGGGTTGCGGCAGAACCAGAAAAGGAGGGGAATGTAAAGAGTCGTCTCAGGGAGGGCGTTGCGGGGGGCACAGATCTGGTTGGGGCCACCGGCGGCGGCACAGGGGCCAGCGATGGGGGCGAACGTGGGGTCCGTGATGTAGGTAAGCTGGGTGGTGTTACCGATCATCTTGAAGTAACCACGCTGGTGCTCGGCGGACATCGTGAGCTGGTTCCAGATGTGCATCCAGTCACCGTACTGGCGGTCAATGCGTTGGCCACCGATCTCAACCTCAACCTGAGAGATGAGCTGCTCACCAATGAAATCTAACCAACGAGCGTAAACACCGTCGTTTTGGGTTCCGGTGGTGGGACGCATGTTTTGGTTGATCTCAGGGAGAGTCACCTGGAGGTAAGTGCGGTAGCAAAGATCACCGTTACGGGAGATCGTGCAGGTGACACGGCGACCGAAGTCAGCCTGGCCGGAGAAGGTCTGCTCGATCGACTCCATGGCGAAGTTGGTGTGGCGGCGGTAGGAAACCTTCCAGAAAGTAATCTCAGGGGTTCCAGTAAGGAAGACGTCTTGGGCGCCGTAGGCGACAAGTTGCATAAGAGCTCCACCCATGGTTAGGCTTTATAACCTTAGTTTAGAAAATAATTTTGGGAGTTGCTAAATAATTGATTGGACTAAGAAAAAGTATAAAGTCTCTTACTTTATACACGATTATATGGTTACGATATATGGTAACAGTGGGTAAAATATTATTTTTGTATGATTTTATGGTAACACCGAATTGTAAGACATTTCAAACATTGCTAAACTAATTCGATTCGGACTAAAATATATATAAAAGTTTGGTCTTAATAATATATTTAGTATGTTAATATTTTTAAACCGGTTTTATAAAAACGTTACGATATATGGTAACGTTTTTCAAGGGATTATACATTCGTTCAGATTGGTTCGTAGAAACGTTTCTAAATAGTTTTCTTGGAAAACTTCGCGTTTTCCTTCGTGTTTTTTGGTGAAAATATAGGAGTCGTTTAATTTTTTAATTGTCCAACCATTTTCTAAAGCATTTGTTAAAAAGAGCATTTTTTGGTATTTTGGTCTTTCTATATGTACGATCGGGGTGGTATCTATATTTATAATATTTGTTGCGGACATTATTTATTATGGGTATGTAATTTCATTATAAAAATTAATGAAATTAAATACGAGTATTTCTAGGAGGCGGTTCAATTTCCGACTCACCGCTCGTCGAAGCCGATCGATAACGTTTTTGAGACATTCTAGAATTAGGTCTTCTTGATTGATTCTGTGGTTCCATTGAACTTTCCAATTTACGTTTTCTAGTTGGAGAAACTCTATATTTTTTAGCTGGAACATCTTCTTCTTTGTCAGTAGCAGGAGACATACTTAGTGATCTTTCTCTTTTTGTTATGACAGGTGGATATAATATATCAGATGCTGATTGCATTTCCACGGCAGAAGAAAGTAAATCTAACGGATTGGATTGGGTCGGTGTTATTTCCATTTCATCCGGCAACGAAGGCTTCTCAAACATTGATGACACATCATCGTATTGTATTTCTTTATCTGAATGAATATTGGCAAATGCACGTGCTGCACCAACTTCTAATTTTGATATTTCATTTTCGTCTAATTCTTTGATTTCAAATTCGTCGGAAAATTGTTCATAATACTTAGTGGCTGATTCTAATATCAAGTTATCCATGTCTTCATATTTTTTGACATCTAATCCTGTAAAAAAAGGTTCTAGTTCAGCCGTGGAATTTGAATTTATATAACTGTATACACTCAATAATATTTTGAAAATTTCAGTATAATTATCATGCTCATCTTTCATTTTTTTAATAATTGTAACTATTACATCTACCAATACGCTTTCTAGTTTTAGTAACGTTTTTCTAGCTTCACTTGATTGTCCTTCTGAATTCGATTGAAACACAATAGAATGTGTATTTGCATGTCTTATGTTTTTTAAAAAAAGGCACATTAAAATAACTTGTAAACACAGTCCGGCTTCTTTTGTTGCAGATATTTGATCCTTAGGTTCTTTCATAAAAAAAAGCATTGAAAATAAATTACGATATAATGTGCTATATGTTATTCTCAACCTTTCTTCGTGTAAAAATTTATTGCTTAAAAATACTTTCATAATAAACTTATTGAAATTGTCCGAATCAAATGAACTGTTTTTTAAAATGGGATTAAACTGTTGTAATAAGTCGTCTCTAAACAAAAATAATTTTCGTAAATCGTTATCCAAATGCAATCGTTTTTCACGATCCCGTCCTATATCCAATCCATTCGCTTTAGAGTAAAAAAATTGAGCAAACAGTAATGATAATTTTGTATAAACCTTCATTTTTTCATCGCTTTCATTTGGAGGAGGAATAATTATACCATTTCCCATAGAAGATCGACTGGCAGCATCAACACGCGTAGCATCTGCTGCCAAAATTAAATTGGAAAGTATGCTCAAAAAATAAAAACCTTTATTCTTTCCTTTATTATAATTTTTATTTAATATCTCCAATATAGGTTTTATGGTTTGGTTTAATGATGGGGTGGCTTTTTTTTGTTGAAGTTCAAGTCGTTCATTCAGAAACGCATTAAAATTTTTGTGTTTTTCCAAAAGTTGTCCTTTGATTCTATCACAATATTTACGATTTTCTTCTATACCATGTTTATTTTTCATTTTTCCATAAAATATTCCTTTTAATATCTTCGTGGATGAATCTATATCTAACACAAATTCATTACGTGTATCGTCGAATTTTACGAAAGAAATACTTGATTTAATTTGATTACAACATTCATGTGCCCAGTTATATTCAACTCCAAGATTTTGTTTTATTTGTTGTTCAAGGGAACTAAGATTTGTATTGCCGGGTTTCATTATTTCTTTATAATCGGATCGGTATAAATCTAAAAATAAACATGCTTGAGCGACCGGTAAAATATGTTCACATTCTAGCGGACCGTTTTGTTTTCCATTAATTATTAGAGGTAGTCCACATATATAACATAAGTCACTTTGTTTTAAATGGTCTTTTTTTCCGGGTGCAGTGTTTTCACATTGTTGAGTAGCATCCGCACGTTCAAACCAGTCTCTAGCAGCAGAATATGTATCAACTGAATCATCATTATATGTAAATGTGGCCGGTGTTCCTAATTTAAAGACATGTGAAAATAATTCGCCGGCTTTTAGTGAACATAATTCTGATAAATTTTTTATTTTACGTTTACGTGGTTCAAACGTTCCTAACGCACTTATCAAAACTCTATTTTTAGTTGCTCTAACTTTAGGTTCCCTCTTTTTTTTCTCCTTTTTCAAAGTATCCTTTGAAGTTAAAGATCTATTTTTTTTCAAAGGAATTTTTTGAGTAGCAGTAGATCGTTTTGCTATAGGTTTTATTAATTTGGATGACATTCACTAATATATAGTTATAAAAAAACAATAAACTAAAAGCCTTTTAGAATAAAACATACATAAAAACACCTTGAAAAAATACCATAATAACAACAACTAAAATCCAATGAGTACAGTATTACAAAAACGCCCCCCTCAGCAAAATAATACAATAGATGAAAAGCATACTGAAATGTTGAATCGATTCCATTCAAATGAAACCGAAAAGGTACCTCAATTGGAGCAAGAAATTGAAGACCTAAAAAACCAGGTTAAGTTACTCCAAGATAACCAGATCGATCAATATATGGAAATCCGTGATAAGATCCGTGCAAATAAACTGAAAATCAAGGAAATCAAGCAAGAGAAAAAGCAGTATTTCCTAAATAATTCCAAATATATCTTCGGCTATTTCGAAGATAAAAAAGATATCTCGACGGGTGGTGGGAAACAGAATGTAAATGTATTACATTCTTTTTTCAAAGTCAAATCGGTGAATCCCGACCGCACAGATCCAGATAAATATACGCAATCGAAAAATCTCTACCAAAACTATTGGAAAAACGTAAATAATGATTTCATTAATCCACAGGATTATGTGGTACCCTCTGACATTTGCCAAAGCTGTTATAAGGGTGAGTTGGTTCCACAAGATGAAGAGGGGATCTTGATCTGTAATAATAATCAATGCGGTAAATTTATTGTTTATATTGTGGATAGTTCCAAGCCAAATAATAAGGAGCCGCCGAGTGAGGTTTCCTATACGGCATATATTCGTCTCAATCATTTCAAGGAAATTTTGTCGCAATTTCAGGCCAAGGAAACTACACAAATTCCAGAGGAAGTGATTGAGGCGATAAGAGCGAGAATCAAAAAGGAGAGGATCCAAGATTTAGCCACAATTAATTATGATAAAATGCGTGAGATTCTACGTAAATTGGGGCTTAATAAATATTTTGAGCATATTCAATATATTAATTCGATTTTCGGTATCAAGCCTCCGATTATGAATGAAGAACTTCATGAGACTTTATGTGTACTTTTTATTGAAATTCAAAAACCCTGGGCCGTACACTGTCCTCCGAATCGTACCAATTTTTTCAACTATACTTATACGTTGTATCAATTATGTGTTTTATTGGATCAGACACAGTATTTACCTTATATTCCGATGATGAAAGATCGTGAAAAACAGTTTGAACAGGATATGATCTGGAAGAAAGTCTGTAATGATTTGGATTGGGAGTTTTTTCCAAGCGTATAATATATAAATGTCAAAGGCTATGAAAGGAGGGTTTCAACCCAAATCTCCGAAAAAGGGGACACAAAAAAGAAGGAAGTCAAATTCTTCTTCCAAGTCGAGTTCGTCCAAATCCGCGTCTTATACGGGAGGTAAGAGACGGTCTAATAAAAATCGAAAGAGTTTGAAGAAAATAAAAGGAGGGCATAATGCCACTATTGGAGAAAAAGACGGGCAATGTTATAGTGATGGAACTTGTAAACGCCCCTTAAAGTGTCAATCGGTAAAAGTATTTGCGGGATATGGTGCACAACCCAAGGATGAAAAAAAATGTGTTTGATTTCTATCGAACTTGTACTGTTTAGTAAAATTCTCCCTCTACAAAATTCATTTCAAAGCAACGTCGATGAAATGAACTCTGTGTATAACATTCGTTTTTCACCTCTCCTTCTTCCAAGGCTAGCATAGGGCTTATTAAAGCTCGTTTTCCACATTTCGTTATAGTCCAATCGGGATTATAAGGAAGACTGTCCCCCCTCAAAATATAACCCGGTTGAAATGTTTCAACCACTCTTTTCGCATATTCTCTCGAAACCATATACATTTGCGATCCCCATAAATCCGAATGGTAACCCGTATATGTAAACTCTTTTTCATTCTTTAATAAAGGAAAAATAATTGAATCCAACACTTTATCCGGTGATAAATAACCCAATAGCAAAATATCGAGATCTAAATCCGAAAATGTTTGACAGATCCCAGGGAGCTTTTCTATAAACCTTTTCGATAATAAAACATCGTCTTCACATACAATACAATATTTTTCGGATTCGTCGGTAGTATTCAAGAAATCTTGGATCGAATCTACATGTTGTAACATAATAGAATAGGTACGTTTATGTTCTTCACGAATTCCGTCGATAGAAAGTCTAGAATCAGATTTGAAAACAGGGGATACAAAATTTACAGGCATTTTTAACCGATCGAATCGTTCAATCATTTTCGAACGTCTATTTTCATCTTGGAAATTCACACAATAAACTTTTGGAAGTTTCAGAAGATTTTGGTAAACAGTTTTATAAAACACATCCGACACACTTTTCCATATTTTTTCCAATACATTTTCTTGTAAAATGAGATCTAATAAAATTGCAGAAAATTCATCTGAACTATCTTTCGGTAAAAGAGATGGTAAATTATCAATGGCAATGATATCGACATTATCAGATAATGTGAGAACCGGCTTATTCCAAGAAGACCCCTCATTATAGATCGGAAACGGATGGTTCGGTTTCTTATAATCACAACTGACATCTACGAGTAAAAACGGATGATCTATGTTAGCGATCGAATCGATCCATGTTTCTTTTGAATCTTTTGAGAGAAGGATACAATTAAATATAATATTATAGGTTTTCAAATCGGATTTATCAGAGGTCGAATCTTTTTCAAAATATTCTATATCGAAATGATTTAAGACCTCACAAACACCTTTCCCGCAACGTCCACTTGGTCCTAGAACACAGATTTTCATGTCATTAAACGCAGTTAAATTGTGTTCTATGTCTCGAAAAAGGGCTTCTTTACTGGGCCAAGGTTTTAGTCCCGAGATTTTTCCGGATTTATGTAAAAGTCCAAGGGACCCCCCTACGATTCCCGCATATTTTCCGAATGAAATAGCCCTTGATTTTGTCAAAGGATCCATAAAATACTCATAATCATATAAAATACTGTTTGATCGATGAAATGCATCTAGAATATGTTCCGATCCATGTTGACCTTGGAAACAATGTGCGAAAAAGACATGTGTATGCTCATTCAAATAGTCGAATTCTTTCTCTGAAAAACATTTTAGACCAATAATTAGAGCATGTCGGAAAATATCGTGGAACCAAGATAAGTCGGTTAGCCTGGCACCCGTCTTTGCATAGTCTTCGTCTGAATAAATACGATGGGTGGATCGCTGAATATATACGACAAATCCATTTTCCACTAATATTTTCACATCGTTCGGTATAAGAGGGCAACGATATTCATCTAGATTTATCTCATCTCTTAGAAAAATAACGTGTTTGAACAATTTTGATTCAATTGAATTATTCAATTGCTTAAAACTCATATAACAATTCGTAATATTTATTCTATACCGGATGTTTTTAACTAATTTAGACTACTTAGATAGAAAATATATAAATTGTGATGTGGTTTTATATACTTGTGTTATTATATATACTTTAAATCATCGTTCTATCATGGCATTTTTTAAAAATATCTTTTATGAAAAACCCGAAATCTTTGGAAAACATAAGATCTATAAATCACAATATAAAACGGGAGAATTATATTGGGGTCTTGGAATAGAGAATGAAGTATATTTGGAATTTGAAAAAAAAACCTCGGTTTCGAAACGTGATTTTTTGACGAAACATAAGGACGAACGTTATAGTGTGGATTATTTTGCGAATTATAGGTATGATTTTTTGAAAACGGTAATGAAGAAAGTTGTGGCGAATATACCTACGGATGAAATTGATCTTCCTATTTTATTAAAATCTCATAGTTTTTCCAAGACGGATATAAAAAATGAAGCTTTAACATTATATACCGCAGAAACAAAACCGAACCCGAGGTTTTCGGGAAAAACATTCTTGGAAAAATTACAAGATGCGGACCCATATTTCAAAGAGTCCTATGATATAAAATGGATGTTTGATGGAGATACAATAGAATTTCCTACACGTAAATTTTATAAGGTCGTTCTGGATGATGTCTTAAATGAACTATCAAGTGTAAAACAGGAATTTATTGAACACTTGAATAATACATGTGAAAAAGAAGAGATTTTCCAAGACTATGGTCAAATAAAAATCATGGAAAAAAATCATGGATTCGCAAAATATATGACGAATTTGAAAAATGTGGCGATGTTTAATAATGGTACACTACACTATAATATTACATTGCCAACTAAGCTTGATTCTAGTGGTAAAATTAAAAATAGGGAAACGTTTATTAAAGATCATCGTAAAGCAATACGGGCGATACAGTGGATGGAACCGTTTTTAATTGGACTTTACGGATCACCTGATCCATTTTCCCATTTATCGCCCGAACTATTTTCGTCTGCATCACAGCGTTGTGCGATTTCCAGATATATTGGTTTGGGAACATATGATACAGATGTTATGAAATCTGGTAAGATCTTGACACGATTTTTAGATGAAATCGAATTTTCCAAGAATGAATATTGGTGGTTCCATCAATATTATAAGGAAAATGGTTATAAAAAACTGAATGAGATTGGAATGGATATTAATTTTAATAAACATTACAATCATGGTATTGAGATACGATTCTTGGATCATTTATCGGATGATCGAGATATCGCCGAAACCTTTGAATTTTTAATATATCTAATGGATTTTTCCTTGGAATCGGATTTGATTTTATCTTATGAGAATCCGGGTGCAAGTTGTCTTTGGAATGGGTTATTATTGAATGTTATGAAGCAGGGATCAAAATATGTGTTGACAGAAGAAGAAGCGGGATTTTTCGGGGATATGTTTTCTATAGAGAAACCGTTTTTAACAAATGGATTGAAAGATGTATTTGATGGTATCTTTAGTCAGTTGATTCGTAGATATACGACTGTAGATGACGATATAAATATTCGTTATATTGGCAAGTTCTCTAGATTTACGTTGAAAAATGAGGGAACAAATACGGTAAAATTAGTGGATTCTGGATTGGGATGCTGTCCCTTTTAAGGGAACCTACGGTTCCCTTAAGATCCCTCCCTTTCATGATTTTCCTTTCAAGTAAACTTAATAGTTTACTTAAAATTATTGAAGCATAACACCTTTAAAAGGGAGGGATCTTACCCGAAGGGAGAACCTTAGCGAAGCAAAAGGTTCCCTTAATTAGAGACCACCTGGGAATCCAACAAGATTAGCTCCTAAACCAAAACCGGCACCACCACGGGCAGACGACGAGAAGGAGGGAGCAAAAACATCCAACACGCTAAAGGTGGCGGCGGCAGTTAACGCAATAATAACAACCTCCTCCACATTCAACGAACGTTTAGGGATGCTATAAGCAGCGATGGCAACAATGATACCCTCAACAATGTATTTGATAGCACGTTTCACGAGTTCACTAAAATCGAATAAATTGCTCATGCTAGTTATAATATATTCAGGGAAAATAAAAGCAGGGGAACCAAAGGTCTTCAGAAATCCGAAGGATTTCCAGACCCCCATAATCCCCTCCTTTTTAAAAATGTTCTGGAGTTTAGATGAACAATCCTAAATAATATTAAAGAAAGAAATCACTTAAACATTTTCCCAAGAACTATTTATAATAGCTAAATGTCTGGATTTGAACCAAAGACCCTAAATAACGGAAAGCCGAATCCTAAATATATTGATGTTCTCGATGAGGACGATGCCCTCGCCGGGCAAAAGTTCGCCTGTATGTCTTTTATTTCACCCGAAAAGATACTGCAAAAACGCGAGACTTATTTATTCCAGCAGTTCGTTCATCAATGGGATTTCTCTAAATCCATGGAGAAGTTCTTGGAGTTCATCCATTTCATTTCCTATAAGTACAACCTAAATGTGGAGGATGTACTCAATGATTTTAACGAATTCTCGAAAGAGGAGGAATCGAAGCTAAAGTCTAGCCCCGTGGATGATGATTTTAAGAACTTTATGGATAAGAATGAGGAGAGACTTACGGAGAAGTTTCAACGTGATCATGCTTTCCAGACTTCGACCCGTGGTCTAAAGATTCGTGGCGTTTATAATACTCAGGAGGAGGCCGAGATCAGATGTAAGAAGCTCAGGGAGACGGATCCCAATCACGATATTTATGTGGGTCCCGTTGGAATGTGGATTCCTTGGGATCCCGACGCGTATAAAACGGGCCGTGTGGAATTTATGGAGGATGAGCTAAACCAATTACATCAGGAGAAGATTAAGAATGAGACGAAGGCGAAGGAGGAGTTCGATCGCCGTGTTAAGGAGACAAAGCGTAAGGCCATTGAGGATAATATCAAATTGGCAGAGAAGTCGGGAAATAAGCTTACCCAGACGATTGATGAAAATGATAATTTGATTGGTGTACGTGAAACCGTGGATTTCGAATCACGTGAGGTTTCTAATGCATCTGATTTACAAGCCGAGTTTTTGAAGACACTTGCGAATGCCGAGTCAGCGAAGAAGGACAAGGCGGACTAAATAACTTAAATTCGTGAAAAATTATTCTTTGTTAACATGTTTGGTAACAAAGACAGCATTATCCACCGGGAACCCAGAATAATTATGTGGTTTTTCTGAAATTATTTGTTGTTACGGAAACTGGTAAGGAACTGTTATACCCGAAGGGCGGGAGGGGGTCATAGGGTCCGATTCTGAAGACCGTGGGTTCCCCCTAGTCGATTCCCCAAAAAAAAATAGAGATATAATAATATTGTAACATTTATGTCGCGGAGATATGCGTTTTTGAATGATGCTCAGGCATTGGAAACAACTTCGAATCGCAGAGCCCGACAGGCGATTTCAAGTGCATTGTGTTGCGATCCGGAGTTTAGTCAGTTTTGTTCCAAATGTAATAGTGGTGGAGGAAGCACAGGACCAACCGGTCCCGCTGGTTCGGGTTCGGGACCAGATTCAGGAACGGGATTTACTGGACCAACGGGTAGAGCAGGTGTAACCGGATCAGCGGGTGTAACTGGATCTACTGGTGCAGCAGGGCCTACAGGTGTAACGGGAATTACTGGACAATATGGCCCCGCATTATTTACACTTTATTCATCTACAGCTGCAAATCAAGTTCAGTTTCCAAGTTCAAACTCAATATTGAAATATGGAGGGCAATATATAAAATCAATCGTATTAACAAGAGAAAAATACGCCAATGCATTTTTTTCATTTGCGTTTACAAATATGTACGGAAGCTTGTCTATGGGGCAAAACACGGTTGGGTTTTCATTAGCTGGTACATCTGTGCAATATGGATTTAATTTTCCTTCAAATTTGTCATCGAATACAGATGGATCTTTTAATCTTATTCCAAATACGGGTGCTACATTTAATTATAATGTGAATGATGTATTTACTGTTACTTCTACGAATTATACGATTTCTTATTATCAGAATGGAAATCTTTTATTCAATGCCGTAAATGTAAATTCTGGAACTCCGTTTTCTGGTTATTTCGATATGTATTCTTTAAACAGTGCATTTGTAAATATTAGTTTTGGAATATTGTTTATTGGAACTATTGGAGATACTGGATTTACAGGAATAACAGGACGTACTGGTTCAACTGGAGCGACTGGAATGATGGGATTAACGGGATCTACTGGACCAGCTGGACCCACCGGAGTAAAAGGATTGGATGGAATTGCATCAGGAACTGGCTCCACCGGTTCAACTGGAACAATTGGACCCACAGGAGCACCAGGAGCACCGGGAACAGCTGCGGGAACTGGTTCCACTGGAATTACTGGAAGTATCGGACCTACGGGACCACAGGGAACACCCGGATTTTCTACAAATACGGGTGCAACGGGGCCACAGGGATTAGTTGGACCCACTGGTGCAAAAGGATTAGATGGAATAGCATCGGGAACAGGATCCACTGGATCCGCCGGTTCTACCGGATCGACTGGTCCAAGGGGACAGGATGGTCAACCCGGACAGGCATCCGGAACAGGTTCTACTGGAGCAACCGGATTCACAGGTTTTACTGGATTCACGGGTTTTACTGGATTCACGGGCACTCAGGGAAATACAGGAACCGCCGGATCGACTGGATTTACCGGATTTACCGGATTTACCGGATTTACCGGATTCACCGGTTCTCAGGGTGTTACGGGAAGTACTGGAACAACCGGAACTACTGGAATGACTGGAATATATGGCCCTGCGTTATTTACCCTTTATACATCAACCATAGCGAATCAAATTCAGTTCCCTTATTCGAATTCCATTTTGAAAGTTGGTGGAAATAATGTAAAATCTATTGTTTTAACCCGTGAGAAATACATGACGGCGTTTCTGACATTTATGTTTACGAATTTATATGGTGATTTATCCGTAGGTCAGAATAATGTCGGTTTATCTTTGGATGGAACATCAACGACGTATGGTTTCAACTTTCCTTCAAATTTATCTTCAAATACGGATGGATCTTTTAATTTGTTACCTACAACCGGAATAATTTATAATTACAATATTAATGATGTATTTACTGTTACTGTCACGGGAACAGCTGTTTCTTATTTCCAAAACGGGCTATTGTTGTTTAGTACAACGAATGGTTATCCTACATCCACATATTCCGCTTATTTTGACATGTTTTCTTTGAATGATGCTTTTATTAATATAAGTTTTGGTGTATTATTGGGAGGATCTACTGGTATATCTGGTCAAACGGGGAGAACGGGTTTAACCGGTTCCACCGGATCAACTGGTTACACTGGATCAAGTGGTTCTACGGGTTCTACAGGAATAACGGGTATTACTGGATCAACGGGTAGCACTGGATCAACCGGTAACACTGGATCAACGGGTAGCACTGGAGCAACTGGTAGCACTGGATTAACTGGTCAAACCGGATCTACCGGTCAAACCGGATCTACCGGTCAAACTGGATCTACAGGTCAAACCGGATCCATCGGGTCAAGTGGTTCAACCGGTTCTACCGGATCGACCGGACTAACAGGGACGACCGGATCAACCGGTTTCACTGGATTTACTGGTTCTATTGGACAAACGGGCTTTACGGGTCAGACTGGAATCACTGGACACACGGGTTCAACCGGTTCTACCGGATCGACCGGAATAACAGGGATGACCGGATCAACCGGTTTCACTGGATTTACTGGTTCTATTGGACAAACGGGTTTTACGGGTCAAACCGGAATCACTGGACATACGGGTCCAACCGGGTCTAGTTTTACCGGTCAAACAGGAAATACGGGATTAACGGGATTAACGGGAATAACTGGTATTACAGGACATACGGGTCCAACTGGATCAAGTTTTACCGGTCAAACTGGAAATACTGGAATTACTGGCATTACAGGACATACAGGTCCAACTGGATCGAGTTTCACTGGTCAAACAGGAACAACGGGCTTAACGGGAATAACGGGATCAAGTGGAGCGACTGGTATAACAGGAACAACGGGATCAAGTGGAGCGACTGGCATAACAGGAACAACAGGATCAAGTGGAGCGACTGGTATAACAGGAATAACAGGATCAATCGGAATGACTGGTATAACAGGAACAACCGGAATAACAGGATCAAGTGGATCGACTGGCATAACAGGAACAACTGGAACAACCGGCACAAGCGGAACAACGGGCTTAACTGGAACAACGGGCTCGACCGGAACAACGGGTTTAACTGGAACAACTGGAACAACCGGAATAACAGGATCAAGTGGAGCGACTGGTATAACGGGAACAACTGGAACAACTGGAACAAGCGGAACAACGGGCTCGACCGGAACCACGGGTTTAACAGGAATAACTGGAACAACAGGGATAACAGGGACAACAGGGATAACAGGGGCAACCGGCCAAACTGGCATGACTGGAATATATGGTCCTGCTTTATTTACACTTTATACATCCACCACATCGAATCAAATTCAGTTTCCTTATGCAAATTCTATCGTAAAAGTCGGTGGAAATAATGTGAAATCAATTGTTTTGACCCGTGAAAAATTTATGACTGCTTTCTTAACATTTACATTCACAAATTTATATGGTGATTTATCGGTAGGTCAGAACAATGTAGGGTTATCTTTGGATGGAACATCCACAACGTATGGTTTCAATTATCCTTCAAATTTGTCATCAAGTACAGACGGTTCTTTTAATTTGATACCCACGACGGGAACATTTTATAACTATAATATTAATGATGTATTTACCGTTACTGTAACCGGAACAACCGTTTCTTATTTCCAAAATGGGTTTTTATTATTTAGTACAACGAATGGTTATCCCACATCTACATATTCCGCTTATTTTGACATGTTGTCATTAAATGACGCATTTATAAATATAAGTTTTGGTGTATTATTGGGAGGAACTACGGGTATGTCTGGACAAACTGGAAGAACGGGGTTAACTGGATCAACTGGAAATACAGGATTAACCGGCATAACGGGGCAAACTGGATTCACCGGTCAAACTGGTTTCACCGGCCAAACTGGTTTCACAGGACAAACCGGATTCACTGGACAAACAGGATCAACTGGACATACTGGATCATCTGGCTCGACAGGTATAACGGGTCAAACCGGATTCACTGGACAAACAGGATCAACTGGACATACTGGATCATCTGGCTCGACGGGTATAACGGGTCAAACCGGATTCACTGGACAAACCGGATCTACAGGAATAACAGGTCCAACTGGATCAAGTTTTACAGGTCAGACTGGTCAAACTGGAATAACAGGAATAACTGGCATTACAGGACATACCGGTCCAACTGGATCAAGTTTTACGGGCCAAACGGGAAATACTGGAACAACTGGATTTACTGGAATAACTGGACATACAGGTCCGACTGGAGCAAGTTTTACAGGTCATACAGGAACAACCGGTATAACTGGAACAACCGGATCAACCGGCTCAAGTGGAGTTACGGGAGAAACGGGAGTAACTGGGCTAAGTGGATCAACCGGAACAACCGGAACAACGGGCTTAACCGGAACAACTGGATTTACGGGAACAACTGGATTTACGGGAATAACTGGTATAACTGGAATAACCGGAATTACAGGATCAAGTGGTATAACAGGAACAACAGGTTCTACTGGTCACACGGGTTCGACCGGAATAACAGGTTCGACTGGAACCACGGGTTTGACTGGTATAACTGGTCAAACTGGTATAACCGGGGCAACCGGCCAAACTGGCATGACTGGAATATATGGTCCTGCTTTATTTACACTTTATACATCCACCACATCGAATCAAATTCAGTTTCCTTATGCAAATTCTATTGTAAAAGTCGGTGGAAATAATGTGAAATCCATTGTTTTAACTCGTGAGAAATTTATGACTGCTTTCTTAACATTTACATTTACGAATTTATATGGTGATTTATCGGTGGGTCAGAATAATGTGGGATTATCTTTGGATGGAACTGTAACCACTTATGGCTTTAATTATCCTTCGAATCTTAGTTCAAGTACCGACGGATCGTTTAATTTAATACCCATCAATGGGACGGTTTATAATTATAACATTAATGATGTATTTACTGTTACCGTTACAGGAACAACTGTTTCTTATTTCCAAAATGGGGTTTTGTTGTTTAATACAACAAATGGTTTTTCTAGTTCCACGTATTCCGCTTATTTTGATATGTTTTCCTTGAATGATGCTTTTATAAATATAAGTTTTGGCTTATTATTGGGAGGATCTACCGGTATGTCTGGACAAACAGGAATAACGGGTATAACCGGTGTAACTGGTGTAACAGGTTTAACAGGGTCGACAGGTTCATCAGGAACAACTGGATCGAGTGGTATAACTGGAGCTACGGGTACTACTGGAATTACCGGATTAACCGGTTCTACAGGAACAACTGGATCGACTGGTATAACTGGATTTACGGGCACTACTGGAATTACCGGATTAACCGGTTCATCAGGAACAACTGGATCGACTGGTATGACCGGATTAACAGGTGTAACCGGTGTAACGGGTATAACTGGATTAACCGGTTCTACAGGAATAACCGGACATACAGGTATAACTGGATCGACTGGATTCACCGGTTCATCAGGAACAACTGGATCGACTGGTATAACTGGATCAACTGGTATAACTGGATTTACAGGGTCGACCGGGTCATCGGGAACAACCGGACAAACAGGTATGACCGGATTAACAGGTATAACAGGTTTAACAGGAACGACTGGATCAACCGGTTCTACAGGAACAACGGGACATACGGGCATAACCGGCGTAACCGGGTCGACCGGTTCATCAGGAACAACTGGATCAACAGGTATAACTGGATTAACAGGTTTAACAGGAACGACTGGACTAACTGGTTCATCAGGAACAACTGGATCAACAGGTATAACTGGATTAACGGGTGAAACAGGATCGACTGGACTAACTGGTTCATCAGGAACAACTGGATCAACAGGTATAACTGGATTAACGGGTGAAACAGGATCGACTGGATTAACTGGTTTTACAGGAACAACTGGATCAACTGGTATAACTGGATTAACAGGTGAAACAGGATCGACTGGATTAACTGGTTCTACAGGAACAACAGGATTAACTGGTATAACCGGTGTAACCGGATTCACGGGTTCATCAGGAACAACAGGATTAACTGGTTCTACAGGAACAACAGGATTAACTGGTATAACCGGATTCACGGGTTCATCCGGAACAACAGGATCAACGGGTACAACTGGTATAACCGGTGTAACGGGGTCAACCGGATTCACGGGTTCATCCGGAACAACAGGATCAACCGGTATAACTGGATTTACAGGTTTAACAGGGTCAACCGGATTCACGGGTTCATCCGGAACAACAGGATCAACTGGATCAACCGGTATAACCGGTGTAACAGGCATAACTGGTACAACCGGCCCAACCGGTATTTTGGGCCCAGCATTATTTACATTATATACACGCCCAGACACTGTAACATCCACTATTCAATTTCCAACGTCAAATTCTATTTTTAAAAACACAAATAATGCGGTAGATTCGTACATTTTAACAAGAGAATCATATATTACCAGTTATTTAACATTTTCACTTTCATCGATTTCACCTGGTCCTTCCAGAATAGGATTATCTATTGATGGAAGTAATGTTTCTGTAACTGATCCCACCTATGGATTTAATTTTTATTCCGATTATTTGAGCTTACAAAAATTCATCATTTTATATAATGGGTTAGTTTGGCCTACTCAATTCGCATATGATCCATTTGATGTGTTTACTGTAATTGTATCCACAAATACTGTCAATTTTTACCAAAATGGTCTTTTACTTATCCCACAGGGAACTATTGCAAATTCATATTTAAGTCGACCCTATTTTGCATTATTTACTATCCAAGATCAAAATGATGGAATCAAAGATATTGCATTTTCGCCATACGGAACTCTTTTATATGGTGCTACTGGTCCACAGGGAATTCCAGGGTTAGCAACGAATACGGGATCCACTGGTCCCACGGGAAAAGAAGGAATGATGGGACTCACTGGTCCTACGGGAATACCAGGTTTAAATGGGTTCACCGGATATGATGGATCCACCGGATCAACAGGATTTACTGGATATACCGGTTTACAAGGAATTTCCGGATCAACCGGTAATACTGGATCTACGGGAAATACGGGAATATTAGGCCCTGCACTTTTCACACTATATACAAGATCAGATACACCAGCTTCGAATGTAAGAATTCCTGTATCCAATGCTGTTGTTAAAATTGTGACGGATAGTATGGATTCATATATTTTGACAAAAGAAGCATACAATAACTGTTATTTAACTTTTGCTTTTTCAGGAAATAATCCTGGACCTGGTCGTATTGGATTAACATTAGATGGATTGGGAAACTTTCCACAATATGGGTTTATATTCAATTTTGAGTATTTATCTTCGCCCACTTTCCAAATTTGCATTTCGAATTCCGGAACAACATATCCAGGAACATTTGGATATTCACTCACGGATGTGTTTTCGATAACAATATCTACAACTTATGTGAACTTTTATCAAAATGGACTGTTGATTATACCCATAAATACGATCCCAAATTCTTTTAATACTCGATCTTACTATTCCTATTTTACATTATTAGATAATGGGGATGGTATATCCAATATAGCATTTGCCCCATTTGGTACATTTTTATATGGTGCAACCGGTTTAACTGGAATCACGGGAACTACTGGAACTACAGGAACTACTGGAACTACAGGAGCAACAGGAACTACTGGAACTACAGGAACCACAGGAACTACTGGAGATACAGGAACCACAGGAACTACTGGAACCACAGGAACGACCGGAGCAACTGGAACAACCGGAACTACTGGAATTACTGGAACTACTGGAACTACTGGAACTACTGGAGCAACAGGAACTACTGGAACTACAGGAACTACAGGAACTACTGGAACAACAGGAACAACTGGAACTACTGGAACAACAGGAACAACTGGAGCAACAGGAACTACGGGAACCACAGGAACTACGGGAACTACCGGAGCAACAGGAACCACGGGAACTACCGGAACCACGGGAACCACAGGAACTACGGGAACTACTGGAACGACTGGAACTACGGGAACTACCGGAGAAACTGGGGCAACAGGGGTAACAGGTGACACTGGAATCACAGGAACAACAGGAACTACAGGAACTACTGGTGCAACAGGAACTACTGGTGCAACAGGAACTACTGGAACAACAGGAACAACAGGAACTACAGGAACTACTGGTTCAACAGGAAATACTGGTGCAACAGGAACTACTGGTGCAACAGGAACCACTGGTGCAACAGGAACTACTGGTGCAACTGGAATAACGGGCGATACTGGACTCACAGGAATAACGGGAACCACCGGAGCAACAGGAACTACTGGAGCAACTGGAACTACTGGATCAACTGGATCAACTGGATCAACAGGAACTACTGGAGCAACCGGAGCAACAGGAACTACTGGAACTACTGGAACAACAGGAACAACGGGAACTACTGGAGCAACTGGAACTACTGGAGCAACTGGAACTACTGGAGCAACTGGAACTACTGGAGCAACTGGAGCAACTGGAACTACCGGAGCAACAGGAACTACTGGATCAACCGGACATACTGGATCAACAGGAACCACAGGAACAAGTGGTCATACTGGCTTTACTGGATCGACTGGGATTACCGGTGATACGGGATTAACTGGAGTAACAGGAACAAGTGGTCCTACTGGTTTTACTGGGTCGACGGGAATTACTGGTGATACAGGATTAACAGGAGTAACAGGGACAAGTGGTCCTACTGGTTTTACTGGATCGACGGGAATTACTGGTGATACAGGATTAACAGGAGTAACAGGAACAAGTGGTCCTACTGGCTTTACTGGATCGACTGGGATTACCGGTGATACAGGAATAACTGGAGTAACAGGAAGAAGTGGTCCTACTGGGTTTACCGGATCGACTGGAATTACAGGAGATACAGGAATAACCGGACTAACAGGAACGAGTGGTCCTACTGGCTTTACTGGATCGACTGGAATTACTGGTGATACAGGAATAACCGGAGTAACAGGAACAAGTGGTCCTACTGGGTTTACCGGATCGACTGGAATTACTGGTGATACTGGATTAACAGGAATAACCGGAACAACAGGATCGACTGGATTTACTGGAATAACTGGTGATACTGGAATAACCGGAACAACAGGAGTAACAGGAACGAGTGGCCCTACTGGAATTACAGGAGATACTGGAATAACGGGAATCACCGGAACAACCGGTCACACGGGCTTTACTGGAATTACAGGAGATACGGGAATTACGGGAATAACTGGAACAACTGGTCCTACCGGATTTACAGGAACAACTGGATCTACCGGTGTAACTGGATCTACAGGAATAACGGGAACCAGTGGTCCTACCGGATTTACTGGAATTACAGGAGATACTGGAGATACTGGATCTACAGGAACAACCGGAACAAGTGGCCCTACTGGCTCTACAGGAGAAACCGGTTTTACAGGCTCCACGGGGATAACAGGAACAAGTGGTCCCACAGGATCGACTGGAATTACTGGTGACACTGGACTAACTGGAATAACCGGAACGAGTGGTCCTACTGGTTCTACTGGATCGACTGGAATTACCGGAGATACAGGAATCACAGGAATAACAGGAATAACGGGAACAAGTGGTCCTACGGGGTACACTGGAATTACTGGTGACACTGGAATCACAGGAATAACCGGAACAACGGGCACAACGGGGTTTACCGGGTCGACTGGAATTACTGGTGACACTGGAATCACAGGAATAACCGGAACGAGTGGTCCTACTGGTGCCACGGGATCGACTGGAATTACTGGTGACACTGGAATAACAGGAATAACCGGAACAAGTGGTCCTACTGGTCCCACAGGATCGACTGGAATTACCGGAGATACAGGAATCACGGGAATAACTGGAACAACGGGTACAACGGGGGTTACCGGGTCGACTGGAATTACCGGAGATACAGGAATCACGGGAATAACTGGAACAACGGGTACAACGGGGGTTACCGGGTCGACTGGAATTACCGGAGATACAGGAATCACGGGAATAACTGGAACAACGGGTA